ATTTTAAGAAAAATTTATTCCAAGGTAAAGATTATGAGTTTATGGTATTCTTTAACTCAAGAAATATTCGCCGTAAACAAATCCCAGATACAATCTTGGCGTATCGTCAATTTGTAGAGTCTTTAACTCCTGAACAGAGAGAAAAAGTTGTATTAGTTCTTCATACTGAACAAGTTAGTGAACATGGTACTGATTTAAATGCTGTAATCGAAACACTAGTTCCTAAAGATTACAATATCATCTTTACCCCAGGTAAATTAGATGTATCAGCTTTAAATTATCTTTATAATTTAGCAGATATTCAAATTCTACTTACTTCAAACGAAGGTTGGGGATTATCACTTACAGAAGCATTATTAACAGGTACTCCTATTATTGCTAACGTAACAGGTGGTATGCAAGATCAAATGCGTTTTGAATTTGAAGATGGTACTTGGATTGATTTTGATGCTGATTTCCCTTCAAACCATAGAGGTACTTATAAAAAACATGGTGCTTGGGCCTTCCCAGTCTATCCATCTAATTTATCTATAGTAGGTTCTATTCCAACTCCTTATATTTTTGATGATCGTTGTCGTTGGGAAGATGCAGCTGAACGTTTAACTGAAGTATATAATTTATCTAAAGAAGAACGTCAAGCTAGAGGAATGGAAGGTTATAAATGGGCTACAAGTGATGAAGCAGGATTTACCTCAAAACACCAAGCTAATCGCTTTATAACTTATACTGATAAATTATTTAACACTTGGGAACCAAGAGAAAAATATGAACTTATCAATGCTAACGAATTTGAAAAACCAGTCTTAAACCATAAATTAGTATATTAATGAAACCAGTTTTTGTAATAAGTTGCCCAATTGACACCTATAGTGGTTATGGGGCACGTTCTAGAGATATTGTTAAAGCAATTATTAAGACTGATAAGTATGATGTAAAAATCTTACCACAACGTTGGGGTGCTACACCTTGGAACTTTATTGAAGATCATAAAGAAGAATGGGGATTTTTACAACCACATATTTTGGCAGAACCCAAATTAGCTCAACAACCTGAAATTTGGGCTCAAATTACTATCCCTAATGAATTCCAACCTGTAGGGAAATATAATATTGGAATTACAGCTGGAATTGAAACTACAGCTGTTAAAGGTGAATGGATTGAGGGTTGTAACAGAATGAATCTTGTTATTACATCTTCGGATTTTGCTAAAAAGACTTTTGAATCAATGAATTATGAAATTAAAAATCCACAAGGTCAAACTCAGGGTCACTTAAAACTTACAACTCCTATTGAAGTTATTTTTGAGGGTGCTAATACAGATTTATATAAAGTAATTGAGCAAAACCAAATTAAAACTATTAATTTAGATTCAATTAAAGAATCATTTGCTTATCTATTTGTAGGTCATTGGACACAAGGTGATTTTGGTGAAGATAGAAAAAATGTATCTTTGTTAGTTAAAGCTTTTTATGAAATATTTAAAAATAAGAAAAATAAACCCGCTCTAATTTTGAAAACAAGTGGTGCTGGTTCTTCTTATATGGATCGAGATGTTATTTTAGATAAGATTAATAAAATTAAAAAATCAGTTAATTCTAAAGATTTACCTAACATTTATCTACTTCATGGCGATTTTACTGACTCAGAAGTAAATGAGTTATATAATCATTCTAAAGTAAAAGCAATGGTTAGTTTAACTAAAGGTGAAGGTTTTGGTCGCCCATTACTTGAATTTAGTTTAACTAAAAAACCAATTATAGCTTCAGGTTGGTCAGCTCAAGTTGAATTTTTAGATCCTAATTTTACAATAGCTCTAAAAGGTGAACTTAAACCAGTAGGACCATCAGCTGTAAATGATTGGGTGATTGCTGAATCTCAATGGTTTAATGTTGATTACGCCCAAGTAGGACATTATCTTAAAGATATGTTTGAAAACTATAAAAATTATACAGACGGAGCTAAACGTCAAGCTTATAAAAGTAAAAACGAATTTAGTTGGGATAAAATGTATGAAAAAGTAGATCAAACTTTAACTCAATATATTCCTGAATTTCCTAAAGAAATTCAATTACAATTACCTAAATTAGAACTCCCTAAACTACAAAAAGTAAATGGATAATTTAACTACATGTGAACGTTGCGGCTCAGATGCTTGTTATGTTCAAGAAGTAAACCAAGATGTAAAGCTTTATTTTTGTTATGGTTGTGGTTTCCAAGCTAATACAGCTATGAAACGTGATACTGAATTTCTACAGCAACAAATGGAAGTGCTTCCTGAGTTGTATAAAGAACTAATGGGTGAAGATGATAATGGAACTATTTGGATGCCTTCAGTAGTTAACCTTCCAGATAAAGGAATGGTATTTGCTGACGGTACTAATAGCCAAAATTGGAATTGGGCCGCTGTAAAAGCAACTCTTATGTCTGAAGAAGAAAAAACTAAATTTAAAGGAAAAGGTAAAGAATATGACTACAAAATGGACATGACTACTTTAACCCATTTCCCAGAAAATGAGTTTATGGAAGCCTTAACTTACATTGGTGTATTACCTGAATAAAATGAAACTTAGTTACGCTATAACAGTTTGTAATGAATTAGTAGAAATACAACGTCTCCTTCCTTTCTTAATTGAAAATAAAAGAAAGCAAGATGAGATAGTTGTATTCTACGATTCTAACAATGGTTCTAAACAAGTAGAAGAATATTTAAGAGCTAAATCTTCTGAGACATATGCTCAATTTAGATTTATTCATTATCATTTTGATGGGCATTTTGCTAATATGAAGAATGCTTTAACTGAAGCCTGTTTAGGAGATTATATCTTCCAGATTGATGCTGATGAAATGCCTAATTTATATCTAATGCAATATTTACCTATTATTCTTGAAAACAATAAAGTAGATGTTTTAAGAGTACCTAGAGTAAATACAGTTAAAGGTATAACCCAAGAACATATCCAAAAATGGGGGTGGATTGTAGATAATCATGGTAGAGTTAATTGGCCTGACCTTCAATGGCGGATATATGCTAATGATAAAAAAATTAAGTGGAAAAATAAAGTACATGAGGTATTAGAAGGATATCAAACTCATGCTATATTACCATTAGAAATAGAGTTCGCTTTGGAACATCATAAAGATATTGAACGTCAGGAAAAACAAAACGCTTATTATAGTACATTATGAAAAAACTTAAAGAACCAATACAATTATTTAAAGTTCACATGGCACCTACAGCTGCTGATGAAGTAGCTAAAGTATTAAATAGTGGATATATAGGACAAGGACCTAAAGTTGAGGAACTTGAAAAAACCCTTCAAGATTTTCTTGAAGTTGATAAACTAGTTACCCTTAATTCAGGCACTTCAGGTTTACATTTAGCACTACATTTGCTTAAAACACCTAAAAAAACTTCTCAAATTTATCATGGTGTTGTTAATGTTGATAATAATTGGCCCGGACTACAACCTGGTGATGAAGTTTTAGCTACGGCTCTTACTTGTACAGCTTCAAATTGGCCTATTTTAGCTAATGGGTTGAAGATTAAGTGGGTTGATATTGATCCTACTACACTTAATATGGATTTAGATGATTTAGAACGTAAAATAACTCCTACAACTAAAGCTATTATGTTAGTCCATTGGGGGGGTTATCCTAATGATTTAGATAGAGTAAAACAAATCCAACAAAAAGCTTTATCAATGTATGGTTTTAAACCTGCAGTAATTGAAGATGGGGCTCATTCATTTGGTTCTAAGTATAAAGGAAAATATTTAGGTAATCATGGCAATATGGTTATGTATTCTTTACAAGCCATTAAACATATTACTGCTATTGATGGGGGTATTTTAACTTTACCCCATCAAGAATTATATAATAGGTCTAAATTACTTCGTTGGTATGGTATTGATAGAGATTCTAATCGTAAAGATTTTAGATGTGAAGCTGATATTGAAGAATGGGGTTATAAATTCCATATGAATGATGTCTGTGCCACAGTAGGTATTGAAAATTTAAAACATGCTAATAACATTGTAAAAAAACATCAAGAAAACGCAGCTTATTATGATAAACATTTGCAAAACACACCTGGAGTAACTTTATTAAAACGTGAAGAAGGACATGAGTCAGCATTTTGGATTTATTCTATGTTAGTAGAAAACCGTGACGGTTTTTACAAGCATATGAAAGAATGTAACATCGTAGTCTCTCAGGTTCATGAACGTAATGATAAACATTCTTGTGTTAGAGAATTTAAATCTGCTTTACCCACATTAAACAAAATAATTGGGAAAGTAGTTTCTATTCCTGTAGGTTGGTGGGTTACTCCTGAAGAAAGAGAATATATTGTAGAGTGTATTAAAAAAGGATGGTAATATGGTAACATACATTGTATCTACATTTTTTGGAAAAAGACGCTCTAAACTTTATAATAAATTTTGGGAAGTTGATATATATCATTTTGTTAAACAACATATACAAAAATTAAATGAATTAAATAATCCTGAGGTACAAAAAATTATATTTGTAGTTAACCACTATAATCATATGATAGATCAAGGGGTACTTCCTATAATTCAAGAATCCAATAGTAAAATTCCTATTGAAGTTATATTTAGGTCTAATAAAAATCTTTCTTATGGTGCGTGGAATGAAGCAATAATAGCATCATTAGAAGATTCACCAGAATATTTTTTCTTAATAGAAGATGACTATCTACCTTCTGTAGATGAATTTTATAAAGTTTTCCAAAAAGAAATGGATCCTAATGTATGTTTTGTAGGGCAATTAGTAAACTTTACTCACCACAACGGAATCCACCCATCTATAAGCAATGGATTACTTTCATCCCCTGCAGCTAAGTGGGCTTATGAAAATTATAAAACAATATTCAAATTATCTCCTGATACGAATGATTCAGAATATTTAGTAGGTACTTCAGATCAAATTACGTATTTACAGTATTTGTTAGAAAAATATGAAATAAAAGATGTATCAGATACTACTTGTATACCTTTTTTAGAAAGTACAGAAGATCCTAATAAATCCGATATTGTAATCTATTATGGAAATAAAGAAGAAAAAGAAGTTATTCAACCTGCTCAATCTGTAGATAATTTATTTAAATTTAGAACTGTAAAAGAAAGTGATGCAGGATTTATTAATAAAATCAGAAACACATATGCAGATACTTATTTACATGATTCTAGAACATTTACTATAACAGAAACAACTAAATGGATAAAGGATACTTCACCTGAGTATTTTATTATAAATTATCTTGGGGTTGATGTGGGATATTTTAGAACTTCTAATTATAATTCTATTAATAATAATATCTATGTAGGTTGTGATATTTCCCCTGACTTCACAGGACAAGGATTAGGATATTTAGTCTATTTAAGTTTTTTAAATTTCTTATTTAAAAAATATAACTTACATAAAATATCTTTAGAAGTATTATCAACAAATGCTCGAGCAATCCATTTATATCATAAATTAGGTTTTATATTAGAAGGCATAAAAAGAGAAGATGTTAAGAAAAAAGAAGAATACATAGATTCTTTAATATACTCAATCTTAAGATCAGAATTTTATAAATAAAAATAACGAATAATACATATGAAAAAGACATTAGTTTCACATATACGTAATGAAGAATATTTACTTCCATTTTGGTTAAAACATCATAAAAAATATTTTGATCATGGAATTATTGTAGATTATAATTCAACAGACAGATCTGTAGAGATTATAAAAGAAATTTGTCCTGATTGGGAAGTAATCCCTAGCCGTAATGAAAAACTAGATGCCTTAGTTATGGATAGGGAAATTGAAGATATAGAAAGCAATCATCCCGGATGGAAAATGTGTTTAAGCACTACAGAATTTTTAGTAGGTAACTATAAAAAATTAGACACAATTAGTGAACCTACAGAGTTACTCATCCCAGCGTTTAATATGGTAGAACACCCTTCACAAGAAGGTATACATCCTGATGTAAACGAAGATATATTTAAGCAAAAAGTACATGGAATTCATTATAAAGATGAAATAAAATATTCTGATGAAGAAATAAGTCATGGGGGGAGAATAGATATGCACATAAAAGCCCAAAATACAGGATATCTTACACGTAGATTAAGGCTTTTGCATAACTTAGATAGAATTACATATCCTTTAGGCAGACATTATCACGATTATAATGCAATTAACCAGGATTTTGTACTAGTATATTATAGATTTTGCCCATTTAATGATGTAACACTAAAACGTATGACAACCATACAGAAAAACATCAACCCAGAAAATGGTAAACAAAATTTAGGTTATGAACATTTTATGGATGAAGTTGAAACCACAAGATGGGTAAGAGAATGGCAAGCTAATACAAGAGATCTAAGTGAAGATATTAACTATTTTATAAGTTTAATGAGTTAATAATTGTATGAAGATTGCAATAATAGGAGCTGGGTGGGTAGGATGTCATTTAACCAAAGTGTTAAAAGACACCCATCAAGTACATTTATATGAAGCATCAGATGTATTTGAGCTAGCATCTTCTCACAATCAAAACAGACTTCATCAGGGATTCCATTACCCCAGAAATCATAGAACAAGAGTTTTATGTAAAGATACTTTTACTCGATTTGTAGAAGAGTATGGAGAATTTGTAGTTACAGTACCTAAAAATATATATGCAGTCGCTAAAGAATCTGATATAGATTTAATAACCTATAAAAATATATTACTTGCAGATAATATAGAGTTTACAGAGATTAAACTACCAGAAGTAGTGAATATTCAAGGAGCAATTGCAACCGGAGAAATGTATATAGATGCTATAAAATTAAAAAAGTACTTTAAAGAATTATTAAAAGATAACTTAATATATCAACAAGTTATAAACCCCAATACTCTTACTAAGGAGTATGATTTGGTTATAAACTGTACTAATAATTACCTTAAAGATGAAACTATAGAATCTTATTATGAACTTACTATAAGTTTAGTATATGAAAAAATAAAAGAAGATTTAGGATTTGATGCACTTACTGTTGTAGACGGTAATTTTTTCTCAATTTATCCTTATAATCAAAATCTCTATACTGTAACTGATGTGCAATACACCCCTCTATGTAAAGGAACAGATTTAAATGAATTATTACATAAAGAATATTCAATTAATAATCAACTAATAAACAACATTTCAGCTCTTATTGAGAAAAAAGTATGTAATATTTATCCTAATTTCCTGGAAGATTTTAAATATAAGTCTTATTTTACAGCAATCAAATCAAAAACCTATAACCAAACAGCCGATAGACACCCAGTTATAAATGTAATAGACACTAAAGTTATAAATTGCTTTACTGGAAAAATACAAGGCATTTATAAAATTGTTGAAGATGTAAAAAAACATATATATGAAGGTACTAATAGGTAATACAGGATTAGTAGGACAAACACTACAAGAGGGTATTAAGTTTGATTTAATGTTTAATAGTTCAAATATAGAGACTATTAAACAATATGATCTAAACAATTCTGAAATATACTTAGCATGTTTACCTGCAACAAAATGGAAAGTTAATCTAGATATTTTAAAAGATTTTGAAAATCTGTATAAAATTTTTGATTATATAAAACCATTTATCTATAAAAAAATTGTACTAATATCAACTATAGATGTGTACACCGAATGTAATAATGGTGTTACCGAAGAAGATACACCTACATTTAGTAAACTTCATTACGGTAGTAATAGATTCTTATTTGAATTGTTAATTAAAGAATTAAATTGTAATAATATACAGGTATATAGACTTCCTGCTTTATTCAGTAAAAGAATTAAAAAAAATATCCTTTACGATCTTTTTACAGATAATAATGTAAGTAATATAGACAAAAACTCAGCGTATCAATGGTATAATTTAGATAATTTAATTAAAAATATCCAACAAATTAATACTTCTGGTACTTATAATCTTTTTCCTGAACCTATACCTACGTCTAAAATAATTGAGTTGTTCTCTAAAAAAATTAAAACTACCCCTCATACCCCCCTCTCAGTATATTACAATTATAAAACAGTCCATACTACATCAGGTTATATAGAAAGCTCTGAGGTTGTTTTAAATGAAATAAAAAAATTAGTTGATGAATTTAGGGATAAGCCATTTGGCATTTAATAGTAACTTACAGCTAAAAGAAGTACATGCTGAATTAAGAAGTTTAGGTATAAATAATTTAGAGATTGTTTTTTCTAAATTTAAAAATAAACAAGAACTTCCAAATATCCCAACACTTAGTACTCAATCTATACTATATAACTCTAATGTAACTTGTTTTTTAGATAAGAATTTTTTACCTTATATGGAAACATTTACTGATAAGTGTTGTAATATGGGTATAAAAACATTAGTATTAGGGTCTCCAACTTGTCGTAATGTATTTGATCTTAAAAAACTTATACAAAATTTTAGTATATTAGATGAAATATTAAGGAATAAAAAACTAATATTATGTATTGAACCTAATGCCAAAAAATACCAAGGAAAATATTTTTTTAATGTAGATGAGATTGTAGCTTTTATAAATGCCGGTAATTTTACTAATATAAAAACTATGATAGATACTCATAATTTAATAGAAGAGCAGGTAAACATATTAGATACTTTAAACAACTATTTAGATAAGATTTATCATATCCACATCTCAGAAAAAAATTTAGGACCCCTAATTCCAAGCCAACCCCACGTTGATTTTTCGAATGAATTGAAAAAGCTAGGATATAGTAATTTAATAACTTACGAAGCATTAAATTTAATAGATATAATAGAAAGTACAAAAAAATTTACAAACATATATGGAAACTAATAATACTAAATTTCTTATATTACTTTTTTATTATAACAGACCTGAAATAGTAAAAAATGCATTACATAGTATTGCATCTTTAGAGTATGATAATTATGAAGTAGCTCTAATAAATGATTCTGAAGATACAAAAGGAGTAGATATAACTAATTATATTGAAGGAACTGCATGTATAGATAAATTTAAATATTACGATATTAATCAATCAGTAAAAGATAAAGTTAATCAAGGAGGAAGTATCTTTGGTAAATATGCTAATATTGCAATACAAGAATCTGATGCTGACTGTGTAGTAATGCTTTGTGATGATGATGCTATAGTTTCTACTTATTTAACTGATTTAGACAAATACTATACCAGTAATCCAAACATACAATGGACTTATAGCAAGGTACTTTATTATAATCCCGAACTAGAAATCTATTTACAAGCATCAGATAATGTGGATAGAGTAAAACATATGGGAGCAATTGTGGATTTAAATAAACATACTACCCCAATTAATCCAGATTGTGCATGTGATACATCTCAAGTATCATTTAGACGAAGTTGTTTTACAGATAATAATATATGGTTTCCTTATCCTAAAACCCGAAACTTAGATTCTGCTATATACAGTCAAATGTATAATACAATAGGATATTGTTTCCCTACTAATTTTTATGGTCAATATAAAGGAGTATTTTCTGATCAGTTGGGTTGTAGAAATGTAAATGAATTCCAAGTTAATATAAAATAATTTAAAATGTTATTAACCACCCTTAATTATAATCAACCCGAATTAACTGATAATTTAATTGAACAGCTAAAAAGAGATACTACTTTTACTCAACATGAATTAATGGTAGTAGATAATGGTTCTACTAAAGAATTAGCTAAATCCACAACCCATCAACTCCCAGAGAATTTATTTTTTGGGGGTGGGTTAAATGTAATCATGGATTACTTTTTATATACTGATCAAGACTATTTGGTTTTGTTCAATAATGATCTTATATTCCATGGTCCGCGTTTAATTGAAAACATGTTAAGTGAAATTAAAGAACATAATTTAGATCTATATTCTCCATCTATCACCAATTCAGGTAAAGACCAATGCCATTGGAAACAGATGTGGAATTGGGGAACTAAATCAGTTAGAGAGGTAGGTTTTATAGATTTTATGTGTCCTATTTTTAGTCGTAAATTTGTTGAAGCAATTAAACAATTTCCAAACGAATTATTTTTAGGATGGGGTCCCGATTTTTATGCTGGTATATTTGCTCAAGAAAACGGATTTAAAACCGGGGTTAGTGATAATATAACTTTAACTCACTTAGTAAGTCAAACCTTCAAAACCGGAGCTATTGAAATAAAAGAATCTGATTTTTGTAGACAAGCCGATGCTAATATGCATCAATACTTTTTCAATTCTCCTCATAAAGATAAATTTTTAGAATTAAGACAAAAATATTCTACTTACCATGCTTAGTTTTTGTATTTCAACTTATAATAACTTAGAATATCTAAAACTAGCAGTTGAATCTGTTAGAAAAAATAGTTATTTTAAAGACGCTCCATTTATTATACACGCTGAAAATTGTGATGATGGAACTGATGAATGGTTAGATGCTTATCATCAAGATTATAATTTAGACTATTATATTGAAAAAAATCCTGAACCAGTTGGTATTGGAGGTGGAATGAATTTTTGTGCTAAAAAGGTACAAACAGAATATATAATGTTCCTCCATTCAGACTTTTATGTTAGTAAAGATTGGGATAAAGCTTGTTTTGATATATTTGAAAAATATCCAAATAAAAAATTATGGGTTAGTTCTCATAGAATAGAACCTCAAATGTTTCTTAATAGTCAAACCTATCCAGGTACGATTATAGTACCTAAAGATTATTTAGGGGCATATTGGAATGATTTTGATATAGAAGGGTTCGAACAAATAGCTAAACAATTCATTGAATTAAATGATTTTGAAATTCCAAAAGGAGAAGGCGTAAGTGGTCTAATTAGAAAAAAAGATTGGGATGAAATAGGAGGTAATGACCCCAGATTTGCTCCTACTAGTTGGGATGATATGGATTTATTTCTTAGAATGACCCAAGCAGGATACGAATTTGTACTAACCAGTAAAAGTTTAGTTTGGCATTTTGGAGCTAGAGGTTCTCATCGGTTAGAAGAAAATGATAACCAAAGTTCTCAAAGACAACAAGAAGCAGAAGCTAAAAATAAATTAAAATGGATTGAGAAATGGCACGGAATCCCTGTATTTAATGAATATAGAATGATAATAGGATTAAAAGAAGTAACATGGGTAAAATAACATATTGCATACCAAGTAAAAATAATTTAAGATATCTTAAAAGTAGTATTAAATCAATTAAAGAAAACTCATCCCAAGAATTTGATATTATTGTTTATGTAGATTCCGATAATGATGGGACCCAAAAGTGGTTAGATGATCAGGGTGTAAAATATCTTGTAAATGAAACTGACACACCTCGTGGTATAGCTTATGGGTATAATAGATGTATTGAATCCGCCACCTCCCCAATTGTTTGTATGTTCCATGCCGACATGTATATGGGTAAAGGATTTGATACTGCAATCCTAAAATATTTAAAACCCCTCTCAGTAATATCTGGCACTCGTATTGAACCACCTCTTCATCCAAAAGGGCTAGAAAAAATTGTAGAAGATTTTGGGATGTATCCTGAAGATTTTAAACAGGAAGAATTTGATTTATTTGTTCAAAAAACTATTCAAGATAATAAAGATAAAACTACTCGAGGAATATTTGCACCTTGGGCTATTTACAAAGAAGATATTACTTCTATAGGAATGCATGATGAGACATTCCATTCATACCATGAAGATTCAGATATTTTTAATAGATTTATTTTAAATGGTTATAAATTAATTCAAACCTGGGAAGCATATGTGTACCACTTAACTTGTAGAGGAGGTCAATTTCAAGATGGAATAGAACAAGTTACCCAAGATGAGGCATTCCATAACATGAAACATAAAGCTTTCCAGCATTATATTAATAAATGGGGTAGCTGGATTAAAAATGACGAATATCAACACCCAGTATTATTTCCAGTTTATAAAAAGAAACTAATTATAAATAACAATAATCCAGAAATTGAAAATATTTTGAAATTTTGGTTTAATGGTGGTGGTGATATTATTGTAGAAGTAGACGGTAATACCTTTACTCAACAAGATCTTAACTATATAGTTCAATTAAATGAAATAATTAAAGATAGTGGAGAAATAGGCCAATTCAATTTAGGTAATTTAAAAATTACTATAAATTCTCTCCAAGAATATCAAAATGAATTAATTAAGATCTAATATTTATCTCCATGGAACAAAAATTAAAACTTGAGTTTCCTCTCGATTTAGAAATCAAATATGAAGATCCAGAAGAACTATTAGAATTGGCTACCCAAGAAGAATTTGTTACATTTATGTTTGGTAGTGCGGTAGCGGCCATTAAGCAAGCTATTCGTAAAAATAAAAGTGAATGTATTGTATTTAGTATACAAAATTATAATGTAAGAGTAGTTATTAAAAAAGAACACTATAAAATATTCTTAAATAAAGCTATTAAACATTATGAAAATTTAGAAGACTATTCTAGATGTAGCGAATTAGTAACCTTAAAATCCAGATTATGAGCTATTGCTTTTATTATATACGTCAAGACGAATCTAAAGAAATTTTAGGTAAATATCATTTTACCCGTTCACGACTAGAAGCAGCAAAAGAATTTGCTAAATGGAAACAATTACCTCTTAAAGAGTTCCTAAAAATTTGGGCTGTAGGGAAAAAAGGATTATACTAATGAATCCCAAAAAAGATTTTAAAAAGTTTTTTCAAAAAATGTTTGATACCCCTGTAGAAATACAAGGTGAAATTCTTACACCTGAAGAAACAATAAAAAAGAATTTTGTTATCTTTGTAAATAACTATAAAACAGCTGTAACCCGTTCTCAAGAAATAAACGATAAATTTGGTTTAGATCTTTGGTCTTGGGAAGATACGTTCGCTAAATCACTTGAGGGTCTTATCAATTATTCTTTCACCCCTGAATCAGTTGAGGTTATTCTTTGGTATGTTTATGAACATTCATTAGCTGAAGATGAAGAAGATAAAATTGTAAACTTTGGAGACGAGGCATTCGTAATAGAAACAGCTGAAGATCTTTATAAGCTAATTTGTCTGGTCGAAGAATAGTTCGTATATTTACAAAATAAAGGTTATATGTATGGTACAAAATGAAATTATGATTGTAGAATGCCTCGGATGTGGTGAACCCATTCACCCTAAACGTATTGAAATATTACCCAACACTAAACACTGTGTAAGCTGCTCAGATGTCGGTCGTAAACGCGGAGTAACCATACAACGTGGGGAGGGTGATCACTCCTATACTGATGTTGTAATCATGGAAGAAAAACAATTTATTAACTATATCGTTAGTGAAGGTAAAATTTCTAAAGGAGCTAAAGCTGAACTCCAAAACTACGATACAGATGAGACCTCCCCAGATGTTAATATGGATAGTATTGAAGGGGATATTTAATTATGCCTTTACCAAAACCACTTACTAAAGAACAAATAGTAGCTGCTATGGGTATGACTAAGTCAAACCGTGCAGCCTCTAGATGGCTCAATGTATCTTATATTCACTATAAGAAATGGGCTAAACTTTATAAAGACGAGACAACAGGTAAAACTTTATTTGAGGTTCATCTTAACCAAGAGGGTAAGGGTATTAAAAAATGGATAGGTAATCACGGTAAAACCCCACCATTACAAGACTTGATCAATGGGATCATCCCAATGACTAGCTTCTCACCTACCAAGGTTAAAAAGCGCTTATTTGAAGAGGGATACCTACAAGAAGAATGTACATTGTGTGGGTTTAATGAACGCCGAATTACAGATTACAAAATCCCACTACTACTCAACTTCAAAGATAAAAATACCAAGAATTATCGTTTAGATAATCTCCAGGTACTTTGTTACAACCATTATTTTCTAACAGTAGCCGATGTATTTAATACCGCTGACATATCTCAGATTGAGGATTCAGTACCTAAAAATAACACAAGCGAGGCTATCAATTGGGAGTTGGATGATTACCAACTTGAACAACTTAAGCAATTAGGTTTGTACGACCCACCTAAAATAGATGATGGTTCTGATTTAGTATCTAGATTATGAGACATAAAAAACACGATAAAATAGTCAACGACTATCAAAAAACTAAATCTAGACATTTAGATAAACTTGCCACCAAAATGTTGGAGGACGAAGAGAAATTTCGTAAATTGGGGGAAAAGAAAAGCAAAGGAAAATTTTTAGATTTATTTTAACTAAAAACCAAGGTTATGTTTTACAAATTTAATAGTGATAGTTTAACTTTTGAGAAAATTAAATTAAATAAAATTTATTTCAATGCCGGGGTTATCTTTACTTTGGTCTTATTTCTAGCTTATGGTGTAGGTCGTTTGACCAAAATTTATTACTTAAATCCATATGAAAAAGAAGTATTACTAGTTAATATGGATCACCCACCATTTAGTGAAGAAGAGGTAATTGAATTAATGAAAGAATTAAACATTAAATTCCCTCATATTGTTTTAGCTCAAGCCAAAATTGAATCTGCTAGTTATTCATCTAACATATTTAGGTATAATCATAATTTGTTTGGTATGAAAGAAGCTAAACAACGTATTACAACTGCTTTAGGTACTAAACGTAACCACGCCTACTATAAGGATTGGACACAATCAGTTATTGATTATGGATTTTACCAAGCATCATATTTAAAACAAATCAAAACAGAAGACCAATACTTCAGGTACCTAGGAAATAGTTACGCTGAGGACCCAAATTATCTAAATAAAATTAAAGAATTATCAGCAAAACTTAAGGAAAAATTTTAATATATTTATAGCAGTCCGTTATTATTAACTTAACATTTATGTTTAAATGGCTGCTAAAATTAAATCACAAACAACAGCAACGTTCCAAGAAAAACCAACAGTAAGTAGACCAGGTGTTCACTCTAAAACAAAAACATCTAAGCTTAAAAATAGTAAACTTTATAAAAAGTCCTATAGAGGGCAAGGTAGGTAATGGCACGTTCAAGTAAAAAGAGAATAACTGGTAAAAGACCTACTAGTAAAAAATCACAGATTAAATTTGAAAAACTATTAAAAAGTAACCACGAAGTAATAAACAAATTACAGTAATATGGAATTAATTTTAGTAGCTACAATGGTTATTTGGGCTTGCTATACTATTATTTTTTCCGTATTTTGTAACCCAACTAAATGTATAAATAATAAATGTAAATGTTATGAGTAAAGTATCAGCCAAGGCACGTTATGAAGCTTTTTCTGAATGGTTCAAATGGGCACAAAACAAGTATCCATCAATGAAACGTAAGAAAAAACCACAAACACCTGACTATATGCGATTAAATGACGAGTATTAAGATTCCTAATTCAATGTTAGAGCTAATCTATACTCTACCAGATGACCAATTAGCAGAAATTCTTATTGAACGACCTCTACTTATGGATACTATCTGTATTGGGGTATCTATAGAATTATATGAGATTGAAGAAAAGTCGAAGTCATTTGGCTTCCCAGAATCTTGATATTATATTTAGGTATAAATAAAAATAAAGGTTATGCTGTGGAAATTTACCAACACAAATAAGTACGGACATTTCCGTACCCGGATTTTATCAGCCCAAGGTCCATTGACCCTAAAGAAAGGATTAGGTCGTATTACTTTTGTTAATCGTTTTTATTACGATTCACGAAGTGCATATTTTGGATTTGTAGTTATCAATAATAAAAAATACCTCACACCTGATTGGGTTGAGGTACACCCTGATACTACATTTGCTGATGTTCGTCCTGCTATTATTAAGCAAGAACCTCAAGTACCTACTACTTGGGAATTTAAATCCGAGTCAAGTGACTCTGTGTATACAGTACGTCAATCAGGTCTTAAATTGAGCTGTAACTGTCCTGGTGTTTGGCGAGCCAAAGACCATAAATGTAAACACATCAAATCTGTAGAAAATGGCCAAAAGTAAGGATATGATTGACCCATTAGTGGTTGTTTGGAAAACCTCTGAACGTTCAAACGCTAAGTACAAACTTAAGGCATTTAAAGGGTACCACATTGACTATTTCCTTAAAACCGATTCCAAACTTCCAGGTTTACCTGAGGATGCTATTATCTTAGAAATTGGATTAGGAAAAGGTTTTGTAGATAAGTGGAAAGGAAAGTATAAAATACTTGGTTAATCAAAAGACAGGTCGTATATTTAGGTAAATAAAGAAACAGTTATGAAAAAGGAAAAAGGAATTTTAACTCAAACGTATGCTAAAGCTAAAGAAGCCCTCGGAAACAACAATCCTGATCTCGCTCGTGATCTCTTTGATTTTGGGATTATGTGTGTTGCTAACTACCGTATCCTCGATGGTATAGAAGTCCATGGTAAAGTAGAAAATGTTAAATTGAGCGTTTGGTTGGAACGCTACTGGTACGGATTAGAAAACAATAACCTTTTACTTTAATAATATGAAATTTCTTGAATTGACAGCCTTCGGCAACAAACGTAAACATTTTGTTGCCCTTAAATCAATTGTTGATATTGATTTCCAAGACAAATATACTACAATCATGTTAGGTAATGGTCATTTGCTTAATGTAACCGAAACTGAATACGATATCAAAACCATGATCCAGAATCTAGACGGTATTATTGTAGATCCATTTTATTATTCGGGTACAACCATTAATGATACCTGGGATGTAACTCAATATGATGAAGATACTTTACCATTTTAATTATGACTGAAAAAAAAGGTGATCTAATTAAGTTAATTTACAACTTTAATTGTTCCCGTTGTTGTGAGGTTAATTATGCTGAAGATAAATGGGCTAGAGTTACAATTCGTGAATTTAGAAGCTGGAATGGTAAACGTAGAATCCTAAATATTGATAATCCAAATGAAGTTTATTATGAAGAATATATGGGTCCAATTTATTATTATGGGACCAATCGTATTAATAAAAAACCTAAAAAACATGGCTTGGTTTTCCTCCAAAATAAAGACCCAAGAAAAAATAAACGATTTGGACTTTATTCCTAAATTTAAAGTTACTTATCCTAAAGGGTGGTATGAACGTCAAAATATGTCTACAAAAGATAAATGTGATCATTTTAACAATTGGGCTTCTAAATTATAGTTATGGATGCAGATTTTGAAGATTTTAATGATGAAGAAGATACCCAACAAAAGACGAAATACCGAGGAGGGTTATTTAGCGAATCTGATTCGGAGGAAGATGATTACTAAAGTAAAGTATAGTAAAAAAGATTATAATCGTAAAAATAAAGATTGGAGGAGCGAAAGCTCCTCATTACATTTACAATATGGATTTAGTTATTAATTACTTGTTGGTAGGGATTGTAATTCAATTCTTTATGGTTTGGGGTTCCCGCAAAACAAATAAAGAGGAATTAATATTTACCAATTGGGAACAATTTTTATTAGTTATATTTTGGCCTATAGTTTTAATTAATTTTATTTATTATACTATTAAAGCTTTATTTTTTTGAAAAATGAGTCAAATTGAAAAAATCTTAATGAAAGCCTATAAAAAAGGCCTTTACAAAGAAACAATGATGTGCGCCCAACATCTACAAATCGACCATCCAAAAATGGAACAGACCGATCGATTTGAAAAAGCATATAAACAAGCAAAGTTACAACGAAAGGCTTTCAAGGCTTCTTAACCTTCCCACCCTATTTAAATCCGTATATACAATGAATTATACAATTCTGTTTTTATCCCTAATAAACATCTTTTTTTTGGTTGTTGGGTTTTATCTTTTTGTAACAATTGAGTTACTAAAGGAGAAAATTAAGGTACTACAAGACAACACCATGTTTTTAGATAAGGAGATAACCCGCCTTACTACCAAGGTACATAAAAACCAACACAACATTGAAAAAACACTTGAGAGTCAAAAACAACTACTTAACAGCAGTAATTCAAAAGAATTACTTAAAGGTTAATCCCATGAAAAAATTACTTTTCGCTTTAGCTCTTGTATTGAGTGCTACTTTGTTTGGTCAAACCATTATACAAAGTACAAATTTTACAAATTATACCTACAGTCAAACTATGAGGTACAATATGGTAACCGAGGAGTATGAATTTGAGGTTGCTCAAACTGTTATGGATCACGAGGCAAGTTGGGAGTTTACCTTAGATATGATAACAAGAACTGGGTTCGTTAAGAGTGGATCTGTAGTATATACAGTTGAAAGTTTCATGTATGAGGAACGAGAGTTTGGTCGTATGTTGATTATGAAGGTAATGAACCAGAAACTTCAGGAACCGATGGTAATGATAGCTGGGAAAACAGATGCAGAATTGTGGAAGGTGGCTTTATATGCTCCCCAACAAGGTATTAGTTGGGTGTTTTTCTTAAAGTGAGGTTTGGTTGGGTGAGATAGGATTCGTATATTCAGGTATAATTAAAAATAAAAGTTATGAAGGAAGTTTATGAAATGCTGCGCTTGTATGAGTATTATCTCAATCAAGGTATGGTAGTGTTGGCTATGGAGTACAAACACCGAGCTGATTATCTAATGGCTAAACAAGGGTAAGCGATGGTATTTATTGGAATTATCATTATCTGGTTGCTGGTTGAAATTGTAGCAGAACTAAAACGTCAAAGAAAATGAAAACACCGATTAAAGAGTTGATAGATTCAGTAGGGAATATGGCTCAAGGATTAGATGCCGATGAGTTGTATGATTACTTTATGGAAAAAGCAACACAAATGCTTGAGAAAGAGAAAGAAGTTATTGTTAATGCTTATATAGATGGCTTGGGCCTCGAACCGTATGAGGTCTATTCCAAGCAACAAGCGAAACAATACTACAACGAAACATTTAACACCAACAAAATAACCCGAGAAGAAAAATTAGAAACAATAGTAAAGCTATTTGCAAAAAGTATGTTTTATGGTGATTGGAAGTGGGAAACCCCAAACGAAAGAGTCATAACTATGCTAATGCAAGAAGTTGGTATGTATCCGTTTAAAGACGAAGATGATATGATTTCTAAAACTCCAGTGAGTGATGATTTATATAAAAAGGCAGTTAAAGAAGTATCACCGAGACGAGCTAAAGGTTGGGATGAAAGTGTATCATATAAAGCCAGCGAGGAATGAAAGCAAAAGAAAAAGCAGAGGAATTAGTAAGAAAATATTACACCTTTGGAATTAATAAAGAAGGTCAAACATTAAGTTGGAATGAATGTAAGCAATGTGCATTGGTTGCAGTTGATGAGGTATTGAATGAAGAAAATCATTTTATTCAAACAGATGCACACTTTTTATATTGGAATCAAGTAAAACAAGAAATTGAAATGTTATGAAACAGACAGCAGTAGAATGGTTGATTGAAAAACAACTTGATGCAGGTATTGGATTGCCAAAAGAATGGCGTGAACAAGCCAAAGCAATGGAAAGAGAGTTAATTAAAGAGTCTTGTACTATGGCTATTATGCAATGGCACGAATGGGATAAGACAAACTATCTTGATTTATACGACCATAAAATAGAAGGTGCTGAAATATGGTCAGAAGATTATGTTAAAGAATTGTACGGAGAAATTGAAGTTCCCGAACCAAATAAAGTAATGGAACTATTTAACGATTATACTTCGTACTGCCAATACGTAAAAGAGGAATGGAATGACGGTTACATCAATGAGCTTTTTGAAAGTGGTTATATAGTTGAGAAGGAATATACTGGTGAATACGAATGTGCTTCAAGAGATATTGAATACAGAATGCTTACCGAAAGTGAATTTAACGAAACCTTTAACACCAAAGAGAAGTGAAAACAATACTAATTGGAGACATTCACGGTAGATCTATCTGGAAACGAATAGTTGCAGATGAGAAACCGGATCGAGTAGTCTTTATTGGAGACTATTTCGATTCGTTTGATATTCCAGGTGTCACCCAATTAAGAAACTTCGAAGATATTGTTGAGTATCAAAAGACTGCCGGGATTGAAGTGATAATGCTTATAGGTAATCACGATTACCATTATATGCAGAGTGTTGAGAGTTATAGCGGTTATCAACCGGTTTTTCACCATCAATTTAACGAGGCGTTGAGAAACAATGGCGACAATATGCAGATCGCTTATCAGTTTGATGATGTGGTTTGTTCTCACGCTGGTTTAAGCTCTGTGTGGTTGGATAACCGACTTGGAAAGGATCAGTGGAGTGTTGAAACAATGGTTGAGCAAGTTAATGAATTGTTCAAGTATAAACCTTTAGAGTTTTATTTTGATGGTTTTGATCCTTATGGTAATAGTAAAACACAAGGTCCACTTTGGATTCGCCCAGCTGCTTTGATGGCTGTAAATAGAGATACACTTAGAAAACAAATCATTCAAGTTGTAGGACATACTCAAGTTCAAGGTATTCTTGATTCATATGTAGCTTCTCAAAAGTCAATGGGTGGACGTTATTACTTGATTGATGCTTTGGATGATGAGGGTTATATGAGTTATGAAAATGGAGAATTTTTACCTGTTCAAATGTTTGTATCATGAAAAAAAGTAAGTTTTATACACCACCTACCTTAAAGGAAAGGTTACAGAATTTAAAATATTCTTTCCTGTTTTGGAAAGGTCGTGCTAAGGGTATGATTCACACTCGTAGTATAAAGTTGGATGATCTACGTTACATTTTCTTTCCTACCAAACTAGAGAAGTATGGTTACTTGGGAATTACCTTCTATAAGGATGATAGTATCTACTACCAAGCAATACTACCTTTAGTGTTAGCAATGGATTATGAGGCCAAACCAAAATATTGCCCACGTTGGTTTCTACGTTTTCTAGATGTGTTTGGTAACGATCGTTCTATTGTTCGAGTTCGTAATCGCAGACTATCTAATTTACACAGATACTTGACTAAAGGTATTATGTTCTATGATTGGAAAACAAAATGGAGTCATAACGATCTACGAATCTCAATTGTGGCACCTGAACATCTCCAGAACCTATCAGATTGGATTGAGAGTGGATTCTACAAAAAATATAAGGAAGATGAAGAATAAAGAAGAGCACTTAATTGTGCCCTTCTTCATTTTGCATTGATGCTGCAACTATTCTATTATATTCATCTACAGACATCCTAGTTTTAGTTACTAAAACTACATGGTCGTCATAAATTAAAGCTTGACGTGTAATAGAGGGTGTAGTACGGATGTTGTGGGTAGCAAAGTTGGAAGTTGAACAAGAAGACATAACTAACGCAATCCCTAAAATTGTAAGTAAGTTTTTCATTTTGATATAGGTTTTAAGGTTACTAAATTTATACTCATAAATATGAGTTTAGTCATAGTAAAGTCATATTTTACATATGACGCCTGCGATTTTGCATATGACGCTTTTAAAAAATAGCTTGGTTACCCAAAATGTTTTTCGTATTTTTAGATAAATAAAGAAGTAACAATGGCTAAACGATTAACTAAAGAACAGAAGCGAGAAAAAGCAGTAGTTGATTTAATCAACCAAATGTTTATCATTGCTGGTCACAATGTCACCTATGATGATGTTTTAGGTGTAGATAATTGGTTTCAAAAGTACACAATGACTATTGAGCAAAGTGAAGAGTTCAAGAAATGGGGTAAAAAATACCTTATGAAAGAATTACATGAAACTGCTAAATCTGCTGAACGTGAAATGATGTGGTTTAATCTGCAGTATGGGTTGACTTATAGTGATTGGAATGAAAATTGAGCGTTACGAACAGTGTTATGAGTTTTTCATAACCCCAGCAGTCAAATGCACTTATAATAAAATGCTCTATGGTTATTATGCTGTAGAGGTAATTTGGGGACGTTGGGGTCTTTCATTATCTTGGGGGCATATAAAAGAATAATATGACGGAACAAACATTTATTAGTTTAGGATTCGAGATGAACGTTGTCCACCCAGAGGAATCAGGATTGGATTACACATTTTATTATTACACTCTAGATATTGGAGATGTTGGTTTGATTACTAATGCAAGTGATGAGGCTGATAATGAGGGTTGGTGGTGTTCTATTTTTGATTCAATGACTCTGAAAATCAAAGGAGCAGGTGATTTGGAGGATCTGGTAAGGATTATTAGATTAAACTCATGAGAAAATGTTTAACGGAATGTAAGGATTGGGTTGTGGTAGAGATACCTAACCTAATCCCTCATTACTTTACTACATTCAATGAGGCCTTATCTAGTCCTATTAAAGGACATTTAATGTCCGAAGAATATTATAGATATCATTATGAACAACTTAGATAAAGCATACCAGGCACTCTTACAAGATATTCTAGATAAAGGGGTAAAAAAAGAAGACAGAACAGGTACTGGAACTATCTCAGTATTCGGTAGACAAATCAGACATAAAATGTCTGAAGGCTATCCTTTGCTTACTACCAAGAAAATGGCATTCAAGACTATGGTAACTGAGTTACTGTGGTTTTTACGTGGTGATACTAATATCAAATATTTGGTTGATAATGGATGTAACATATGGACTGGAGACGCCTTTAAAAATTACATCAGTAAAACAAATGAATATAAAGGTAATTGGCCTGATACTATAGATGAGTTTATTGAACGGATCAAAACTGATGAAGAATTTGCACATGTTTGGGGTGAATTAGGTCCAATTTATGGAGCACAATGGAGAAAATGGCCCTCATCTGATTTAACAAGTGATCATATTGATCAAATTAAAAATTTAATTTATCAACTCAAAACAAACCCAGACTCAAGACGATTAATGGTTTCAGCTTGGAATGTTGATGATCTAGAACAGATGGCTCTACCTCCTTGCCATTATGGATTTCAAGTTTATACAAGACTAACTACACGTGAAGAAAAGATTGTTAATCCTGGAAAATACAGAGCAATCTCATTAATGTGGAATCAACGTTCAGTAGATACATTCCTCGGCTTACCCTTCAATATTGCTTCATACGGTTTACTACTTGAAATGATTGCAGATGAGGTTAATATGGTTCCTGATGAATTGATTGGCAATCTAGGAGATGTTCACCTGTATAAAAATCATATTGAACAAGCCAAAGAACAAATTACTAGAGAGCCGATGAAGCTACCTACGGTACATGTTAGGGATGGAATCTTCTGTAGTTCACCTGTAGATGTTATTTTGGAGAACTATCAATCACACCCAGCAATTAAAGCACCATTATCTAATTGATTTATGAAGATTGAAGCCTTATTCATATCAGATGTTCATTTAGGTAGTAAAGGGAGCAATGCCCAAGAACTACTTGAAGTCTTAAAAAAATATGAACCTCAAAAATTATTTATTGTAGGAGATTTTATTGATGGGTGGCTTCTAAAAAAACGTCACTATTGGCCTCAATCACACACTAATGTGATTCGTAAAATACTATCATATTCCAAAAACGGAACAGAAGTATTTTACATAACCGGAAATCACGATGAATATCTAAGAAATTATACTCCATTTGATTTTGGCAACATCCAAATCCTTGATGAAACAATTTGGAATGGTTATTACATCACACACGGAGACAAATACGATGGAGTAGTCCAATTAAAATGGTTGGGGATATTAGGTTCAGTGGGGTATGAATTAGCAATAATAATTGACAGAACCCTAAAACGATTAGGATATAAACGCTCACTAAGTAAATACCTTAAAGACAAGGTAAAGAGCGCAGTTAAATTTATTACATCGTTTGAGAAACAATTAGAATACCAAGCCGAAAAACGTAAATGTAAAGGGGTGATTTGTGGACACATTCACACACCTGTACTCGGATTAGATAGAGAAATCCATTATATTAACTGTGGTGATTGGATAGAGAATAACTCATATATAGTGTATAATAAAGGTAAGTTTAAATTAAACTCAACCATTACAACTAGCTAACTATAGGTTTGGATATCTGAAATATAGTTCGTATATTTAATCAAATAAATAAAAACAGAAATGAAAACACTAACATTTAAAATTGCAGACCGGCTAGACGAATTGGCTGGTGAGTGGTCACGACACACAGCACAGTGCGAGGCCTTAATGATGGCAGCCAAAGAGGTTGCGACATTTGAACAAGAGGAAAAAGATCGAATGGTTGACTTCGCCTACAAGTATGGAAACCTGACACTTCAACAGATTTCTGATGCTTTTGACAACGAATACAATAACGAGAACCTTTAACATCAACGAGAAATGAAAATTTCTTAAAATATTTTTAAATTAGGCTTGGTTTTCCAAGCCTTTTTTCGTATATTTAGGTGTAATAAAAAATAAACGGTTATGGAAAACAATTTCTCAGGTATCACTTTACAAATGGCAAAGTCATTAGGTCGGTATGAGGGACTCACTAATTTCCTCAAAGAAGGCAACAACACAATGACCAAGGAAGACATCGTTGCTGGACTAATTAACATCTCAGATGAATACCGAAGTAAAGTTACTAAACAATGAAACGACGCGGTCCTAAACTCACCCAAATACCACAAAAATCGTATAGTGAAACAATACGTATCGATAAACTCACCTACCGCGTAGTTCATAAAGACGGAGACATCACATTCGCCGTACAAGAAATCAAACCCGGAATTTGCGCTGGCATGGTAGAACGCTTCATTAACGGAACACTTATAAAACATGAGCCAAAACAACGTACCCCTGCACTACCTAATCTATAAAAAAATCCTGTTCCTAATCTTCGGCTGGAGGTAATAATGTGGTGGGGGAGAAATAATACGAATAATAATCCAGGTACGAATAATACGCGATGGAAGAACTCAACAAGGGAGATATCGTGTGGGCGGTGAGAAAATTCCTCAATGACGCTCACGATTATGCCGATACGAAAGAATATAACGAGATCAAACGCGTGATGTCTACGTTTTTAACGTATATCGAGGACATTTAACGGAACCACGCGCACTAACACATACTAGCGCGTAATACGCGCAAAAGCGCGCATATATACGGTATATATATACCGGCGTACGCGGTACGTACGCGTATATGCGTTATGTATCTGCGCGGAATTGTGTGCTTGTTGTGTTTGATCGGTGTTCTCTATCACTAGTGTGACAAACCCCAACTAAGTTATGGTGGGTGATAGCTAGGGTCGATAATAGTATGTGAAAAACGGGTGAGTGTGAATGAGGTCGAGAGAGCACATCTATATAACCCCTTCCCCCACCAAATCCTACCTTTACTTGTCGACAAAATATATACAAGCCGATAGAGAAAATCGATCGAGGGAGGGGGGTTACGGGGGGATCCCCCGTGGGGGAATTGACTTTGATAGAGAATCTCTATCATCCGTGCGGGATAAACAAGATCTATCGATAGAGAGAGGTGATCGCACTGGAAAATAATGGAAAATAATGGAAAAATGAGGGGAAACGGGGGAAACTTGGCACCCCCAAAAAACTTTCGTATCTTGACCTTGGGAAGGACTGTGGGGGGGGCAAGTATAGAAAACATCTATTAAAAAAGACTTGGTTACCCAAAAGATCTTTCGTACATTTATATCCTACTTAACTTGGAGAAGGACAATCTTATCTATCTAAAGAATTTGTCTATCCAAAATCTCTATCGTATATTCAGGTATAATTAAAAGCAACAGAAACGATGGAAGATGGGTTTTACGAGAGTCTTTACAACATGGAAATGGATTATTACGATGAACTGGAGAACGAGGGAATAGGTTAAATCAAGGCTTTAATGTATATTCCAGTAAATAAGAAACGGTTATGACAGAAAGGAAAATTGATCAAATGTCTCGGGTGTATGATTTAAGAAAACACCTACAAGCATCAACGGTCAAATTAGTAGAAGCAGGATATTCTGATACTGAAATCAAATTATATTTTAAGGAATTGGTTTCTGAGACAACTGAATTTGTAGAAGAATATTGGGCTTTGTAAATAAAGGAATAGATTTATCAAATATCTGTTCGTATATTCAAGTATAATAAATAAATAATTAAAACAAAGGTTATGGCAAACATGAGTTACTGTCGATTTGAAAACACTTACAACGATCTTCTAGACTGTCTAGAGAACATTGAATCTGAAGCTTCAAATGAAAGAGATGAACGGTATAGGATTCGAATGATCCAGTTACTTAAGGAGAATATTGATTTAATTGAGGAATTGGATAATCAATAAATTATTCGTATATTCAATCAAATAAAAGGTTATGAAAGTGAAGGAAACGTTTTTAGATGGTTTGTTCGGAAATGTATTAGAACAAGCAGAGGAATTGGTTATTGAAGGAGAAAAGTTGATTGAACGTCTAAAGAAGGAAGATGAATAGTTAACTTCTTTTTGTATATTCAAGTATAATAAGAAATAAAAACAACAAAGGTTATGAATGTAGAGTTGAAATTGAAATTAGAAAAAGTTTATAAAGAGTATTGTTTAAGTGACTTGGAAGCTATTTCAGAAAGTAATCTTTCAGATCAGGAAAGGGAAGATAATGAAATGTTTAAAAGCTTTGTAAAGTTTAGATTAAGTGTTAGTGGAGGAAGTGAAAGTAGTATGGGTAGTGTTGGATGTGGAACTGTAGAAGGTTTTGTTAATGAAATTACTTTATTTAATGATTTAATGGATGATGGTGCTGGACAGTATAGAGGTGATTTTAGATATGAAAATTTAGAAGCATTAGAGGAATTGTTAGATAAAAATGAACTTGAAGATGAAGTAAAATCAAAGGTTGTCAAGTTGTTTAATGAATATTATGGAATGGATGAAGAATAATGAAGGAAGTCTTTAATTAGACTTTCTTTCGTATATTCACGTATAATAAATAAAAAAATGGTTATGGAAAAGTTGGATAGAGTAAAAGAATTGATTATTAAAGAAGTAAAAAGCTTAAGTGAAATGTATGAAGATAGTGTTTTTGATTTGACTGAATTTAATGAAACTGTTAACAAAATAGATGATTTAGATAAATTAGATGACTATGTTACTGATTACTTGTATAGTGAAGAGATTTTAGAAAAAGAGTATGAAGTAGCTGACTTTTGGAAGTATATTTTTAAAGAAGTAGCTGGTTTGAATTAAAGGAATAGGTTTAATAAAAAATAGGTCGTATATTTAGGTATAATAAAACAAAGGTTATGAAAATTGAAGAAGTAAAAAAAGTGTTGATTGAATCGTTTAATGAAGAAGTATTTGACGTGTTAGCTGAAATGTATGAGGACGATGAAGAATTGCTCGAAATTTCAGAAGGTAGTGATTTCGGTCGAGCTGGAACAATTGAAAAAATCAACAACGCTCAGTCAATGAAAGAATTACGAGAGCTTTGTATTGATACGTTTAAGGAAAACGGATACGAAAAATATCAAGGTATTGAGTTTTATGGTGAAGTATTAGAAAAGGTAGTGGTTGAATAAAGGATAGGTCGTATATTTAGGTATAATAAATAAAAAAATGGTTATGGAATACGATAAGTTAATAAGAGCAGAATCGATTGTTAAAAAGCAAAGCATATTTGAGTTGCAAGAAGCAATTGAAAACATTGTAGGTGATATGGAAGAAGATGGTTTTGAACTACAAGATGCAAAGGACTATATTCAAGTTCTATTGAACGAGATATTGGGGGACCAGTAAATACAAAAAATTGTTCGTATATTCAGGTATAATTAAAAAATAAAAGGTTATGAAAGCAAAGGAAATTAAAGAAGACATTTACGATCAGTTGATTCGTTTTGATTACCATCGTAAGGTAAATTTTGTATATGAGATTTACGAATCAGTAGATTTTAAAAGTTTAGATAAAGAAACTCGACAAGTAATTAATACTTTTCCTATTCAGGTTTTTGGTTCAGGAATTGATTTGATGGGAGTTGAATTAGATGGTGAACAACAATTCCATATTCTATTTATTGGAGGTAAAAATTACTTAGTTGATACACAAGGTTATGAGTACCCTCGTTACATTATTGAGTTAAAAAATCTTGAATTTGAAATTGAAGATGAAATTGAAGAAGATCCGTTTGAAAGAATGGACGGATTGATCAGAATTGCTGATGAGAATATTTTTAATTCTGTTGTAAAGAATCTTACGTACGATTTACGTGAAGAGAATTTTGATCAAGAAGATATTGAGAACTTTTTACAAGTTTTGTTGGTTAAAGCTATCCAAAAGACTAAGTAAGAAATGGGTATACTAGGATTTGTAGGGATGGGACTCGTAATCGGGTCCTTTCTCACTAAAAAAATTAAGACGCTTCGAATTATAAACGCGCTGGGATGCGTAGCGTTTCTCGCCCATGGGTTGCTAATCCAGGATCCAGCTACGATCGCTACGAACGGAGCCCTGTTGGCGATTAACGGGTACCGTTTGGTTGTTTAAAAGATTGTTCGTATATTTAATCAAATAAGAAATTAAGGTTATGAAGGACATTTTTACAGGTTACGAGACAGTAAGTTTTTATGATGCGCGAGCATTAGCTACTTTGATGAATGCTTACTCTGAGAGCAGTTTGTGTTCAGATGAGCCACTACATTTTGGTTACAATACATTTACAGGTTACTACTACATTGCATTTGAAAACATTGGTTTGGGTATTGTATTGACTCCTCAAAATGATGTACAATTTGCAACTATTGACTTTGAAACGGGTAACGAGGAATTTTTCGATACAGAAAAGGAAGCAATGGAGCATTTGAAGGAGTTGGACAATCCCGGAATGTTTATCGACGATGAAGAATGGGAAAAAGAAATGGGTCGATAGTTGGCTAATTAAAATTTAGTTCGTATATTCCAGCAAATAAAAGGTTATGAAGACAGAAGGACAACAATTAGAACTGGAACTTGAAATGTTTACAGTCGAACAAGAAAAAATGGTTCAAGAATACATTGAACGAAGCGAGCGAGATACTCAACTCCAAATAATCCGTGCAGAACGTGATGTAAAATTCTTACTAGAGAATGGATTTCATTTGGGTTACCATTTCGAAAACACACTTAAAACAGAAACTGTAACAAGAGATGTTAGACTAGGTTACGGTGACGAACGATTCGAAACTGAGATTACAGTAAATACTTGGTCTGGTGGTGTGTACTTGTTGTACGATATTGTAACACAAGAAAATGGTGAGCTAGTTATTAAAAAACACAGTGTATCATTCGGTATTACCTCAGATAAAAAAATTGAGAGTTACCAAATTGTAGGTAGTTCTCGTGCAGTAAAACCTCGAACGATTTTAGATAAGATTGATAATAAAAATGTAGCAGCAAAAGAGAAACTGAGTTCTCTCATTGTAAAAGATCTAAACTTCAATGTAGCAATTTCTCAACTCAATCACGAGTTCCCTACAGCAACAAGTGTTGAAAAAAGAGATGAATGGATTAGTAATGGTAACTATAGAAACAGCTACAGTAAAGAAGTAATCGTAGTCAAGTTTGCAAATGACTCATCTATCATGTTTGAAGTGGATTACAAAGGAGAAAAACGTATCTTCAAAGTATATGATGTTGAAGAAGCAAAAATGACAAACGAACAGAAAGTAGAACGATTGGTAAAACGAGTTGGATAATGAAAGCAGAACTAATTGAACGTACAGACACTTACAATGTTACCCACAACGAAAAAGAATATACATTACATGTTACAGAATCTAATTCGTACTGTGAGTACCAAGTAACCGATAGCGAAGGTACAGTTATGAGCAGCGAATTTGTAGATGAGTTTATGGATGAGTTTTGGGATGCTTACAGCGAAGTGAGTACCCAGTTTTAAAATATAACGCTTCATAACCGTTGGGGATTGGCGAGGGCATTTGCTCTCGCCTTTCCTGTTCGTATATTCACGTATAATAAGAAATAATAAAAACAAAGGTTATGAAAGTAAAATTCAAAGACAACGTTTACGGTTTTATTTACGATTCACAATTTGGTGAAGTGAAGAATGTATTTACATGGAAATTGAATGAAAATGAAATCAAGGCATTGGAAAGTCGAAAAGGTGTGTTGTGTGAAGCTTTAGGTATGGACAATGAATATGATTGTTTGTTTACTGATATTAACTCAGTGAATGAAGTGTTTGAGTTTGATGAGAATAGTTTAGAGTGTGATGTTGAAGGTTTGAATAAGGTAGTAGAGTACGTAAAATAAGTTCGTATATTCACGTATAATAAAAAATAAAAAAACAAAGGTTATGAAAATTATTAAAGTTACAAGTCTTAAAGATAAAAAACCTGTATATTTAAATGCTGAACAAATAGGGCATTTTTTTAGAGTCCCTGAAAAAATGAGTTATGGTAGTGTTGATGAAGTAGAACATACTAGAGTAGGAGTTACAACTCATAATAATGGAGGATTTTCAATAGTTGAAACTCCTGAAACTTTGATTAAATTAATTAATAAAGCTCAATAAAGGAATAGATTTATCAAATATCTGTTCGTATATTTAGGTATAATAAAAAATAAAGGTTATGAATGTAAAGTTAAAAGATAATGTATTTGGATTCACTTGGAATTATGAAACAGGTGAAGTAGAAGAAGTATTTACTGAGCAGCTTAATGCAAATGAAATCCAATTGATGGGCCGTGTTATGGGAAAAGATATCTGTTTGATACTAGAAGATGCTGATATCGAATTGGTGTTTGGTGAAGATATCGAAACTAAGGACGAATTGGAGGAGATGGGATTAACAGAAGTAATGGAATTGGTTTAATTAAATCCAGTTCGTATATTTAGGTATAATAAAAAATAAAAACGGTTATGACAAAGAAGAAATATAAATCAGGTAAGCTCACACCTATGACTGAGCATATTTTAGTTGATGCTCTTAAATTGTGGCAGCAAGAGTTCATTAAAGTCATTAAAACACAAGATGATGGTAAGCGTAGTATGTTCCACCCGAACTGGACATCGCTTCAATTGCGTGAATTTGGAATTGAGTTTGGTATTGATGAGTTGATTAATGTTGAGTTCATAACCGATTGATTCGGTTACCCAAAATATAGTTCGTATATTTAGGTATAATTAAAAACAAACAACGGTTATGACAGATTTGAAAATTAAGCAGATGGATGATGTTTCTAAACTTCACATCAACTTACAGGGGGCTATCATTGAATTGGTAGAAGAGGGATACTCAGAGGTTGAGATTAAAAAATATCTCAGTATCAAATTTAAAGTTGCACAAAACTTTTTGGAAGAATATTTTGCTCTTTGAGATTTTGTTCATATATTCAATCAAATAAATGGTTATGAAAACAAAAGGAATTAAAGCAATGATGACGGCCCTTAAAGCAAAGGGTGTTCATGTGTGTGGAACCACAGACGAGTTCTACAGTACCAAAAACGAAAACAATGGTATCTGGATCTCGGCTGAATCAACTCCATCCCTATTTGATTACTGGAGTGAAGAATGGGGTGATACATTCGGTGTAAACCCAAAACTAAACACTATGGTGGAAGACAGCGGCTGGTATTTCGAATGGCAGGATCCAGGAACAATGATGGTGTGGGAATCCTAAGGGATTCTCGCCGTACCGTCCGCGGTACCTCATGTATATCGATGGTCCCACGCGCGTTACCGTCCATCGACGGCGGCGGGGTATGGGTGCGCATTTAGGTGAATGATTGAAACCTCTAAAACCTTTACCCCCCGACTAGTATATACTTATATCCCACATTTTCCAAATAATCCCTAATGGGATTAGTGCTTCCAAATAACCCCTTCCGACAAAAAATTCGCGATCCACAAAAAGAAGATCACAAAAAGATTTGGCTACCCGAAGGTATATACGTATATTTAGGTGTTAATAAAATAATAACAACAAAGGAAAAACAGTTATGCTAGCAAATTTGAGCACCATCGAGACAATCAGCAAGGAGCAAGTTAAACAAGTAGCCCCCAGCGTATTCACAAAACACGGATCAAGTACGGTATCCGAGAAGTACTCACATATCCCAACCGAACGAGTTTTGGATGATATGTCCGCGTTGGGTTGGAACGTAGTAGATGCAAAAGAGATCAAATCACGTAAAAACCAAGGTTTCCAAAAACACATGCTTGTGTTCGCTAACCCCGAGATCGTGATTGAAGGAGCGGATGGAGATACTGTTTTTCCCAGAATTCTCTTAACTAACAGCCACGATGGTAAAAATGCATTCACTTTCCAGGCCGGTCTTTTCCGTCTCGTCTGTTCAAACGGATTAGTAATAGCAGATGAGCAATTCGGCAAAATGAAGATCCGACATATGGGATACGATTTTGAGGCGCTTCAGCACCTCATTACCGAGATGGTAGAAAAACTCCCATTAACGGTTGAGTCTATGAATCAATTTAAATCTAAGCAATTATCCGAGGATCAAAAACAACAGTTCGCACTGGAGGCACTAGGATTACGTTTCGATACCGAAAACAAAACTTTTAACGTACAAGATTTCCTTACCCCAACCCGCAAACAAGACAGTGGGAATGATTTGTGGAGCGTGTTTAATTTAGTGCAAGAAAAGCTTGTTAACGGTATGTTCGATTACCGTAGCGCCTCAAAAACGCGTAAAGCACGGCGTATTAAAAACTTCCAACAGGACATCGCCCTGAATAGCGACTTGTATAAACTAGCGCTTCAATACGCGTGAAAAAACCCTATTGGGGTTTTTACTTGTAATTTATTTATAAAAACAATGTTATGTGGGCAATTGCTGTTGTAGTAGCTTTATTGTTATTCGCGTTTATTAAGGGTTTAATTACCGTATTTAAACCGGATAAGGTAGCAATCATTAGATGTGCTACCATTACATTAAGTTTGTTTTTATCCAATATTATTTTTAGTTGGGATGTTCAACATATTGAGGTGTTTTTAGGCGTTTCTCTTACTGTAATTGGGATGTGGGAATGGATAGGGTAGTATATACGGATATTGTGATATTAAGTAATAGCAAGGAAACTTTCGAGTTGAGGCTTGCCTTCCCAACCTTTTCTTTGTATATTTACCCATAATTGAAAATAAAGGGTTATGCTGACTGTATTGATGGTAAACGTTTTGTCTCGAATCTGGGCAAATCGCAATGTGGGAAAAATTGATTGGAGAGATGAGTTGCTTACTTTTGGGTTTAATTTGTATGCCTCGATGACTTTGTATGTGATTTTTAAACTTTTGTGGAATGCCTTACTATAATATTCGACCAAATCGTGATCCTATTAAACGGATTACACCCGAGGAAGCAAAGCAATACATTCCTCTAGTGGAAGATTACACGGGAATTTCGGTTAACCGTTGCCCCTATTATACACTCACTGAAGGTGAAGATGGGTGGGATATAGTTACGTATTTTACCGGAAGAAAGCGTAATAAATATGCTAATCGTACCTCTGATCTTGATTCGTGGGTGTATGTTTTGTCAAATCCTACCATGCCGGGTTATGTAAAAATTGGATTTACCGATCTAACCCCCGAGATTCGAGCAGAGCAACTCTCACGATCAACAGGTATTCCTCTTCCGTTTAAAGTTGAGTGGGCCTTCCATTGCTATAATGCCGAGCAGTTGGAGAAAGAGGTTCACCGTCATCTGGATGGGCAACGAATTGCTGGTAACCGAGAGTTTTTTGATCTGTCAATCGATGAGGCAAAGGAAATTGTAACTAAATTTGGACAGAACTATCTATAAATTTGGAGATGCAAAATTTGTGTAGTATATTTATAGTACAAGAGGGCTGAGTGATGAAATAGGTAGACATGACAGACTTAAAATCTGTTGACCAGCAACGGTCGTGCGGGTTCGATTCCCGCCTCAGCTACAAAAAAGGGGAGACTAAGGTTTCCGGCTATGAGCTGCTCGCGACAGCAAGATAGGTAGCCCCTTAAAATATGGTCCGGTAGCTCAGTGGATAGAGCAACAGCCTTCTAAGCTGTCGGTCGATGGTTCGAATCCATCCCGGATCACTAAAATACTGGCAAGTATCACCTCAAGCTTATACCTTGTAGAAAGTGTAACGGTCACATGCGAGTTCGAGTCTCGTCTTGCCAACTAACATTATTAGCCTGTATAGCATAGCGGCAATTGCAGCTGACTGTAAATCAGCTCCCATTCGGGTTCGGAGGTTCGAGTCCTTCTGCAGGCACAAAAATAAGGTCATGAACAGAATCTTTAAAAGTGGCACTACACATAAACCAATTCAACTAATCCCTTACTTACTTGATTATGTGCAAGCTAATCCAGAGACAAAGATATATGTTGGTAGCGACTCACAAAACAGGGGTCCCGAAACAGTTTACTGTACAGCTATAGTATTAAGGTACCGTAGTAGAGGATGTCACGTTTTATACCACAAGATCAAAGTACCAATCGTTCGTGATTTTTGGTCGCGTTTGTGGCGAGAAACAGAAATGTCAATTGAGACAGCATTGTTCATAGTTGAAAATAGTCCACTTAAAATCGAATCAATCGATTTGGACTTTAACGATGATGAGTTTAAAGCATCTAATAAACTAGTGGCGGCATCAAAAGGGTGGGTACAAGCAGCGGGTTTTAAAAGCACAACAAAACCTGCACTTCAAATCGCTACAAGAGCAGCAGACCATGCTATAAGAGTTTAATGGTAAAATTTGGTTACCCGAGATGTGGTTCGTATATTTATAGTATTAGATAAGTAATGAGTTATTTGATATGTTGGTGAAAATGCCGAAGTGGTGGAATGGTAGACATGCTGGTCTTAGGAACCAGTGCTTTAAGCGTGCGGGTTCGAGTCCCGCCTTCGGTACAAAGGAACACATGTAGCTAATGAGGGGTACGTTTGTATTAACGGGTTCGAGTCCCGGTGAGGGTAGGTAAGCTCTACCCTGACATTACAAACTGTTCTTTTATATAGTCAGGTGGCGGAATGGTAGACGCATCAAATTAGGTTACTGCGTGAAATACTTTCTAATTTGATTATACAGTGCAGCAGTTTAAATACTGAGTATTGCTGGTTCAAATCCAGCCCTGGCTACAATGGAGGTTTGGCAGAGCGGTTGAATGCACCTGTCTTGAAAACAGGCTTACGTGAGAGCGTAACCGGGGTTCGAATCCCTGAGCCTCCGCTAATCGGACCTTTAGCTCAGTCGGTTAGAGCAGTTGACTCATAATCAATTGGTCGTGGGTTCGAGCCCCTCAAGGTCCACAAATAAAATTTGGCTATGTCAGATTTTATTCGTATATTTAATTAACAATAATAAATAAAACAACAAACAAATGAAAAATGCATTTTTCGTGATCGCATTGGCTGCAGCCGCTGTCGCTTGTTCTAACGAGGCATCTACCGTTGAAGGTACTGCCGTTGATACTAGCGTAGTAGCTACTGACACTACAGTGGTAACCGACACTACAGTAGTAGCCGAGTAATACTGAGTCTAGCCGAAAGGTTTAAAGTTGTACCTTCCACTCGAAAAACAACTAATTGCCTTCTTAGCACAATGGTAGTGCAGCTGATTTGTAATCAGCAGGTTGTAGGTTCGAGTCCTATAGAAGGCTCAAATAATTTTTGATCTACGCATATATGTATATGCAAATGGATATAAATAAAATATTTAATCTATTCAATTCAACAGAATTTGATACTCCCTTAGAACAAAAAGCTAAGGCAGCTAATGAACTGATTTTAATTCAAGAGACTCCCATATTTTGGATAGGAATGCTTAAAAAAATTGTCTTAAATAATAAGACTTTCTACCACCAACTTAAACACCATCTCCCTGAACAGTTAGTTAAAGAGATAGCTGGTTTAGATGATATAGCTGATTTAGTTACTTATTCAAGAGTGTGGTTTTACGCCTCTAAATTAAACTTAAAGTGTAAAGTAGATGTAGATGCTATAAAAACTTTTGCTGATGATGATTTAGTATTTGCCTTAGTTATAGCTATTAAATTCTTTGAACAAAAAGAAGAGTACGAGAAATGTGCTCATTTAAAACAAATCCAAGATATAGTTGAGAAATTTATCAAGTAAACTTGATTCCCACATACATCTATATTACCTTATAACCCAACAAAAATATTCTATTATGAGAAATCCAGACTTAGCGATGCAAAAATTAGAAAAACTTAATGGTAAATTAACAACCATGAAAGTTATGATTACACGCCCCACAACAACCACAGAACAATATCATCAACTTATTGCTAGCGCAGAAGAAGTAGTTGAAGATCTTAAGATGATGGTTCAACGTCAAAACTAATTTAAATTAAAGTTATGAATCTTACTGCTGAACAAATCCAAAACAATTGGAACGTATTTTTGGGTATTATTGAGGAACATATTTCCTCACCCCGTAAAGAAAAACTACTTGAATTCTATGATCAGTATGCTGAGCGCGTTATGCTCATGCCTGCTGCTCATAAAAAAGAATACCATAATGCTTTTCCTGGGGGTTATGTGGAACACGTAATTCGTGTTGTACGTTGTTCTCTAAAACAACACCAACTATGGGCAGATGAAGATGCTGATGTGTCAGGATATACTGTTGAAGAACTAGTATTTGCTGCTATCAATCACGATTTAGGTAAGATGGGAGACGATCAACACGAATCCTACATTCCACAAACTGATCAATGGCGTAAAGATAAGCTAGGTGAAGACTATATGTTCAACACTAAACTCGCATTTGCTTCAGTTCCAGACCGTGGTTTGTTCATGCTCCAATCACATGGTATCCAGTATACGTTCAATGAGATGTTAGCTATTCAAACACACGATGGTTTGTATGATGAGGCAAACAAAAAATATCTTATGACTTATATGCCCGAGCAAAAACCACGTACTTGTCTCCCATTTGTACTTCACTTTGCTGATATGATGGCTGCTCGTATTGAGTTTGAGCGTGAATGGTTACCTAAACTACAAGGTAATAAATCTGTTAAGGATACCTCTAATAAAGAAACCCGAAGGTTTGTTCCGGCCGCAGCTAAACAAAAAGCACTTAGTGGTGTTAAAAGTGAAGGACTAAAAAATTTATTAGACAGTATATGATAATTTTAATTATTATACTTTTGGTTGTGGTCGTGGTCCTAGGATTCACGACCTTTAACCTTTTACGTAAGGTTGAACAAAGTGAGGATGAACTAAAACGGAGGCAAGACGCTATTATATCCTACCAAGACTACATTAATGGTTTAGGTAGTACAGTAGAATTTATGACTAAAAGAATTGATGAAGTAGATGCTAAAGGCACCTTTAAAAGCGATGATGAAGTAGGTTTTTTCTTTGAAAGGCTTAAAATGTTAAACGAAATGATAAGACCATACAATATTAAACTATGAGTGAAATAGCTCCAAAAAGGAAAAAAGGCATACAATACTTTACTCAAGAAACAGAAGATTCGATTGTAAGGTATAATAAATCAACAAATCCTTTAGAAAAAGAAAAAATATATCACAGATATATTCACTATGCTTTTTTTAAACTTACTGAAAATATTATCCATACCTTTAAATTCTACTATACTGAGGTAGAAAACATTGAAGATCTTCAACACGAGGTAATTACTTTCCTTCTTTCTAAAATACACTTATATGATCAAAGTAGAGGATCTAAAGCATACTCTTATTTTGGTACAATTGCTAAAAGATATTTAATTATATCAAACACGCGAAACTATAAACGAAGAATTGATAAGGTACCAGTTGAAGGATTAGATGAGAATGAAAAATATTCTTATCAAATTGAAGAAACATTAAGTAATGCTCATGATGATAAACTCTCATATTATATAGATGAGTTTACAACTTACTGTACTGATAATATTTTTGAGTTATTTCCCAAAGATGAGGATGCTCAAATTGCAGATGCTATCCTAGAACTATTCCGTAAGCGCGACAGTATAGACGTCTTTAATAAAAAAGCACTATACATTTATATTCGTGAACAGGTAGACGCTAAAACACCAAAAATAACTAAGATAGCAAACCAATTATACAATATATTCAGATCTAACTATATATATTATCTAGAACACGGTTATGTAGAGTTTAAATAAATATATTTATAACCATGAGCCAGTTTGATAAAGTAATATTCAAAAATAAAACTTTTGGAAATGTCCTAGAGGAGATTTACAATAACCAACAGAAAAAAGATAAGCAGGTAACTGCCCTCATCAATGAGCTAAAACCTATGATTGAAGAAATAGGTGATGCTACTCTTTTAGTTCCATTAATTAAAGAATATATGGAAATAGGAGTTAAAAACGATGATCTCTTAATTAAAATGGCTGCCCTAGCTCAACGTGCTATGAATAGTGAAGGTGGAGAAAGTGCGTTAGGTATCTCTGATGAAGAAAAACAACAACTACTTGATGAGATAAGCAAGTTTAAAACTGAGGAGTAATGGCTAAAACAAGTAGATCAGGTGGAGTTTTAGGGGCTTTATTTGATAAATCAAGATTTTCTATAGCTTTCCCAGTCCAAAATGTTGGTAGAGTAGTTAGTATAGTACTAGATGAAACCCACCCACGTTGGAAAGAACTTGGTGAATGGAATGGTTTAGGTACAATAGAATATACTTTAGTTGACCAACCCGTATCTATAAACCAATCTTACCCTACAGCTAAACCCTATGATCCTTCTACTAGAAGTTTACCTTTAATAAATGAGATAGTTCTTATCTCTTCTTACCCAAATACTGATATAGGAGAATTTACTTCATCTAAGACAGCTTATTATATGAGTGTTGTGGGTATTTGGAATCATCCCCACCATAATGCTTTTCCTCAAAACTCTAATATATTACCTCCATCACAACAAAAAGATTATGTTGAGACAGAATTAGGTAGTGTAAGAAGAGTAACCGATCAATCTACTGAAGTATTTTTAGGGAGAACATTTGTTGAAAGAGGAAATATACATCCACTCTTACCATTTGAGGGAGATAGAATTTTTGAGGGTAGGTGGGGTAATTCAATCCGTTTAGGATCTACTGTTAAAAACACTCCTAATACATGGTCTTCAACAGGTACAAACGGTGACCCTATTACTATTATTCGTAATGGGCAAGGTAACCAAACAGAGGAAGGATGGATACCTACTGTAGAAGATATTAATAATGATGATACTTCTGTTTATTTTACTAGTACCCAAAAAATACCTTTAGAAGCAGCTAGTATCTCTTATTCTAGTTATACTTCTAATCCACCAATTCAACCTAATGAGTACTCTGGTAAACAGCTTATTCTAAACTCAGGTCGTTTAGTATTTAATACTACCGAAGATCATTTACTTTTATCATCAACTAAAACTGTAAATATCAATGCTTTAAACGGCTTTAATGTTGATTCACCACAGTCGGTGATTCAATCTAATAGTGTGTTATTAGGTGGGGTTAATGCGGTACAACCACTACTTTACGGTGATACTACTATAACTCTTTTAACTCAATTAGTAGACCAATTATCTCTTTTAAGCTCCGCTTTGGTAAATACCCCACTTCCTTCAGTTACAGCAGCAGCTGCTCAGTTTATAACTTATCTAACAACCTTAAAGGTTCAATTAGAGACTACAACTAAATCAAATATAAGCAAAACTCTGTAATGGCTGGGATTGATATAACTTCTATACAAAATGGTATCTTTGATCCCAAATCAGCGTTAGTAAAATTGTCTTTACTTCTGATTAAAAAAACATCAGATAACGAGAATTTAATTAAAGTACCCTTAGAAAATTTACTAAAACAAATCCCTACAGACGGTACTTGCCCCGATCCTGTTTTACTACAAAGTATTTTAGATAAACGAAATAATATAGTAGGATTTTTAAACAAGTTTGGATTATTTTTAGATACTACTACTAAAACATATGCTGGAGTTAATGTAACCTTTAATACTCTTTTAGCTACTATTAGAGGGATTAATTTAAGCCGAATAGCAACCTCAACTGCCGCCAAAGCAATACCTTTTGGTCTTCCAGGAGCAATTCCTGCTTTGTTAAGTGATTTAGGAGATTTATCAGATAAGTTAACTTTTAATTCTTTAGGTGAATCTAAATTAGTTAAAAGAAAACAAGATCTAGATACTTTAGCAATCGCTTTAAATATAGTATCATCTTTTGTAAAAAATGTAGTAACTATTTTAAATTCTTTAGACGCGGCACTTTCACTGTGTTTGCAACCCAACCAAACCCTAAACCCTGTAAGTGATAATCTTCAAAAGATAATAACAGATAATCAACAATCTGTAAATGATTCAACTTATCAAGGTTTTATATTCAAAATAGAGGAAGTACCTTTCAGCTCTACTGTTACTCGTAGAAAAGCAGTTGCATTTAACCAATCAGGTATACCTTTAATAGAGACACCCCTATCGTTTACAACTAACGATCAAACATTAATTGATGAACTTAAATTAATTATTAGCAGAGACAATTTAAAAGCTTATTAAATTCAATATTTATAACAGATGAAACCGAGCGAATTAAAATCATTTATTAAAGAAGCAGTTAGAGAAGCTATCCAAGAGGAATTAAAAGATATCCTTTTGGAAGCAGTTCGTGCTCCTAAGACTCCAATAATGGAAGCTCCTGTAGGAGGAATTGGATATGGGATAGCTACTACGAGCACTCCAATAGCAGCTCAACCAAGTACTACATCAGCAACTGAAAAAAGAGCTATGATGGAAAGTATTATGGGAGATATGCGAAGAGGGCAAGATACTCTCTCATTTAATTCATCCGATGCTAGAGGAGCAGGTATAAACCAAACAACTCTACAAGTAGCTCCTGGGATGAACACATCAGGTGAAGGATCCGCTTTACCTTCAGGTAATGTTGGTTTAGATATGATTATGGGCTTAATGGGCAAGAAATAAAATGGCATTCGGAGCACAAAAAATATTCCCAATCGATACTAAGCCAGGAACGGCTGTTGGTGTCGCTATCCCTTTTAATGCTCCAGGTGTTTTTTATTCTACATATACTACAAAAGATGCTATAAGAAATAATCTTATAAATTTTTTCTTAACCAACCCACCCGAAAGATATCTTAATCCTACATTTGGTTCAGGTTTAAGAGCTTTTATTTTTGAACAAATTACTACTGGTAATTTAGACGGTCTTAAAGAAAATATTCAATCACAACTATCTCGTTTCTTCCCTAATGTGATAGTAGCTAGTTTAGATATATTCCAAGACCCAGATACTAACACTATAACAGTATCCTTAACTTACAATGTTATAGATACCGCTATATCAGATGAAATTCAAATAGCATTTAACTAATGGCCATAAGACGTAACATACAATATATAAACAAGGATTTTACCGAGTTAAGAGCAAGTTTAATTAACTATGCTCGTACTTATTTTCCTACAACCTATAATGACTTCTCTCCATCATCACCCGGTATGATGTTTATGGAGATGGCATCTTATGTAGGTGATGTTATGTCTTTCTATTTAGACAATCAAATTCAAGAAACATACTTGCAATATGCCCGTCAAACTAATAATTTGTATGAGCTAGCTTATATGTTTGGTTACAAACCAAATGTAACGCAGGTTGCTACAGTTGATGTAGATTTTTATCAACAAGTCCCAGCTATATTTACTGGTGGAAGTTATGAGCCTGATTTTTCATATGCTTTATTTATCCCAGCTAACACTGTAGTATCTTCTACATCTCCTGATAATGTTTCTTTCATTATAGAAGATCCAGTTGATTTTAGTGTTTCATCTTCAGGTGATCCTACAGAAGTAACTGTATATCAAGTTTCAAGTGGGGGTGCTGTAGTAGATTATTATTTAATAAAGAAAACTCGCAAGGCAATTTCTTCAACTATTAACACTACATCATTCTCATTTGGAACTCCTCAACAGTTTTCAACTGTAGAAATATCTTCTCCAAATATTGTAGGTATTTTAGATATAGTAGATTCTAATGGTAATACTTGGTATGAGGTAGATTATTTAGCTCAAGATACAGTATTTGACTCTATTAAAAATACTAATGTAAACGATCCTAATCTATCACAATATCAAGGTGATACACCATATCTTTTACAACTTAGAGCAGTACAAAGAAGATTTACATCTCGTTTCTTAAATAATACCCTCCTTCAATTACAATTTGGTGCTGGTACTTATACAGATACTGATGAGGAAATTTTACCTAACTCGGATAACGTTGGTTTAGGTTTACCTTTTGAAATAGATAAGCTTACAACTGCTTTTTCTCCCTCTAATTTTACTTTTACCCGGAATTATGGTATTGCTCCTTCAAATACTACTTTAACCGTTAGATACTTAACGGGAGGAGGAGTTTCAGCCAATGTACCAGCTAATACAATTACGTCAATTACAAGCGGTACTCCCCAATTCTTAAACAATAATTTAACGGCTAATACCGCTAATTATATATTTGGAACCTTAGCTGTTAACAATTTAACAGCTGCTGATGGGGGTGGAGATGGAGACACAACTGAGGAGATTAGACAGAATGCTTCAGCTAATTTTGCAACTCAATTACGTAACGTAACCCAAGATGATTATTTAGTAAGAGCATTATCGATGACAGCTAAATTTGGTGTTATAGCTAAAGCTTACATTGAACCTACTAAAGCCCAATCAGTAGCTTCAGGGGCGGCTGCTTCGGTGCTTGATTTATATGTTTTATCATTTGATATTAATAGTAAATTAAGAACTGCTTCTCTTGCTCTTAAGCAAAATTTATCTACTTATCTTTCTCAATATAGAATGGTAAACGATTCAATTAGCATTAAAGACGCCTTTATTATTAATATTGGAATTAATTTTGATATTATAGTACTTCCTAATTATAATTCAAATGAAGTACTTACAAGGTGTATATTAGCAATGCAAGATTTTTTTGCTATTAAAAATTGGCAGATTAATGAGCCTATTATCTTAAGAGATTTATATGTTATTTTAGATGAGATTGAGGGTGTTCAAACTGTTAAAAATATAACTATATCAAATAAAGCAGGAATAGATTTAGGTTATTCTGAATTTGCATATGATATTCCAGGTGCAACTATTAATAATGTGGTTTATCCTTCAATTGATCCTATGATTTTTGAAGTAAAATATCCTAACACAGACATTCAAGGTAGAGTAGTAACATTATAAGACAATGGCAGTATATAAAATTTTCCCAGAAAAAGACACTACTATATATTCGTTGTTTCCAACGATGAATACTGGTATTGATGAGATATTAGATATTTCTAATTTGAATTTTGCAATTAGTAGTAATGCCCAAGTAGCTAGATATTTAATTAAGTTTAGTCAAGATCAACTAAATGGTGCTATTGATAATTTAGCAAGAGGGGCTCAATGGGGTGCTGATTTAAGATGTTTTATAGCTACTGCCCAGGGTATTAACTTAGACTCTCGTTTATATGTTTATCCAATCTCTGGAGCTTGGGGGATGGGTACTGGAAAATACCTAGACCAACCTGTAGTAACCAATGGAGCAAGTTGGGTTTATCAAACAGTAGATGGTGGAAAAGCTTGGGATACAAGTAACTTTAACCCATATGTTACAGCCTCATACTCAGGTAGTACCCCAGGTGGGGGTACTTGGTATACAGGCTCAAGTCTACCCGGATTAGATATATCTCAAACACAAACCTTTACTTACCATTCTGATAAAGATTTAAAGGTAGAAGTATCAGGCACCCTTAAAGCATGGTATTCATCTTCAAAAAATATATTTAGTCCTTATACTAAAATAGAGAACCAAGGTTTCTTAGTTAAATGGGAAGGTTCACAATCTTATGAAGATGTTACAGGTAACTATTATGTAGAGTTTAACCAGAATTTAAACATTCAACCTGTCCTACAATATTACTCAATGGACACTCATACAATCTATCCCCCATGTATAGATTTTAAGTGGAATGACTTTACTTATAACACTTCCTCAGCTGTACCATTGCTGAATACATCACAAGCTTATCTTTCTATAGCTAATAATAATGGATTCTTTTATTCTTCAAGTGTTCAACAATTTAGAGTAGATTGTCGTCCTCAATATCCACCCATTATATTTCAAACTGCTTCAATTTATACCGAAAATTATTACTTACCTACAGCTTCTTTTTGGGCTATTAAAGATTTAGATACAAACGAATATGTTATAGATTTTGATTCAACTTATACTAAGTTGAGTGCTGATACTACCTCTAGTTTCTTTACAGTTTATATGAATGGTTTACAACCTGAGAGATATTATACAATTTTAATTCAAACTACTATTGGAGCAACAACTCAAGTAATAGACAGTAATTTTAACTTTAAAGTTATTAATGGATAATGGCTCAACAGGTAACTTTACAAAAACAAGTTTATGATAAAAATCAATACCAAAAGGTAATTGATACTTCATTTAACCAACTTGTCCAACCTACCTCAATTAATACAGGTTCAGTTCTCCCCTCAATAGATGAGTTTTTTACTTATTATAATCAGTTATTTTTTGATATACCTAAATTTGGAGAAACAAATTCCCATGAGTATCTTATTAAGACTAGTCAAGAATATATTGGCGCTTCAAATATTATAAATGATGAAATACAGGCTTTAATTAATGAAGTAACAGAATTAAGACAAGAAAATTTAGAACTTCAACAACAATTGCTTACTATAGTTCAAACTACAACTAATGGCTAATACAGTAACTATAAATAATATCCCTAGTAACTTTTTTGAATTGCAGGACTACTCAATTCAAGATGATAATCTTATAACTAATAGTACAGTACAGTCTACTTTTGATCCCTTACAAAATTATGTTTCATATTTTATTTATAATTTAAATAATGAAATAATTTATTCTAATGAAGCTGGATTTAGTGGTTGGAGTTTTATTGACCAACAAGTTTATCTTGATCCTCAAGCTGATTTAGAGAAAGTAGGATATGATATAGGTAACTATAATACTTTATATCTTTTCCTAAATAATGAAGCTTCTAGCTCTATATTTAATCAATTCTATATTGAAGATATATCTTCAGATAGAACTGAGTTGAGACTTAATACTACACAGATTATTAATAGTAATGTAGTAAATGGAGTTAGTTCTTTAATTAATAAAATACAAACTAGTACTCTTACTTATTTTGACTTTTATCTTAATTTTGGAGGAAATCAGTTAGTAATAGCTAATAATATTTTACTAGATAATACTAACCCTAGTGACCCAACTGTTTTAATTAAGCTTTATGAACCTCTTCCTATTAATTTTATTTTAAAGGATGAGTGTTGGATTGTTACCCAAGTAGCAGAACCTATTGCTTATAACATCAATATTGTTGAGCTATTTCAACCTGTAAGTGATTTTACTTATTTAAAAGGTCCTAACTTAAACCTTAATGTTAAAGACCAAATAAATAATTCAACAGAATATGCTAATTATACTAATTTAACTACAACCACTTACGCTACAGGTCCAACCAATCTACAATACCAAATTAATAGTATTTTAGCTGAACGTGGTATTGAAATAAATGTAAATTATTCTGATTACAATAATTTTATATATTTTTCTTCAGCATTAACTCGCTTAGAGAACTTTTATTATAAACTTCAACTTATTGAAGAATATACTTACAGTGCTAGTTTATCAAATAATGCTGGTGGGTCTTATACAGTTAATAGTAAAAATATTTGGCAAAGTAAAATAGATGAAATCATTACTACATTTGATGGTTATGATTATTTCTTATACTATGACTCAGGGTCTGGTGCTTGGCCTAAAACTAACTCAATTTACCCCTATAATAATGCTACTACTACCTCAGCAGCAGGTATATCCTTTATTCAAATTCAATCAGTTGTAGCAGGTGAGTATGATGAAAATAATAACAACGCTTTAATCAATGCTATTCCTTCTTACTTAAGAGAAGATTCAGCTAATGCCCAATACGAATTATTCATTGAGATGTTAGGTGAAATGTTTGATAACATTTGGATCTATTATCAAGATGTAACTGAAAAATGGAATGCTGATAATCGTCTACAATATGGTGTTTCTAAAGATCTTGTAGCTGATGTTTTAAGAGATTTAGGTTTAAAAATATATGAGAGTAGTTTTGGCTCAGCTGATCTATATACTGCTTTACTAGGTGTTACCCCTTCAGGTGATTTATTCCCGTTCCCTTATATGACAGATTCATTACCTACTCCTAGTGGGTATGAATATGTTAATACTTCAATCTCAGCTTCTAACCAAGCAGTTCCTTTAGAGGACATTGAAAAAGGAACATATAAAAGATTATACCACAACTTACCACTTCTTTTAAAGAAAAAAGGTACAACAGTTGGTTTACAAGATCTTATCACTACCTATGGTATTCCTTCTACTATCTTAAGAGTAGCAGAATTTGGTGGTAAAGATAAAGATGAGTCAAACGATTGGGATTATTACAAGCAGAGATACAACTATAAGTTTGATACAAAAACTAATGGTTGGATTCAAACAGATTGGGCTTTAAACAGTAAATGGGGAGTAACACCTGCTAAATCTCTAGAATTCAGATTCAAGAGCCCAGGTTTAACTTCAACCCTAAACTATGCTCTTAGTCAATCTCTTTGGAGTTTAGATAATGGTACCCCTGCTAAAATTGTTTTAGAATATACAGGCTCAGGATATACTTCAGGTTCATATAGTGGTTCTATAGCTAATCCTTATAACGAATATGCTAATTTAAAACTTATAATAGGTTCAGATTCAGCAAGTGTTTATTTACCATTCCTTAATGAGGATTGGTGGTCAGTAGCAGTAACAGTGAATCATGATGATGATCCTGCTAATTTTACTTTATATGCTGCTAATAACATTTATAATGGAGATGATGGTTCTACTATAGGATTTATAGCTTCAGCTTCTGTAAATACTAGTGTTAGTAACTGGACAGGTGGGACTACTTCATACTTCCCCTCTGACTCAAGAAATACTATAGGTACTTATAGCCCATTTATAGGATTATACCAAGAGATAAGATATTATACTGAGGTTATAACTGACTTAGTATTTAGAGACTATACAATGAATCCTGACTCAATCGAGAGTGATTTATTGGATCCTAATTTAACTGCTTTAGCATTTAGAGGATCTTTAGGAGGTGAGCTATATACAGGTTCTATTTCAATTCATCCTAAAGTAACAGGCTCTTGGGTTGCTACTGCATCATTTGCTTCTAATAGCAATTTTACAGTTACAGGGGGTGATTATACTTCAAACACTGAAACAGTTTACCTAGATCAACCAGCAGCTGGTATTAAAAATATTGTATCAAATAAAATACAAGTTGTAGATATGAACCTACCTTCAGGTAGTACCTTATCTCAATACCGCTCAATTCAACAACAACCCCCAGGTGGTAGCACTTACACAGAAAACTTAGCATATACTGAGGTAGCATTCTCCCCTCAAAACGAGATCAATGATGATATCATGGCTCAGTTAGGTTTCTTTAACATGGGAGACTATATTGGTGATCCAAGACAACGTTTTACTGAGGCTGAATCGTATCCTGATTTGGATGCTTTAAGAAATGCTTATTTTCAAAAGTATATTAACAACTATGATCTAAACGATTATGTTCGTCTTATCAAGTTTTTTGATAATTCGTTGTTTAAAATGGTTAAGGACTTTACCCCTGCTAGATCATCTTTAGCTTCAGGAGTAGTTGTAAAACAACACTTGCTTGAAAGAAACAAATACCCACAACCTGAGGTAGAATGGGCTAGATATGATTATTCTGGTTCAATTGATACTGGTTTTATAGAGGGTGGAGCTGGGGGTTCAGTAAATAAATTAAATAGTTTAGATACAAACCCATACTATTTAGCTAGTGGTTCATCTAATAATTTCTTCCTAACCCAGAGTTGGATTGAAGAAGTAATTAACCCATATGGTTTAGCTTATATTACTCGTTCATCTCAGGAAGAATTTTATAATGGTGAGTATAAAGGCTCTACTCTAACAGTAGAAAATGGTGAGTTAAACGAGGCTAACCCTTACAAAAATCCATCTATTACACCATTATTTTATGATATAACAGTATATGATTCAAGAAATGTTTCATCTGGGGATTTCTTAACTTTATATGTTACTCCTGCAGGTCAAATGTATATTTGGTATGAAGAAGGATCACCACCTCCTTTGGATACACCAGCAGGTACTCAATTTGGTCCAACTTATGCTTTAATTAATTATACAGATCAAAATGCGGTATATTCCAAAGTTGAAATAATTAATATGTCAGAATTTACTTTAATAGTTCCGGGCACCACAAGTCCTAGAACGTTTAAAGTGGTTAATGTTGCAGATCAAGGGCAAGTGGCTGTTTTAACTTTACTTCCTGATGGAGGAACAGTTACAAATGGGGCCTCATCTACTGATGTTCTGGTCTCAGTTGAGCCTTATTTACCAAGAGTATTTGCTAATTCAGATTATAATGCTTTAATTAATAACAGTGAATTAAATCGACAAAGTCAGTTTATCCAACAAGTTGATTATACTACTAACCAATTAGTACCTGTTAATTTTAACCAAATTATAACTAACACAGCTTTTCCTGCCTCTATCCCAGATTCAAATTATACTATGAGAAAACATATCTACCCAAGATATGTAGGTAGTAAAAACACAACAGATAACTTTAACATAGCATCTGTAAGCAATGCCAATAGTATAGAAATTAGCCAAAATGTTGATTTAGGGAATACACAACTTGGTTTACCATCTGTGGATCTAAACAGAACATACTTTGCTTACTTTAACTGGGCAGGTGGAACAGCACCAGAATGGGGTAACATTTATGAGGATAAAACAACATATAACCTACGTTATATAATAGATGAAAATGGAAATGTTATAAGACCTATAAATGATTCATCCGGAATTAATTTAGGTATTATGAACCAAAACTTTACTGAAGGAACAGACGTAGTATCAGCCTTAACTAATACTAATATATTTGGAACTGAACTTTCAATATTAAATGGTACTTATAATGTATTTAAGAGTGGAAAAACCATTCAACCTATTCTTTACAGTCAAACCCAAAGTTATGATGGGAATGGAAATGTAACCGGGTATGGTTATACAAGTTCTTTAAACTTTAATATCCAGTTAGGTACTACAGGAGTTACAAATTTTGCATTTAATGCTTATAAAACAAGTACTCAAACTTATACCTCTATATCTGATACCTTAATAACATTCCCCACTGAATCATTCGATTATCGAAATGCATACAATACCGGAACATCTATTTATACATTTACACAAAATACAGATGTTGAGGTTTCATTTATAGCTAATTTAAGAGTAAATCCTTCATGGGTTCCTGACCCTGATGTATCGTCTCCTCAAAGACTCCAAACAACTTTTGCGATCCAAAAATCAACAGATGGAGGATCTACTTGGACCAACCTAACTACAGGTGGGGCTATATTTACCTCAGGAGGTACCAAAACTGTAACTTTAACTACTTCATTTCAAAACTTTAATTTAAATGATCAGGTTAGAGTAATATCAACCGGATATAACATTAATCCTAATCCTGATACAGCTACAATAAACATTTTAGCTACAAATACTTATTTTACTAATAAACAACTTCAAGGTGGATTTTCTGTACCAACAGCCTCAGCTGCTTATTGGACAACAGGATCAGTTACTAGTACAGTACTAACAGCATCCCTTGAGTTAACTAACTTATATGGTTACTACGCCTCTGGTATAGAAAATAGTGGTTTCAATGCTATTAGTTATCCGTTTACAGTTCAATCTTATGATGAGATAAGATTTGAGGCAATTGAACCAAACGCTTATACTATAGTTTCAGCATCCCTTGATGACAGATTATATTTATACCTCGATAAGGTTATATCACCAACAGGTAGTAATGCCGATTTCTTCCTAATCAGAAGATATGTAGATGATCCAGCTTTTATCGTCCTAGATGTAGATAAACCTGCAGGAGATTCTGGTGAAGGACTTTTAAAACCAGAATATTTAACAGGCCGTATCGAAGGTAAGATAGATCAAATATTAGAAAATTTACAAGAAAGAGGATTAATATCTCCTCAATAATATATGGCTGAACAAAGAATAGCAAATAAACGTCTTGACACTGATGGAGGTGCTTGGATTGATAGACGTTTAGCTTTCAATAAAGAAAATCTTCCAGTCTTAGATCAAGGTTGGAATGATTATGCTTTAACTATTGATGAGTTTGGGGTTACTTCTTTAACTCCCTTAAGCAATCAGTTTTTTTGTATTCAATATGAGTATACTTCTAGTACTGATACTTTACTTAACCCATCAAGTAGCCACTTTTCTTTAAATAGTTTAACTTCATCATTAGTAACCACAGCTTCCTTTAACTATACTAGTTCTGCAGGATTGCCTATGCTGTCATATTTTCAAATGACAGACCCAGTTTATAGTGGATCTTTAACTATTGTTAATAAAACTGACGCAAGTAAATTTGTAATTTTTGAATTTGATGGTTTTGTTAATAAAACATCATTTGGAGAATTTCACTTTGTTTCATCTTCAAATAATGCTAGACTCTCCTCTTCAGCTTTTATAACTGATATATTTACAGAAGATGTTCCTGTTTGTATAAGTTTTGATTTTTTTGGAGCTGGATCAGGTGGAGGAGGTAGTGTAGGTCCACAAGGAGCTCAGGGTGCACAAGGTGCACAAGGTGCCCAAGGAGCACAAGGATTACAAGGTAATACAGGAGCACAAGGTGCAACAGGTTCCCAAGGTGCCCAAGGCGCTCAAGGCGCTCAAGGTCTACAAGGTGCACAAGGTGCTCAAGGTCTACAAGGTGCACAGGGTGCCCAAGGAGCTACTGGTGCTCAAGGTGCAGTAGGAGCTCAAGGAGCCCAAGGTGCCCAAGGTCTGCAAGGTGCTCAAGGAGCACAAGGTTTACAAGGTGCTCAAGGATCTCAAGGTGCACAAGGAGCACAAGGAGGAACAGGTGCCCAGGGAGCCCAAGGTGCACAAGGTTTACAAGGAGCACAGGGTGCACAGGGTGCACAGGGTGCTACAGGAGCCCAAGGCGCACAGGGAGCTCAAGGTGCTCAAGGAGGAACAGGTGCACAGGGTGCCCAAGGTTTACAAGGAGCACAGGGTGCACAGGGAGCTCAAGGTGCTCAAGGTGTGCAGGGAGCTCAAGGTGCTCAAGGCACTACTGGACCTACAGGAGCCCAAGGTGCTACTGGTAATCAACTTGATATTTACTATACTGGATCTCTTACTAGAGCTGATGTTGATGCTATAAATTTTGTAGATCAACTTTATGCTATTACATCTGGGTCAACTGGTGTTGAAGTAGGGATTAATCCTCCAGGACTAGATAAAGAAGTATATTTTAAATCAGGTAGTGAATGGCATGCTACTGCTAGTTTATTCTATGATTATGATAATACTACTTTATATATCTCTCAAAGTTATGACTCAAGAAATCCCGGGGTATTAGGATTAATTGTAACTAGCTCTGAAATAGGGGATAATCAATTTGTAAAAGTTGGACCTCCTATAGGAAATGGTAGAAATAATTCATATGCTCAAATAGGAGGACTTGAGATTAACGGTGGTGGGTTTATTGGAGGTAGAACCCCTAATAGCGCATCGGGGATTTGGGTAAACCTAAATAATGATGAAAGAATAACTATTCCTACTTCTATAAGTTCTTATGTATTAGCAGGTAGTGACTATGCTAGATCTAGATTTATAAGTTTAGCAATTTCTGCTTCTGCTGGACTAGCTAGTTTAAATGATAAATGGTCATTTGTAGCTGATTCTCAATTTACTAAACCTAGGTTAACTACATCAGCTTCTTTAGCTATATCTAGCTCAGGGCAAATTTATGGGCCTCATATATCTAATATTGCTCAATCTCATTTAATTGGGCTCAATACAGCCTCTGGAGAGTGGACATATTTTTCTTCTTCCCTTTTACCTTTCTCTAATGTTAACATCTATAACTCAGATGGTTCTTTAACAGGAAATAGAACTGCTGATTTAAACAGCTATAATCTATCCTTTACCTCAAGTATAGCTACAATTTCTCCATCTAACCAACCTGTCTTGTTCTTAAGTTCATCAGGAATAATTGGTATGGGGACTAATACTCCTGCTAGTAATCTCCATGTTTTAGGAACGGGAATTGGTAATTCTAATGTAGGTATTACTGTTACTTCTCAAGCACAAGAAAATGAAGTATTCCTTTTACTATCCGAAGAAGGAGCTACAACTACTCAAGGTACAAGAATAACATATGATTCTGATTCTAATATAGCAGCTACATATTTTAATAATATAAGAACTGTTGGTGGGAATGGTAATGCATTTGAATTCCAGTCTGGTAATTTTGGAAGTGGTACTCAATTGGTTACTTTCCGTAGAGATGGAAAAGTTGGATTGAAATATGATACAGCTTATTTTAATGGAACCCCACCAAGTGCTTTATTATTTGTTTCAGGTAATATCCATGCTTTAATACCTTCATCATCACAATCTAATATATTAGGTTATAATACAACTACAGGGTTATTTTCCTATTTTAATACAGGATCTATAATAGCAAATGCTCTTAACATCTATAATAGTGATGGCACTTTAACAGGAAACAGAACTGTTTTAGCTATAGATGATACTTTAATGTTTCGTTTATCTGGGAGTAGTGAATTTCATATCTCAGATGGAGCTATAGCTGGGTTAAATACTTATGATTTCTTTATATCAGGTAGTGGGTTATTTGCTCAAAATCTATTACCTAATATAACTACTCCTAATGTTGTAGGTTTTAACCCAAGTACAGGACGATTAACATATTATAGTACTAGTTCATTTGGTGGATCTGTTAATACTGGTTCTTTATTAGTAACCGGCTCTGTATCTAATGCTACTTTAACATTTACTAAAGGTGATGGAAGTACATTCCCTCTAACTGTAAATAATGTTAATAATGCTATAAGTGCCTCATTTGCTACAAGTGCCTCTCAAGCTATAAGCGCTTCATTTGCTACTTCAGCTTCTAGAGCAGTATCTGCTTCATTTGCAACTAGTGCCTCATTTGCAACTACAGCATCATTCGCTAATTTAGCTGCATCTGTATCTCAATATTTTATTGAGGTAACAGATGAAGGAACAGATATAGGAGGTCCATTTACTACTCTTAATTTTACAGGATCAGGAGTTATAGCTAGTAATGCTGGTGGAGGAATAGTTGATATTTTTGTAGCAGCCTCTGGTAGTGGAGGAGGTGGAACACCTGGTGGTTCAGACGGTCAAGTACAATATAATAATGGTGGATCATTTGGTGGAGCAATATCAATGTCCTATGATGATGTTAATAATAGAGTAGGTATAGGAACCTCTACCCCGGGTCACACATTAACAGTAGTAGGAGCTATCTCTATTACAGGATCTAATCTAAATAGTACATCTTTAAGATTCCAAGACACAACCGGAACCTCTAGAAATGCTATGTTTGTAAGTTCCTCTAACTGGTTAACAGTAGGAAACACAAGTTATACAGGTGTAGATCTTATCAAAAGTGCTAGAATCAGTGGATCTCTTTTTGACGTAAACAACAGCTCAGGTAGTGCTAATCAAGTACTTACATCAACATCTAATGGTATAGCTTGGGCTACTGGAGGTGGAGGTAGTGTATCAGGTTCACAATATGCTATTCCATACTTTAGCTCATCTACAGTACTTGGAGATACAACAAACTATTTTGAACCTTTTAATGGTTATACAGTATTTAATGGAAATACCCCCAGATCAGTTGTAGATATTGAAAATGGAGCAGCACCCGTAGAAGGTTTAAGAATTAGAGAGCCTTACACTCCTACAGGTAATGGTGATAGTAGTGGTTACCAAGGACAGATAACTTGGGATGAAGATTATTTATATGTTAAAACCGCTTCTGGGGGTTGGAAACGAGTTTTATTAAATGGTTCTTTCTAATTTAAACGTGCCACTAATTTTTTCTTTTTGTATATTTATAACAAAACCTAGACTTTAAACAACAATGGGATATTTAAATAACGCAGTAGTAACAGTAGATGCTATCTTAACAGATGTAGGTAGAGAGTTACTTGCTAAAAACGACGGTTCATTCCGTATTACTCAATTTGCTTTATCTGATGATGAAATCGATTATACACTTTATAATCCAACTAACCCTTCAGGTTCAGCTTATTATGGTCAAGCAATTGAAAACATGCCTCTTCTAGAAGCATTCCCTCTTGTAACTCAAGAAATGAAGTATGTGTTAACTACACTACCTCGTGGAACCTCTAAAATGCCAGTACTTGATCTAGGATATGCTGCAATCACTCTTAAACAAGGGGCTTCATTAGCAATCACTCCTCAAACCCTAAATTACCTAGGTGGTAATTCAACTTATGAGACCTCAGGCTACACAGCCACTATCTCAGATGTTAGAACACTTAGCCAATTCAATGGTGTAGGTATCAACACCCCAGATGCAATAGCTCTTAATTCAACTACAACAGTTGGTACTAACGTATCTAAAACAGTAATTGGTACCACAATTAACTTAACCGCAACTACTGTAAATACATTATTTGGTTCAAATTCAATCTTACAAGCCACTTTAACAGTAGTAGGTAGAGATTCAGGTGCTCGTATTACAATCCCAGTAACTATTACAAAACAATAAGATTAAGATATGTCATTTAAAAGATTAACCCCATCCGATTTCTTAGTCTCAGCTGATTCGGTTACAGCACCTTGTTGGACTAATAATGTATATAACTTAACTACATTTTTTACTTCCTCAACCCAAGTAAATAGCTCACAAGGTTCATATGTATTAGCTACTTACCAAACTGCCTCTACTTTAGATACAGCCGCTATCCAATTCTATGTTGGGTATGCTAATGCTGTAGGTTCAGGTTCAGTACCATATGACACAAATGTCGTAGGATATTCTCCATCCAAAACCTTATATGGTCAGTATAGAAATCTTATCCTAGAGGATGAGAACTCAGCTTTTATATTTGGTAATGTAACTCAATCTCAATTCCATATTATCTCAGTTGAGAGATCAAATTATAAACAATCTCTTTTCCCAGGTTCTTTAAATCTTACATTAACTAAGAGTGGAGCTACTCTTAAATTAACAGATAACAGTAATGATATTTCTGTAGTACCTTATATTAATGGAACTAGAGTATACCAAATTGTATCTGGATCTAATGGATCAGCTTATTCAGGAACAGGATATTCTACCAACTCAGGTTCATATGGTTGGTTTATTCCGGATATGGGAACTATTTTATTGAACTCTGCAGCTTTAGCTGTAGCCGGAGGAGCTGGGGGTGGTATAGGTTTAACAATTACCTCTACTAACACAAGCAATACAGTCAACTATACAGCTTTATTTGATGCTATTAAAACTGGTGCTTCATTTACTCTAAACTCTCAAGAAAATATTACCTCAGATTATGTTTATGTAAGACCACAGAACGCTGAGTTTAACTATACAACTAACCCATCATTTATCTCAGGTTCAACTGGTGAGGTACTTTATTCAAGCTTTATTAATAACCCACAAACATATATTACAACAGTTGGTTTATACAACGATGCTAATGAGTTATTAGCCGTAGCTAAATTGTCTAGACCATTGGTTAAGGATTTCACTAAGGAAGCCCTTATTAGAATAAAGTTAGATTTTTAAATGAATGAGTGCTTGGAAACAATTTTTAGCCTCTGATATAATTGTTACACCGTTTACGGTTAACAAAAATTTTGATTTTCCTTATTCACAATGGGCAACTGGATCTGACGGTCAATTAGTTGGTATTGATAGGTTTTTAGGTACAAATGTTGATTGGTTTGATGATCAATCAACTACAGGTACATTGTCTACCCAATACCAAGCTTTAATTTACCAATCAATTAAACAACTTTATTACAGCAATTATTTATCTTCTAGTGCTGGAGATAATGTATCTCAGCCTGTACTATTCCCTGGTTCTAATACGAGTGGAGATGTTTTAATAGGGGCTATTCAAAGTCCATTATATGATAATTTTTTACAGAGTACACTAGTTCCTACTAGATTTATTCCTACAGGATCAGGAAATACTATAGGAGTTATCTCTATCCCATCTAAAATTTATGGTGATTATATAGTACCTAATTCTTTTAGATTTACCTCAGCTAGTGTATCATTAGTAGATGATGGTGAGGGTAATATTATAGTTGAATCAAATGGTGCTAATTTTGGAAATATTATATACACCCAAGGTCTAATTATATTAACAAACTCATCATCATACTCAGATGGAGGGGGTGGTGGTGCTACTTTTGAAGGATATGGATATGATGATTATGGTGTAGGTGTTTATGGGGCTGGAGATGCTGTTCCTTCTATTAATAGTTTTATGACATCCACTAATGTGACATGTTCTTTCTCCAGCTCAATTATTATTTATGAAACACAGTACAAATGTACTATTAGAGAAAATGAATTTAATTTTACTTTAAATACATCAGCTAGAGATAGTGATGGGAATTTAAGTAGTAATGTTACTGGTTCATTTTTCTCACCATATGTTACAACAGTAGGGTTATATGATAATGCACAAAACTTATTAGCCGTGGGGAAATTAGCTCAACCTTTACCTACATCTAACACCACTGATTTAACAATTTTAGTAAATATAGATAAATAAAATGGCTCTAGTACTATCAAAAACCGGGATAACAACTTCAAACACTGTTGAAGCATGGCATGTTACTCAATCTGTAGATGCTTTAACAGGGACCGCAGCTTATAATATTTCTATAAGTGGTAGTCTTAGGATTACAGGCTCTGTAGTTTCTACTCAAGGAATGTCAGGTTCATTTACTGGTTCATTTGGGGGTAATTTGAATGGTACTGCTTTATTAGCCACATCAGCTTCATTTGCTTCAACAGCAGCTAATGCTACAAGTGCTTCATTTGCCTTAACAGCTTCCTACATTAGTAGTATTGCTAGTTCATCATTTGCTACAACTGCTTCTTTTAGTACTAGTTCATCTTTCGCTACAACTGCTTCTTTTGTTAGAGTATTCCCTTACACCGGATCAGCTATAATATCAGGTTCATTTGAAACTTATGGATCATCTCGGATAAATGGAGTAAATGTAGGACTTAAAAATGTCTCAAGCACTCAAGTAGGTAGCGCTGCTTTATTATCTTTAACCTCAGGTGATGGTAATACTGCTGTAGGGTACCAAGCTGGATTTAATCTTCAAGGTGGAGGAGTTAATACTATAGTTGGAGATTCAGCTTTGTTACAAGCAACATCAGCTGATAATAATACTGCTTTAGGATTTTATTCATTATATAATATAACTACAGGTGCAGGTAATACTGCAGTAGGCACAAATAGTGGATATAATAATAATACAGGTAATTATAATGTTTACATAGGTAATGAAGTTTTAGGAGTAGCCGGGGAGTCTAATAAACTTAAAATACATAGCTCAGTATCTAATACTACTAGTCCTCTTATCTTAGGTGATTTTTCAACTAGAGATTTAACTATAAATGGGGACTTAATAGTTTCTGCCTCACAAGTTCTAACATTGCAACCAATCCACCCACTACCTTCAGGTGTAGCTACTGGGTCATTTGCTGTATCCGCAAGTACCCCTCCTAGACCATATATGTGGGATGGATCATCTTGGTATGCATTATAAATAATAATTTATGTGGTTATATAATAATAAAGAGGTATCTAGCTTAGAAGATTTCCCAGCAGATACCTATGGTTTTATTTATCAGGTTACTCACGTTCCAAGTGGATTTTCTTACATTGGTAAGAAAGTACTATACCACAACGTGAAGAAAAAACTCACCAAAAAACAACTCGCTGAGCAATCTGGTAGGGGTAGAAAATCAACCACCGAGGTAATCCAAAAGGAAAGCGATTGGAAAACATACTATGGTTCAGCTAAACCAATCTTAGAGTTACTCAAGCAAGGTAGACAAGACGAGTTCGAGAGAGTCATCTTAAAGTTGGTTCCCAGTAAAAAGCTACTTACCTATTACGAGTGCAAATATTTATTTACAATGGGGGTATTGGAGGAACCGGAAAAATGGTACAACGATAATGTGCTCGGGAAATTCTTCAGAAAAGACTTTATAGAGTAAGCTTGGTTATCCAAGCTTTCTTTATTATCTTGTCTACATGGTAAATCAACTAGTAGTCAACTTAGTTAACTCTGTTATAGGAGCCGGCAAACAAACAGCACGCGGCAATCAAGCCCACACGTGCCCGTTCTGCAATCACCACAAACCCAAACTCGAGATCAATTACGATGAGAATGCTACTTTTTATCAAAAATGGCATTGTTGGGTGTGTGGTAAAAAAGGATCCAAACTACTTAGCCTATTCAAAGCTATAGATGCCCCACAAGATAAGATAACAGAGCTCCGCTCACTTGTAGGATCGGGACACCACATTACCACTAACCAAGCCCATTTCGATATCAAACTCCCAGATGAGTTTAAACCACTATCCGAGATAACAGAAAACGATATTGTAGGGAGACATGCTTTAATCTACCTTAAAAAACGAGGCATTTCAAAACACGATATACTCAAATACAATATAGGATATTGCGAGGGTGGTGTCTATAACAAGATGATCATTATACCATCGTATTCTACCGAGGGTAAACTAAACTACTTTGTAGCTCGCAACTTTGACTCGAACTCTCCAGTCAAATACAAGAACCCACCACTCAGTAAAAATATAGTACCGTTTGAGCTATTCGTAAACTGGTCCTCTCCACTCGTATTGTGTGAGGGGCCATTTGATGCTTTGGCTATCAAACGCAACGCTATCCCACTTTTGGGAAAACACATTCAAGATAACTTAATGAAGCAGATCGTAACATCAACTGTAAAGCAAATCTATATTGCCCTGGATAAGGATGCGATGAAAGATGCTTTAAAACACGCCGAGATGTTACTAGGGGAAGGAAAGGAAGTTTATTTAGTAAACCTGGAGGATAAGGATCCAGGTGAAATGGGATTTGAAAAGTTCACATCCCTCATTCAAAATACTTACCCGTTAACTCAATACGATTTAATGGCTAAAAAACTCGAATTAATATGAGTAAAAGAAACATCAAGCAATCTTACAATCGCATTTTAGAGGTTTCAGAAGATGCTAAACAGATTACTATGCCAGACTCTCGTTACTATAGACGTAACGGAAAATATTACCCATCAATCACTTACGTGTTGTCAGCTTATCCAAAAGGAAAATTCTTCGAGGATTGGTTAAAAAAAGTAGGCTATTCATCAGAATATATTGTTAAAAAAGCAGGTGAAGAAGGTACAGCCACTCACGAGCTAATCGAGGAATATCTAAACGGTAAAGAGCTCCATTTTCTAAACGAGGGGGGCAACCCACAACACAATCCAGATGTGTGGCAGATGTTTCTTCGTTTTGTAGATTTTTGGGAGACATACAAACCTAAATTGATTGAGACCGAAGTTCATTTGTTCTCCGATGTATATGAGATTGCGGGCACCTGTGACTTGGTTTGCGAAATCGAGGACGAGTTATGGATTATAGACTTCAAAACATCCAACCATCTACAAACTACATACGATCTACAAACAGCCGCCTACGCTACGTGTTACGAGGAATGCTACGGTAAGCAAGTTAACCGCACAGCTATTTTGTGGCTCAAATCATCTAAGCGTGGGTCAAAAACTGGATTTATGCAAGGTAAGGGATGGGAAATATATGAATCTAAACGCACTACAGAGGAAAACATGGATATATTCAAAACAGTTAAGAAATTGTTTGATCTAGAAAATCCAAATCACTCACCTATCTTTACTGAGTTCAAGACTGTAGTTAAGAGAGAACTCTGATATTTATACGTAAACGCGCGTATATGATTTCACTGATAAGATTACTAAAGGAGGTACAAGGTTCTCCTAAAGCTATTATACTTGCTGGGGCTCCCGGTGCTGGAAAATCATCTGTTACAGATGAGATAATCCGTGATCTTGGTTTAACGGTACTAAATATTGATGATTATTTTATTAAAAATCTCCGCAACGCTGGCATCTCACTTGATCTAAAAAGAGCAGATGCTGCTGGTAGAAGTGGAGCAGCTATAGCAATGGCATCAGCTAAAGAACCTTATAAGGCTGAGTTAAAACAAGAAATTGAAAAGCGTGGGAATATTGTCATTGACGGTACAGCAGCATCATATAATGAAACCGTTAAATTAAAGGAAACATTAGAGGAAGCTGGATATGATGTAATGATGGTATTTGTATACTCTTCACTTGAAAAATCACTTAAGAAAAACGAAGATAGATTCGAGCGTTCAGCTGGTGAGGATAGAAGTTTGATGCCAGGTATTGTAATGCAAACATGGGCAAACGTAACAAAAAACTTTATCCCGTACCTTAACTTATTTGGTCAAAACTTTGTAGCTACTACAAAAGACAAGGATCCGTTTGGTAAAAGAAGTTTAGAAGATATAATTAAACGTTATATTGATCCTTTCAAACCACAAGATACCAAACCAAAAACAGAAAAAGAAGCAGCTAAATCCAGAGCTGATAAAGAAAAACTAGAACAGGAAATTCTATCATTACGCAACAAAGAAAACGTACAAAATATTATTCAACAAACAGTCTCTATCCCAGAGGCTCAGTCTAAAATAAAACAATTCCTTAACTCATGAAAAAATCAGTATTAAAATCCCTTATTAAGGAAGCCCTTGAAGCAGAAACAATGGAAATGAAAGAGCCATATAACGAGATTGGCGAAATCATTCTTGTAATGAAACCAATGAGAGGTATGTCTATGGATGATATGATCCGTCCTGCTTCAATCTACGATACTATTGACATGAACGAGATTGCAGCTGCTTATGCAGGTACTAATAAATCAGCGGCTCGCAAACATGCTAAAACAGCTATGAAAGAGTACGAAATGCAGAAAGAAGCTCTTAAGCGCGAAATGGAAGAGTATAGAGCAGCTAAAACAGCAATCGCTGATAAGAAAGCTAAGGCAAAAGAGCTTATCATGAAGCTTCAGTAAATGGACGAATTAACTAAGTTTTTAGTTAACGAGCTAATAGACGGAAAATCCGTTACAGCAATCTATGGGGGTGGTTTTAAACCACCCACCAAAGGTCACTTTGACTTAGTTAAAACAGCTTTAAAAGATTTTAAAGACATAGACAAATTTTTAATCTATGTTGGTGGGGGTGTTAGAGATGGAATCGAACAAGAACAATCTATGCAAATATGGGATATTTACAAGGAATTGCTCCCATCTAAAGTTCAAATAGAACCATCAGCTTCCCCAATCGGAGATATCTTACGTTATGCTAAAAACCACCCAGACGAGAAAGTATATTTTGTTTTGGGTTACCGTGAAGGTAGAGAAGATGATTTACAAGATATTATCTCTCGCACCAAGGGGGTAGAAGAAAAATACCCTAACATAGAGGTTCGAGTAATTAAAACCCCAGCTGGTGATATGAGTGGAACAAACGCTCGTAAAGCACTTCAAAAAGGGGATAAAGAAAAATTCTTTACTTATCTCCCTACTGAGATTCCAGCTAACGAAAAGGAAGATATTTACAATATTTTAGAACCAAACGTTTTAAAAGAAGGAGATCCTAAAACAGGTACAGGTAAAAAACCAAAAGGATCATCTCGTAGATTATACACAGACGAAGATCCAAGCGATACTGTAGGTGTTAAATTCTCTACTAAACAAGATATTATAGACACACTATCTAAAGAATCTTTTAAATCAAAATCACACGCTCGCCAATCTCAAATTATTAATTTAATTCACCAGCGTGTTAGAGCAGCTTACGAAAGAGCAAAAGATCCTGAGGTTAAAAGACGTTTAAAAACAGCTTTAGATTATGCTGAACAAAGAAAAGAAGCATCTAAAGAAAAAACCCAACGTCTAAAAAAAGAAAACGTAGCACCTAACCATGATGGTAAATCAGCTCCATTTGGTTCAGGGTATAAACCGTTAAAAGAAAACACTATCCCATCTATTGACATACTCGAAAAAATAGCCGAGTTAACTAATTACATGCGTGGGAAAGGATATAATATTGATCCTGTTCCCAGCATTGAGCTAGTAGGTGATGATATGGTTAATGCCGAAGAATTCTTGGGTAAAACCGCGTACTATGATCCGATCAATAAGTCTATCACCCTATACACTTACGGGCGTCATCCCAAAGATATTGTGCGTTCTTACGCGCATGAGATGATTCACCATATCCAAAATCTGGAGGGTAGATTGGGAGATATTACAACTACAAATACTCAAGAGGACGATCATCTAAACGATATTGAAGCTGAAGCTAACCTAAAGGGTACTATGACATTCCGTAACTGGACTGATAGTTTACAAAATGAGGGTTCGTTGGTTTCTTCTGAACCTAAAAAAGCACCTAAAGGACAATTTCTTCAAAACTCAGATATTAAACTTAAAACTGTAAAAGACCCATTCGGTTTAAACCAATACGCTCGTGAATTGGCTATGGGTTTACAAGAGGTTGGAGAAGCCACCTCAAAACCCTATGAATGGGAAATTACCAATACTAACCCAGGCGATTATGAGTTTGGTTTTACTACAGACAGTGGAATCGAATATGAGGTTGAATTGACAACCCTCAATTACGAGGATGATGAGACAGGAGAGGATATAAATGGAATGGAGGTCGGATTTGGAGCTGGAGAGAAGGGTGTAAGTAAATCAGATAGTGCTGTAATAAACAGAGGAGAGGTATTCCGAGTGATGGCTACAATAGTAGACATAATCCAAACCGGAATCAAACTCATCCCCGACTTTAAAAACACTAACGCGTTAATTTATAACCCAGCACCTAAAAAAGGTGAAGATGTTTTGGGAAACCAACGCGATAATCTCTACCAAGCATTCATCAAAAAAGTATACCCTAAAGCAAAATTTGAAAAAGAAGGCTCAGCACTCGTAGCTAAACTTGCCCCCCTAGAAGAGATCTCGTACCTTCATAATACGGGTGTTAATGAAAATGATGGGGAAATGAGAGAGAAGAAATATGTGATATTTTGTGATATGGATGGTGTGTTAGTGGACTTCGATGAGGGGTATAAAGAACTAACAGGTGTAAGTACTCAACACGCCGATTCACAAGGTAAAAACGAATTTTGGAGTTTATTTAGAAACAGTCTAAAAGAAAAAGACATCCCCGAACGTTCATATTGGGCTAACCTAGATTGGATGCCCGATGGAAAACAACTTTGGGACTATATCAAAGAATATAACCCATACGTTTTAACTGCCCCCTCTGTTAATTTCGATATCCCATTTGAGGAACGCTATAAGTTAGACAATAACGAATCAATGCAAGGTAAAACCGAGTGGGTTCAACGTTTACCTAACATGCGTAAATTATATTTTCGTTCCGCTAAAAGGAAAGCCGATTTTGCTGGGCAAAATAAAATTTTAATAGACGATAGAAAAGATACTATCGATTCATGGAATGCTAATGGTGGAATTGGTATATTACACACTTCAGCAGCTAACACAATCAAACAGTTACAAGACTTAGGTTTATGAGTAAAGAAAATGTTCTAAAAAAACAATTCCAGGAAAAAGATGTACAACGTCTAAGAAACCTAGTAAAAGGAAAATATGCAGATAAATCCTCAACTTCAGTCGGTTTTACAAAAGAACAAGAAGGTCCACATATCGAAGGAGATATATGGGATCAAGAAGATAAGACGTGGACTATTAAGGATGGCATTAAACAAAATGTTACAAAACTTGATAAAGCTCGTGAAGCGGTTAATTTCCCCATTTTTTGTCCTTCCTGTAAGAAAACAATGAAACCACATTTGGATAAAAAGTGGTTTAGCATGTATAAACGCTGTTTTAACTGCCAAATAGATTTTGAAGCAGCTATCCGTAGAGAAGGACTTTGGGAAGAATATGAAAAAACAATCTACAATTCAGATATTGAAGGTATTATAGAAACGTTTGAGCTATGGATGAACGAGGAAATCAAACACAATGCTATCCAGTCGTATATTACGGAGGCAGGTGACGTAGAAAAATGGACAGGTTCAGTCAAAAATAAACTCCTTGAGTCAAAAGAGGAAACTATTAAATATTTGCAAAGTTTAAAGAAAACCTAATATTTATCACCATATAAATTTGCATATTATGAGCTTTGACGTAGCCAAATGGAACAAAAAACGATATCTAGCCGAGGCCGGTATTGAAGAAAATAGATCTAAATACGATGAATATTTGGATATAATCATTGGTTATTTAAAAGACGCCAACGGTGCTGATGCAGCCGCGTACCTCGATAAAATGCGTAATTTCATCACTAATAGCATGAGTAAAGTTGATTCAACATTAGGTGAATCTGTAGATAATAGTTCTCTTGAAAAAGAATTTAAAAAAAAATTTGGAGACAGAGCAGCTATTAACATGTATGGTATAACCATCTACCGTAAAGATGATATTAGCGATGATACATTTGAAGAAATGATCAAATGGGCTGAAAGTAAAGGTTACAAAGTAGACCGAGATCAATCCGATTCTGGATACGATTACGATCCAGGAGAAAGAGATTACTACCCACGTATTAAATTTGCCAAATAATGGAAGACCTAAAAAGAGTACAAGAGTTTTTCTCTAAACCAATGGGAGAAGCTCAACAAGAAGATCCAACCGATATAATCGCTATGGATGTTCCTCTCTTTATTCGTATGTTAGAATACGCTAGAGAAGATGCTAAAACAGATATGGACCTTCACAATGTAACTGAACGCGCTATTGAGGCAGTTAAATTGAGAGGTCTTCTTTCAATGGAAGATTACAACGATTTAGTTGGTGGAGGTGAGCAAGTAGATGAGACTCTTCTAGTTCCAAAAAAGCAAATTGAAACTTTAGCGGCTAAATTAGCAGCTCAAATTTTTTCTAAAAATAGAGATAATACACCTGCTATTAATATCTTAAAAAAAGCCCTTGAAGACGCCTATAGAGCTCTTGACCCAAACGTCGAAATTAAAGAAGAAGTAGGTTACTCTCCACAACTAGTATCACCCGAAAATCCAAAAGGTGAAACACCTGGTCTTACTCCGGATACAATGAGTAGAATCCTAAATAAAATCATCCAGGATTTAGATGAAGCAAAAACATCACGTTTAGGTGAAAGTGTTATCTACGAGGAACTTTGCCCAAAAGGTAAAGCATATATTAAGAAAAGAATGGCTGCTGGTGAGAAATCATCCGCCTATCTTTCAGGCCGTGCTGTTAAAGTATGTAAAGGGCAAATGAAGGGATGATAACCCAAGAACGTCTACAAGAGATAATCACAGAATCGCTACGCGATTGGTTCAAAAAAGAGAACTGGGTGCGTATTGATACTGCAGGTAATATAACAGGTCCTTGTGGTACGATGAAAAAAGGTCAAGCAACAACACGTTGCTTACCAAAAGCAAAAGCACAACGCTTAACTAAAGCACAAAGAGCAGCTACCGCAAGAAAAAAAGTAGCTGGTAGTAAAAAAGGTAAACAGTTTGTATCGAACACACCTAAGGCCAAAGTACGCTTTAGGAAATAAACACATATTTATAACATATACTCAAATTCATTGCAATGAAAAAATCCGACTTAAAAGAAATGATCAAGGCTGCTTACCTATCAGAAGCAGACTTTACTAATGCTCAAGACGACGATGCTGCTTTAGGTGGTATGTACGATGATCTATACGAAGAAGATCTAGACGAAATGATCGCTAATCTAGACGAAGCCGACGAAGAAGAATCAGCTGAAGAAATCTTAGCTCGTATCACTGGAACTGCAGTTGATCCTTATCTAGCAGAAGCTAAAGGAGACGAAGAAGAAACAGATATTGAAGTAGACGCTGAAGCAGAAACTACAGACGGTGGAGAAGAAAAAAATGACTCGATCGTAGTAGACAAGAAAATCGTTTCTTTATCTTCACTTCCAAACGAAACAAGAAAAATTCTTGACACACTTGAAACTCTAAGAGCACAAGCAGAAGAATTTGGTGATCAAAAATTTATCACTCAGGTTGGTAATACAATCACATTCTTTACTCGCGACTTTGTAGTTGCAGGAGACGAGCCAACAAGAGCAAAAGTAGACGAGGTTGAAGATCAAGAAGAAAAATACGTTGGCGACGACGAAAGATACGAATACGAAAAAGGAAAAAAAGCCGGAGAAAAATTAAACGAAGGTTTAGCTTTCCCACTTTGGAATAAAATTAAATAAATAAAAGATATGACATCACAAGAACTACACGACAAAATGGTAGCGGTTTTAGAAACCCTAACTATCGAACACCACAAAACAGCTAAAGCAGCACACGGACGTGCTCGTAAAGCAGCAGGTGAGCTTAAAAAACTAGCAACAGAATACCGCAAGGCATCTACTGCAGAAGACAAGCAAAAGTAAAATGGCAAAACTTTCTTCAGCCGAACTCGCCAAACGCGAAGACGTCATCCAAAAGATGAAAAAAAACAAGCATAGTCTTGTTAAGCGTTATGGTCCAGACGCTGAGAAAGTAATGTATGGTCGCGCCACAAACATAGCAAAAAAAGTAGCAGAATCTGAAATGGAAAAATCAAATCTAAAAGAACTAGTTAGAGCAGCCTTAATGAACGAAAAGAAAAAATCATTTCCTGATTTAACTGGCGATGGCAAAGTGACCAAAGCAGATATCCTTAAGGGTAGAGGCATTGAATTAAAGGAGGGTCCTGAAGATAGAGATTGGGCTACTTATGTTAAATCATTAGTTAACGATATTCGCCTCAATGGGGTAGAAGGATATGTTGATTACAGTGAAGATGATTTTATTGTTGATTACGAAGAGTATATTGGTGGTAAAATGGTAGGCGAAGATTATAACCCAGACCAAGCTCAATTAGATGATGAAGATGAAATTCCTATGTCATATGATGACGAAGGAAAACCTTTAGGTTTGGGTGAGGATTTAGACTTAGGCCACGAAGACGACGAACCACACATGATCAAAAGCGAACTATATCGTATTGGAAAATACGCTATGGAACTTTACCAGATGGTAGATCAATTTGAAGGTGAAGGTGAAGTAGATTTCCCAGCATGGTGGCAAGCAAAAATTACCACAGCTAAAAATATGGTTTCTAGCGCTAAGCATTATCTTGAGTTCGAATTAAAAGAACCAGAAATCGATGCAATGGTAGGTGTTGCTACGGGTGAAGATATTATCCCAAATATTCCTTCTGAACCTCTAGAAGACGAAATCGAAGAAGGTAACTTAGGACATAACGAACTCGCTAGTCTAGAACCAGAAGGTCGTTTTTGGATTGTTACTTACCGTACTATGGACGGTAAAAAAGAAAAAATATTTACAGACGAAGACGAAGCTAGAGCATTTATGGGTACTGTATCAGAAGGTTTACCAAAAGGCTACTTTAAAAAAGCAACAGCTGAATTAGACGAATCATTCGAAAAACTTGTTGGTAAACTTAAAAAAGGAGGCAAATCAGAAAAAGCCGCTAAAGCAATTGCTGGCGCTGTAGCTTCATATAAAGCAAAAGGTGGTGGTAAAGGTCCAACCGCAAAACAAAAAGCTAGAGGATAATGACTCGTGAAGAACTCGTAGCCAAAATCAGAACGTTAACCAAGGATGTCTATAGAGGCAGACTCAAGGCTAACGTTGCTGCTGCCGAATACGATGAGCTAACAAAATTCCCAGAACTTAAAGCGGTTATAGTAGATCTATTATCTCCAGATTTTGACTACTTTTTAGCCTCAATTGATTGGGTTGCTCCTCGTCCTACAACATTCCGTATCAATCTAAAAAACGGACAAGATTTTTATCTTATTTACACACCCAAAAGCTGGATTGCTCAAGTAGAAGGTAAAAAATACTATCTACTTAATTTGAACGAAGAAGAGTCGGCTTGCGAATCTATCTCTCGTATATTACGTTACGGAAGCAAAGCAGAAGCACCGGCGGAAGGAGCTGAAACAGCAACTCCAGAAACACCAGTAGAAGAACCAGCAGCAGAACCCGAAGTATAATGAATCAATTAGATAAATTCATCAAAAGTGTAGCTTGGAAGTTCCCAAAAGGATACCCTGATATTAATGACCCAAAAGATAAAGCTATGTTATTTGAACTAGCCGAAGATTTTATGGGTGAAATTATTATTAACGAGGCACAAGTAGACTATAATGTTAGGATTCGTAAAGCTTTAGGTTTAAAAGAAGGTGAAAAAATTCCGGATTGTAATACTCCTTTAGAACTAGGTGAAGATTTTAATTTAGGTGGTAAAGACGAAGAAATTTGGAAAATTTTATATCCAATCCTCCCACTTAAAAAAGACAGCGATATCCCAACAGCAGGTGCTGGTAAAGGAGAAATTGCTACTTACTGGGCTTTTGAATTTAACGTTAATAAACACAACGTTACCGATTCTAGAAAAGGAGAAGATCCGGATTTAACCATTGATGGTTTTGGATGCGAAATTAAATCATACGATACCTCTAATATTACCTTAGGTAAATTTGCAGGCGATAAAGCAAATATAGCATTACTAAATAGTGTAATAGCAATTTTAACTTTATTTAGCAAATTCGATGAAGAATCTGATGTTACAATCAACGCAGGTAACTTTAAAGGAAACGATATACTTCCAGCTTTCGAAATTATGTCTATGTTTGAGAAAAACAAACAATTAAGAGACATAGATGCGTTTGAACCTTTATACAAGCGTATTGATTCTTTATATTCTAGATTAGATTTAGCACCAACTGCCAGCCCCCAAGAAGGTGCAGGTAAATTGCTTAAGCAAATTTTAAAAACTAAATTGCTAAAAAAACCTAGAATGGGTAAAGACGTAGGATATGTACTTAACGTAAGCGAAAACGGACAAGGTAAATTCTATGTTATGAATGATACTGTAGTAGATAATATAGATAGTGAAAGAATATTAAACGGTGTTTATGTTTCTTCTTCTGAATTAGGTATGAACTTCCCTAGATTATTTAAATAATATGTGTGACTGCGGCTGCAATACTTGCGATTCAAAAAGACCAGTGGTGCTAAACGAAAGTGTAGCCCCAAAAGCAATCCTTTCCGAGGGGTTGAAATATCACTTAGATAACGCACGACCTCTTACAGAGCACGTATATCGTGCAGGCTCGGAAAGCTATTTCAATTTATGGGCAGAAGCACGCGCTTTATACAGCCGCAACATCATTGAGGTACAAGGAGATGATTTAGAGATACTAACTGAAACAGATTTAGGTCATTTTGGTTTATACGAAGGTAAAAAAGTTCCATTAGATTTCATAATGGAAGAAATTGAATTAGAAGAAGCAGATAAAAAAAATACCCACGAAATTACGCTTACTTTTGAAAATAATAAACTTTTAGATAGGTTTAAAGCAATTCCAACCTTTTCTAAAATGTTAGCTCCTAATCAAATGAAAAGTCTAAATGTAGGAAACAATAATTTAACTGTAAATAATGTATCTTTAAATGGTTTAGAGCGAATGGAGTCAATGGGATTATACAAAATCTCTAAAAAATTAGAAGAAGCAGATAAAAAAAAGAAAACACCCCCAATTGGCAAACCAAAACGCGGTGGCTCTAAAAAATTCTATGTTTACGTTCGCGACCCACGCACTAAAAAGATTAAAAAAGTATCATTTGGTGATACTTCAGGTTTATCAGCTAAGATAAACAATCCAGAGGCACGTAGAGCATTTGCGGCCCGCCACGATTGTAAAAATAAAAAAGACAAAACAAAAGCATCATTCTGGTCATGTAGGCTCCCAAGATACGCAAAGTTATTGGGTCTTAAATCAAATTTTACAGGATTTTGGTGATATGATTAATCTATTAGATATACTACAAGAAGCAAAAGAATCATTTGAGGATTTTGCTGTAACACGAGGTAAAGGAGCAGCTAAAATTGCTGAAAACGCTGAAGAAAAAGGCGGTTTATCTCTATTAACATGGCATCACTTTAAAGTAAAAGCCCCATATTATAAAAAAGCAGCTGAAGGTAAATTTGACAAAGAAGCAGCCAAAAAAGAATTTGATCAAACCCTAAAGAAAATATCACTAGGAATGACTCAAACCGAATTTCAACGTGAAGTTGGACGTTTAGAGGTATTAGGTGAATTACTTATCAGAGAAAAATGATAAAACTAGTCAACATACTAAGTGAAGCTGAACTAAACAAATGTCCAGCTCCAACTCAAAACATTGAACTTAACCTTCAAAACAGACAAAAGGCAATCAATGAATATGGTTATGGTCCATTAAATCCTAATGAACCAAATAACAAATTCTGGCAAGCTAAAGTAGACATGTGGAAGCTTGATTCTGTAGAAGAAGCTAAAACATCACTCTGTGGTAACTGTGCTGCATTTGATATTACAACTAAAACATTAGATTGTATAGCTAAAGGAATAGGTAATGATGAAGGTACCGAAGATCCATTTGATGTAATTAAAGCCGGTAAATTAGGATATTGTAGATTCTTAAAATTTAAATGTGCAGCAGCTCGGACTTGTGATGCTTGGGTTGTTGGAGGTCCCCTTACAGATGACAAAACCGTATAAAGATTTAGAGGTTACAGAACAATACATTATTAGAGAGTTCGACGATAATATAGATCCGATTGAACTACTCTGGCACCGCGATGATGAGAATCGTACAATAGAGATTCTAGAGGTAGGAAAAGGTTGGAAACTGCAATTTGATGATCAGTTACCTTTTGACCTTGAACCCGAAATGCGTATATTTATGATGCGTCACAAATGGCACAGGGCTTGGAAAGGTGAAGACACCTTAAAAGTCAAAATACATTTAGACTGATTCATAGCCAGTCGCTTAGAACAATTTACAGAGAGCTGTGGCCTCAATTTTGAGTCCCGGCTCTCTTTAATTATCTTAACGCGTAACAAATAAAAATATGAAGGAAAAGAAAATCGTAATTGTAGGTGCAGGTGTAGCAGGAGTTAACGCTGCAACTAAACTTGTTGATAGCGGATATCCTGGTGAACTAATCACAATCATTGATATGGGTAAAGACCCATATAACCGCTTACCTGAAGAGGTAATGACAGGTTTTTTAGGTGCTGGAGGATGGTCAGATGGTAAATTAACATACCACACAGCCATTGGTGGTCAGTTATCTAAGTATTGTGGTGAGGAAAAAGCAATGCAATTAATGGATCAAGTCATCACTAATTTCAAGCGTTTCCACCCTAAACCAGAGGAAGTACAATGTTCAAATCCAGATACAGAACCAGAATTTATTAAACCATACTTTGGTTTACGATTATTTCCTGTATGGCACGTAGGTACAGATTACCTATCTGAGATTGGAAAGAATTGGTATAATTATCTAGTATCTAAAGGTGTTAAATTTGTGTGGGAAACTAAAGTAGAGGATATTAACTTTGATACTCAACAAGTTTTTATAGAAATGGAAGGGCAACCTGATGGATATTTCAAATATGATGAACTCATTTTTGCAGTAGGTAAATCAGGTATCGATTTCGCTCAAGAATTAGCCAACCAATATGAACTCCCAGACGAACCAAAATCAGTACAAATTGGAGTTCGATTTGAAGCACCACAAAAACACTTCCAGAAACTAATCGATGTTTCATACGACTTTAAGTTGTATCGCAAATTTGAAGATAAAGGTGTTTCACTTCGCTCATTTTGTACAAATAACAATGCTGCTTATGTTGCTGTAGAAGAAACATATGGTGATCACAGTTACAATGGTCACGCTAAAAAAGATATGCGTTACCGAAACGATATGACCAATTTTGGCATTTTGATGGAGATCAATGGTATCGAAGATCCATTTGCTTGGTCGCGCGAATTGGTTTCTAAAGTACAAGCAAACAGTACTGGTTTGTATTACAGTCCATCTCGTAAACCATCAACTACATCTGAAGGTAATGAAGTATCTGCTCATCAAATTGATTGGATGGGGTTACAAGAAGTAGTTCAAGCATTTGGCGGCTACTTTGAATACATCGATGATTTTATCCAGGACATGAAAAAAATATTCCCAACATTAAAAGACGATTGGGGTATTTACGTTCCCGAGGTAAAATATCTATCACCCGAACCACTTGTAAACTACCGCAACTTGTCTCTTACCAAGTTCCCAAATGTACACTTTGTAGGTGATGCATTGAGTGCTCGTGGTATAACAGTTTCAGGTGCCCAAGCAATTTATGTAGCAGAGGATATGCTCAACTACTATCACCACCCAGATCTCTACCCAGATTTCCACGAGAATGTTCACTTTAAATAAAATTTGACTTATCTAATTCTTTTTATTATATTACACGAAAAATAAAATATATGTCTAAAAAGCAACGAATCTACGAGGAACGAGTTATGACCAACAAAGGTGCTAAACACTACTTGTTTCAAGAAAATGGTAGTGAGGCTTGGAAATACCATAACTGGGATGGCCCAGCAATCCAACCATTCGAGGTAGATTCAGAACACAAAGAAGAATATTACTTGTATGGTAATAAACTGACAAAAGATCAATGGAAAGAAACATTGAAAGATCGTGAAGGTTTGCCATGGTACAAGAACCCATCAATGCGTGGAACAACTCGTTTCTAATATGAAGTATACTGAAGAACGTCCTTGGGGTCAATTTACAGTACTACACGAGACCCCTATATGTAAAGTCAAGGAGATAGTTGTAAAACCTGGAGAAAAATTATCTTACCAATATCATTACCACCGTTCTGAGCGTTGGGTAATCATTCAAGGTGAAGTAACCATCACTATTGACGACTATGATTTTAATAGAGAGGCTGGAGAGGCTATATATATTCCAAAAGGAGCTAAACATCGAATTTGGAACACAGGTGATGAAGATTGTATCTTTATCGAGGTCCAAACCGGCACTTACTTTGGAGAGGACGATATTGTAAGACTAGAAGATAATTACGGAAGAGTATGAAAATAGGTTTTTTTACAATATTTATAATAAAAAGACATTATTATGAAATTATGTAAAAAATGTAAAGAAACAAAAGAATTATCTAAATTTTCTAAGAATAAAAACTCTAAGGATGGTTTTGTTTTTGAATGTAAAGAATGTAAAAAATCCTATGATACTGAAAGGTATAAAAATAATAGAGAGATTTTGTTAGATAAAACTAAACAATATCAAGAAAAAAATAAAACCCAAGTATTGGAATATCAAAAACAATGGTATACCCAAAATAAAGATAAAGTATCAAACTATCATGTAGAGTATAGAAAAAATAATAAAGAAAAAATTCAATTATCTATAAATCGTTGGATATCCAATAAAAAGAAAAATGATATATTTTATGCTTCCTTCTCTAATATGAGAAATAGAATATATCAAGCTTTACGAAAAGGAAAAGGAAAAAAATCCCAAAAAACCTTAGAATATTTAGGTTGTGAATTAGATTTTTATAAACAATACCTTGAACAACTTTTTTTACCTGAGATGAATTGGGAGAATTATGGATTAGTATGGGAAATTGATCATATTATAGCATGTACTAAATTTGATTTGACACAAGAAAAAGAACAAAAAAAAGCTTTCCATTACACCAACACCCAACCCTTATTCAAAACCTCAGAAATAGCAAAATCCTTTGGATATAATAATCAAATAGGAAATAGAAATAAAAATAAAAACTAAAAAAATATGGCCCGTATCGGACTTTGTGGTACCCAATCAGTAGGCAAAACTACACTTGTAAATGCATTGAAAAAATTGCCTGAATTTAAAAACTATACTTTTAGAACAGAACGTTCAAAGTATTTGATGGGGTTAGGTATTCCATTGAATACTGATTCAACATTAAAAGGTCAAATTGTGTTTTTGGCTGAACGTTCTGGCGAGCTAATGCAAGAAAATATTATCACAGACCGCACTGTGATTGATGTAATGGCGTTTGCTATGGCATCTAAAACAATGAACTATATTGATAAAGAGGCATTTACTGATTTTGCTCGCAATCTTATCTCAGAATATGATCATATTTTCTATGTATCTCCTGAAGGTGTAGAGATGGAAAATAATGGTGTACGTGAGACAGATCTTGAATATCGTAACTTGATTGATTTTACAATTAATAACCTTATTAAGTCAAACAAACATCGAATGCAAAATTTTCATAGCATCTCAGGAACTACTGAAAATCGTATTAAACAGGTTAAAGAGGCACTTTCTTTGTGATATTTATAAGAAAATCATAATTTGTTAGAGATGAAAATATCTGAATTAAAAAGAGCTATTCGTGAAATGATTGTAAGTGAGCTTAACGAGGCTGAAGAGGTAAGCACAATAACTGGACCCAAAGGCGGAACAGCAGTGCAAGCTCTTTCTCGTCAAGAAAAAGTTGATCTTACAAAAGCAGGAGCTAAGATTCAACCTTTAGAAGAAGAGGAAGCTCTTAACGAGATGGCTAAAATTGCTGGTGAATTAAAAGCCGCAATTGAAAAAGTAATTGAAAAAAACAAAGAAGCTGAAAAGAAAGATATTCGTAAGGCTATTAAAGCCGACGATGACGTTCAAGCTGCTTTAGGACCAGACGATGATCTATTCGATAACCAACTTAATAAATTTATCGACCTAGTAAAAGGCGAAAGAGAAGTTGGGCAACGTGGTAGAAAAGCAGACCCAAATAAACCAGCAGCAGAACCAAAAGAACCAGGAATGCGTGGTCGTCCAAAATCAGCTACTCCAAAAATGTCTGCTGCTGCTAAAAAAGCATCACAAAAGACATTCAAAATGGGTGACGAGAGAAAATACTACGCTGACGATAAAGAAGGCCCATCTGATGCTGAACTAAGATCACTTGCTAGCTCAGGTGGTAAAGTAGAGAAAAGCAAAATCTCTCAACTACGCCAACAAGAAAAAACCAAAATGGTTAAAGCATTCTTAAAAGGTTTAAGAGACAAAGGTATTGTAGATGCTGCTAACCGTGTATTAGACCAAGAACAATACGCTGCTGAATGGGCAAAAGCTAAGCCTGCTATTGATGCAGCTATAGCTAAGTTAAAATAATGCTATCTTTAATTAAAAAGAACCCCCAGCTATTGGTGATAATCACTTTGCTGGGGGTTATCCTTTTTCAAATGTTCATGATGCCCAACACATATAAAAAGGCATTTCAACAACAATTGAAACAGCAACGAATCGAAAGCGAGACTAGAATTAAAAAACTAGAGGACCATTCCGACTCTCTAGAAACAGTAAACGTAAAACTACGTTTACAAGCAGATTCTGTTTTAGTAGAACTTCACAAAGAAGAAAAACGACGTAAAAGAGCAAAAAATGAATACGATAAAAAAATGGCTGAGCTTGGCAAGCTTTCTACTGATGAGCTTCCCGGCTATTTCTCAAAGCGTTACAGTCATTAATGGCGATACGTTAATATGCTTTCCTGAATCTATAGTTCGCCAGATTATGGTTGATCTAGAAACAGGTGATTTTTGTCAACAAGAAAAGCAAAGTTACTTGCGTGACATTGAAAACCTTCGTAAATTGATGGCCATTAGAGAGCAAGAGTATGAAAATAATGTTGGTCGTCTAAATGATTGCAAAGGAATTGTTAAAGAAAAAGATTTACAAATACGATTAAAAAACGATGAAATACAAGCCCTTAAACGAGAAAAAGGATCCAATTTCTGGAAAGGGGCAGCGTTAGGTTTAGGAACCGGGATTGTAGGGGTAACCCTAATATTCCTACTATAAAGTTATGAGTGATCAAGATTTAAGACAAATAATTCAACAGGAATACATTAAGTGCGCCCAAGACCCGGGCCACTTCATGCGTAAATACTGTTATATCCAACACCCACAACGCGGTAGGATCACTTTTAACCTATTCCCATTCCAGGAAAAGGTACTCCATTTATGGAGAGATAACCCATACTCTATTGTTTTAAAATCCAGGCAGCTAGGTATATCAACTCTAGCTGCTAGCTATTCTTTGTGGTTAATGACCTTCCATAAAGACAAAAACGTGTTGTGTCTTGCAACCACTCAGGAGACAGCTAAAAACATGGTTACCAAGGTTCGTTTCATGTACGATAACTTACCTTCCTGGCTTAAAGTAAAAGAAATAGAAAACAACCGTTTGAGTTTAAAACTAGCAAACGGATCACAAGTTAAAGCAAAATCCTCTAATACCGACGCAGCACGTTCAGAAGCAGTATCTCTGCTAGTAATTGACGAGGCTGCTTTTATCGATAACGTAGCAGAAACATGGGCATCAGCACAACAAACACTTGCCACGGGTGGTGGAGCAATAGTACTTTCAACACCTTATGGAACTGGAAACTGGTTTCACCAGACGTGGGTGAAAGCGGAAGCAGCAGAGAACGACTTTTTACCTATCAAGTTACCATGGTATGTCCACCCAGAGAGGGATGAAGCTTGGAGAAAGAAACAAGATGAATTATTAGGTGATCCTAGAATGGCAGCACAGGAATGTGACTGTGATTTTAGTACCTCAGGAGAAACGGTATTCTATTCCGAATGGATCGAATTTATAGCCCAAACTACCGTTAAAGAACCGGTTGAAAGACGCGGGGCAGATAAGAACCTATGGGTTTGGCAACCCGCTGATTATTCGCGAGATTACATGGTTGTAGCCGACGTGGCTCGAGGTGATGGTAGAGACTTTTCTGCTGCCCACATACTCGATATCGAAACAAACACTCAAGTTGCAGAATATAAGGGGCAATTATCGCCAAAAGAATTTGGACATTTTCTAGTAGGGTTAGCCTCCGAATACAATAATGCTTTATTAGTAATAGAAAATGCTTCAATAGGTTGGGCAACAATAGAGACTGTTATAGAACGCGGTTATCAGAACTTCTACCAGTCACCTAAGAGTGACTTAGTGACAGCCGAGTCGTATTTTAACCGATATGAAAATGGTAACAATTTAACTCCTGGTTTTACAATGTCACTAAAAACCAGACCACTTGTGGTAAATAAGTTTAGAGAATATGTTGGTGATCGTTCTGTAACGATTCACTCAAAACGTTTACTAGAGGAAATGAAAGTATTCATTTGGAAAAATGGTAGACCAGAGGCACAAAGTGGATATAACGATGATTTAGTAATGTCGTTTGGTATCGGAATGCTTTTAAGAGATACCTCACTTAAATTCCAACAGCAAGGGCTTGATATGACTAGAGCTGCTTTAAACGGAATGACAAAATCACACGGAGGGGCATATTCAGGTAATGCTGTCCAAAATCCCTATACACAAAAAATAGGTAATCAACAGGAAGACCTCCGTTGGCTCCTTTAATATTTATAATAATAAAGTAAAAAATGGCTGATACTAGTTTATTTTCAAGATTAAGAAGACTCTTTTCAACTGATGTTGTCATCAGGAATGAAGGAGGCAATCAGCTAAAAGTAGTTGATACTGATCATATTCAAACCAGTGGTGAATTTCAAACAAATTCTCTGGTAGACAGATTTGGAAAAATCTACACTAACCCAGCCTCTACATCTCTTTTAGGTTCACAATTTAATATACAATACCAGTATCTAAGAACTTATCTTTATAGTGATTATGATGTGATGGATACAGACGCTATTGTAGCTTCTGCCCTTGATATTATCTCGGATGAATGTACATTAAAAAACGATATGGGAGAGGTACTTCAAATTAGAAGTAGCGACGATGATATTCAAAAAATCCTTTACAATCTATTCTACGATGTACTTAACATTGAATTCAACCTCTGGTCTTGGGTTCGTCAAATGTGTAAATATGGTGATTTCTTCTTAAAGCTAGAGATCGCAGAAAAGTTTGGTGTATATAACGTAATCCCATACACAGCATACCATATTCAAAGACGCGAAAACTTTGATATGGAAAACCCAGCAAAGGTTCAGTTCCTTTATTCTCCCGATGGTTACTATACAGGTGGTTCAGGTTACTATGCTACTCCAAATACCAAACCATCCGAAAATCAGATTGTATTTGATAACTACGAGGTAGCTCACTTCCGCTTATTAACAGATGTAAACTATCTTCCTTATGGTCGTTCATATCTTGAGCCAGGACGTCGCTTATTTAAGCAATACGTGTTAATGGAAGATGCGATGCTTATCCACAGAATTGCTCGCGCTCCAGAAAAACGTATTTTCTACATTAACGTAGGTAATATCCCACCACAAGAGGTTGATGCATTTATGCAGAAAACTATCAACACAATGAAGAAAACTCCATTGATGGATGAGAAAACAGGTGAATATAACTTAAAATACAACATGCAGAACCTACTTGAGGATTTCTACATCCCAGTAAGAGGTAATGATACTGCAACTAAAATCGACACTACAAAAGGTCTAGAATACAATGGTATCGAAGACGTAGCTTACCTAAGAGATAAACTATTTGCTGCCCTTAAAGTACCTAAAGCGTTCATGGGCTATGAAAAAGACTTAACTGGTAAAGCTACGTTAGCTGCTGAAGATATTCGTTTTGCTCGCACTATTGATCGTATTCAACGAATCTTATTATCTGAGCTATACAAGATTGCTTTAGTACACCTATACTCACAGGGGTATGACGGTGAGCAATTAACAAACTTTGAACTTAAGTTAACTACTCCTTCAATTATTGCAGAGCAAGAAAAAGTTGCACTACTAAAAGAAAAAGTAGCCCTAGCTAAAGATATGTTGGATACTAAAATCATCCCATCCGATTGGATTTATGATAACGTATTCCAATTCAGCCAGGACCAATACGATGAATATCGAGATTTGATCATCCAAGACCAAAAACGCGCATTCCGTAATACTCAAATAGCTGAAGAAGGTAATGATCCCCTTGAGACAGGACGTTCATACGGAACACCACACGATCTAGCTTCCTTATATGGAAGAGAAAGGTATGCTGATAATTCATTACCTGATGGATATGATGAAAAAGCTGAATTAGGTCGCCCTAAAGAAAAAGCATCTAACATAAACACTCAGGATAACGCATTGGGTAGAGATCGTTTAGGTAGAAAAGATATGAAAAACGACGACCAAGAAAGTACAGGTAGAACTCAATTTAAAGGTGGTTCACCTCTAGCATTAGAGACTACTAAAATCGAATTATCTAAAAATAGAACATTATTAGAGGGTCTTCACAAGAAACTAGTATTTCAAAGCGATAAAGCTAAAGAATCGTTATTAGATGAGTCTAATTTGACTGATTAAATATCTTAATATATTTATAATAAATGGCTTATATTTACAGACATATTAGATTAGATACTAACTCTCCATTTTATGTAGGGATAGGAGAAGATTTACCCTCTAAAATAGGTTTATATAAAAGAGCTAATGAAGTGGTTAATCGAAATCAATATTGGTATAATGTTACTAATAAAACTTCTTATAAAGTTGATATAATTTTAAATGATCTTTCTTGGAATGAAGCATGTCAAAAAGAAATTGAATTTATATTACTTTATGGTAGAAAAGATTTACATGAAGGGAGTTTAGTTAACTTAACTAATGGAGGTGAAGGGAAAAAAGGAGTTAAAGACACATTAGAAACAAAATCTAAAAAAAGTGCATCCGCAAAACAACCCAAAAGTTTAAAGTGGAAAATTTCCCAATCTTTGAGTAGAAAAGGAAAAAAAAGAGGAACTTTACCTTGGTTAATTAATAACAAAGAAAGAAATGAAAAAATACGTCTTTCAAAAATTGGTAAACCCTCACCTAAAAGAAAAAAAATAATTCAATTAGACCTTAATAATAATTTTATAACCGAATTTGATTCAATGCTTTCAGCAAGTTTATCTTTAAGTAAACATAGTGGAGCTATATGTGAGTGTTGTAGTGGTAAAAGGAAAACAGCATACGGATATAAATGGCAATATAAATAAATTAATATGTCTTTAATAAAACATTCAAAGTATAAAAATACTGGTATTCTATTTGAATTACTGGTACGCCAAGTAACAGCTGACACCCTCAATGGTAATCAATCACCCGCATTAAATATTATTAAGAAATTTTTTGTTAAAAGCGAATTAGGTAAAGAACTTAAATTATACGAGACCTTAACTAAGAGTAAAAAAATAAACGAATCTCGTTCTAATTTACTTATCCAAACTCTATTAGAGTCATCTAAAAAGCTTAATAAAAAAACTCTTAAAAGAGAAAAATATAATCTTATCAATGAGATTAAAAAGCACTATAATTTAGATGAGTTTTTTAAAACAAAACTTCCTAACTATAAAACACAAGCTGCTTTTTATACACTAATTGAGGCACAAAGCTCAATAGAGATGATCAACCCTGATCAAATTGTAGCTAATAAGTATAGCATTTTAGAACACCTTACACTTGGACCAGTTAACCCAGAAAAAGTAAAAGACGAGGTTTTAGAAGAATTTCAAACATACGATAAGGATGTAAGAATGTTAACTTATAAAATTCTATTAGAGAAATTTAATGGTAAATATTCTGATTTATATCCTTCACAAAAAGAAATATTAAAAGAATTTATTACATCAGTTGATTCTACCCCTAAATTAAGAACATTCTATAATAATAGAATCCAACAACTTAAAGAAGAGTTAGCTATTATTAGCAATACTATATTAGATAAAGCTGTTCAAATTAAGTTAAATGAAGTGTTACCTCTTATAGTTGAGATAGAAAAAAATCAACCTATTAAAAACGAAAATATAGTTGATTTACTCCAATACTGTGAACTTGTAGAAGAACTTAAATCAGCCCATGGACTCTCTATCTAATAAAATTCAGGAAATAGCCAGAGGTAAAAAGTTTATCCTTGTACCCACACCCGGAGGCGAAGAAAATGAATCAGACGTAACATACGTTCCTGATTTTGAAATCCTTTTATTAGACATTAACCGCGCTTTAGAAACCCTTAGGACAATCGTTACTGATCCCCAGGTAATAAACGACCCTAAATTTGGAGAAATATATAACCAATTTAGAGTTTTAAGAAATAATCTTAGAACCCACATGCGTACCAAATACCCTTCAGAATACCAAAAAATTAAAGGTATGTTTGAAATGACTGGTACTGGTGGTGGTTCTGGAGCCGGATCATTCTCTCCTGGAGCAGGTAGTCAATATGCTACTCCATTTGCCTTTAAAAAGATGGGAAAACAAGAATTACCCGAAGCATCTCCAGGTGCATCATTAGGTAAGGGACCCAAAGCAGGTCCTAAAGGAGTAACGAATAACTACTATACTAAAAACTTTAAGTATAAACTAGTTAATCCCGTAAAATTAGCTGCCCAATCTAAGGCAATAGACACTAAATACCTCTGGGGAAAACCTTAATATTTATAGGTATGTATAAGTATAAACTAAAGACTAGAATCAACGAGGCTGATCCTAAAAGAATAGAGTTCCAAAATCAACGCATTGATGCATTCAAAGCCATTGAATCTAGATTAAACAGTTTATACCCAGCAATTGATAGAGCAAAAGACGAAACAATAGCATTCTATAAAGAAAAACCAGAATCATTTGCCGTGGTAAAACCCACAGATCTAATTATGGATTATTTAAACGATATTGAAAAATTATTAAATCAATAAAAAATGGCAAATACTGCTTTTAATACAAACGGAACTATTTCTACTACTAGTGTTACTGGTTCATTTGCTGGTTTTACTGTAGTATCAGGTTCAGCAACTTTTGCAGGTCTTAGAGACTATGCAGGTAATAATGTATCTACCTCTAGTGTAGCCTTATGGACAAACATCCCAGTAGGCACAACAATTCCTTTATATATAACAAGTGCATCTTTATCAGCAGGAGCTGTAGTATTTTACCCAGTTTCAACTGTAATCCCACAAAAATAATATGAAAACCCTACAAGAACAATTTAATCTAATCCAGGAAGGAAAAGGACATAAAGATATGTTCTTAAAATCTGCTCGTAGACTATTCCCAGAATACGTAACAAACTATGCCTCATATAATGAGGTTACTACTATTCTAAAACAAAGAGGTGTTCTAAGCGAAATTAAAGTAGGTGGTGGTATTGTTACTCAACGTACTTTTGATCCATTTAAAGCATTTGATTCCTACGTAAACGAGGAATATACAGTAGCTGGTGGCGTTGGTAAAACATACGCATCACAACAAGAAAATCCAATTTCTGCTCCTAAATCAATGGGTATTCAAAGTACTAAAGCTGTTGAAAAAAGTTTATCTAAAGAAGTTATAGACAGTCAAGAAATGACTGGATTTGAATATTCTAATGATAAAAATATTGACAATTTGTATGGTCAAGAATTTTTAGAGGGATACTACGCAGAGATGAAAGATCCTAAAAATGTTGATAAAACAATAGATGAATTAAAAGAAATTGTTAGAAAAAATTTAGCTAAAAACTCTTCATACTATGTAGAAAATGCTGCATTTGGTATTAAAGGAATTGGCTATACAAAAACATCACCTGGTTTAGGTGAAGGAGAACCCGCTAAAGGCAAACACAAAGCAAGCGGATATGGTGACCTACCTAAGAAAAAATAATGAAACAAGTATTAATTGAAACCCAAGCGTTTCAGGTTAACCCTGTTCAATTAACTGAAGGTACCAAATCTCCAGCTGGTAATCCCCTTGTTGAAGGTATCTTAGCTACTGCTCAAGTTAAAAATGGTAACGGTAGATATTACGCTAAAGACCTTTGGCAGCGTGAAATAGACAAATACATGGATGTGGTTAAACAAAGCAGAGCCACAGGTGAATTAGACCACCCAGATTCGTCAATAATCAATTTAAAAAACGTTTGCCACATCATCCGCGACATATGGTGGGATGGTGATCACGTTGTAGGTAAAATCGAAATTTTACCGACTGTCTCCGGGAATATCCTTAAAGCACTTATCGACAGTGGAGTAATGGTAGGTGTTTCTTCCCGTGGTATGGGCTCACTTAAACCAATGGGAGAAGGCATGATGGAAGTACAAGACGATTTTGAACTACTATGTTGGGATTTTGTATCAACCCCATCCAACCCAGGTTCATTTATGCATCTAGTAAAAGAAGGAAAAGAATACAACACAATTAACCATTACAGTAAAGCAAGTGGAATTTTAACAGAAATTCTCTGTGCAAAAGGTACCTGCCCAATCATCTAAGTTGCTACCTTAGAAACCCGCCAAAGGATAGAATCGTTGGCCCAACCCCCACAGAAATGTGGGGGTTTATTTTTTTTATCTTTGAACAATCCATACATATGTATAGACGTAATATGCTATCCCTTATATAGCATTTGTAAATGTATAATTTTGATTACGGTTGAATAAATAACCGTACCCCCCAAATCAAATTTTGTGGACAAAACAATGGCAAATAGAAACCTATTAAAAGAGGCTATTGCTGATGCTAAATCTGTCAAAGAAGCAGCAATCGCAAACGCTAAAGCCGCTCTTGAGGAAGCTTTTACACCATATCTAAAGGAAAGATTTTCTGCCAAATTAGCAGAAATGGAAACTGAAGAAGGTATGTACGAAGAAGACAACAAAGAGATGGAAGAAAACTACAGCGAAGGAGAAGTAGAAGAAATGTCAAACTATACCGAAGAAAAACGTACTGGAAAGATGCGTGAAAAACCTGAAGTAGATGAGATGAATCTTGATGAACTTTTAGCTGAACTCGATGAGGAAATGAGCGACGAAGAAAAAATGGAAGAAACCCTAAACGAACAAGAAGAAGATATGGACATGGATGACATGGAAATGGATTCTGAAGAAGAAGGTGAAGAGGACGATGAAATCGACCTTGAAGACATGACTGAAGACGAGCTCAAAGACTTAATCGAAGACGTAATTGAAGACATGGTTAGAGCTGGTGAGCTCGAAGCCGGAGAAAAATTCGAAGACGACGAAGAAGAAGATATCGATATCGATATGGAAGATGAAGAGGAAATAGTATCCGAAAGAAAGCACTACGGTGGAAATAAAGATAATATTCCTTCTGCTAAGCGTGGTAAAATTAAAAAAGACACCGCTGAAGAAGAAGGTATTGCTGACTATGAAAGATCTAAGAAAAAGATGGAAGAAGGAGTAATTGATGAAAACATTATGAGTAAAATCAAAGGCATGTCTGAAGAGATGTTAATGAAATTATTCGGTGTTAAAACTGTAGGTGAACTTCTAGCAGCTTTGGGCGGTGCTGTCAGTGCTGGTAAAAAGATGGAAGAAGCCGCTGAAGTAGAAGAAATGAACAACACAATCCAAGAACTCGCTTCAACACTTTCAGAAGTAAAACTTCTAAACGCTAAACTTCTTTACACTAACAAAATCTTCAGAGCTAAGAATTTAAACGAAACACAAAAAGTAAAGGTATTGGAAGCTTTTGATAAAGCTGCTTCCGTAAGAGATGCTAAACTTATCTATGAGACATTAACCACAGTTAAGGAAACTAAAACTGCTGTTACTGAATCAATGAGAGGTATGGCCTCAAAAGCGGCAGGTATGGCTCCAGAAAAGAAACCAATCCTTGAGGTAAACGATCAATTCGCTAGATGGCAAATCTTAGCGGGTATTAAAAGAAATTAATTAACATAAAACCCCTGTAATAAAATGTCACAAGTACAACAATTACTCGAGTCTGCAGCTTCCGGTTGGAAGAATATGCAGTCTGACGCGGCTAAATTAGCCTCAAAATGGGATAGAACAGGTTTACTTGAAGGACTTCGCTCGGAGACCGACAAGAACAACATGTCTTTAATCCTAGAAAACCAAGCCAAGCAACTAGTAGTAGAGCAATCTTCTGTAGGTGGTGGTACTGGTTTCGGTAACTTCTCAGTCGGCACAGGTGCCGAATGGGCTGGTATTGCTCTTCCATTAGTACGTAAGGTATTCGGTCAAATCGCTGCTAAAGAATTCGTTTCTGTACAGCCTATGAACCTACCTTCCGGTCTTGTATTCTTCTTAGATTTCCAATACGGAACTACTAAGAATCCATTCACTGCTGGAAAATCACTCTATGGTAACACTGGTTCAGCCAATGGTAACTACCCATTCTCTACAAACACTAATAACTTAGGTGAGAATAATAACGGTGGTCTTTACGGTGCTGGAAGATTTACCTATTCAACTAACCAATTCTCAGCTTCTGTATTCTTGACAGGTTCAGCCGATGGTGGTGCTCTACCAACTGTTGGTGCCGGTACTGCTTCATTCGCTGATGCTTCATGGGCAGACTTAAACTATGACTCTGATCTATCAGCTTCTATTGTTGCTGGTCAAGTATACGAGATTGTAGTTCCTACAGCTTCATTAACAGCATTTGACCCCGACGCAGTTAGAGGATTCGTTCCTACTTACTCTGTAGGTGGATTTGCTCTTACCGATGCTTCATTGTTGCCTAACTTTACTACCTACAACTACACAAATGGTACTATCAGTTTCTACGTAACAGCTTCTCAAACTGTATCTGCTGCTAACTTGTCTGGTTCATTAACTGTATTCTACAACAAGGCTACTCAAATGTCTCCTTACAACGTAGGTGATTTCGAAGCTGGAAACGCATTCGCTGTTCCTAACGCTGAAAGCGCTACTGAAATTGTAATCCCAGAAATCAACATCCAACTTCAGTCACAAGCAATTGTTGCCAAGACCAAGAAGTTAAAGGCTGTTTGGACTCCAGAATTCGCCCAAGATCTTAATGCCTATCAGGCACTTGACGCAGAAGCTGAAGTAACAAACATCATGAGCGAGTACATTTCTCTTGAAATCGACCTCGAAATTCTTGACATGTTGATCGAAGACGCAGCTGCTGGTACTGAGTACTGGACTGTATTGAACAACGGTGTTTACAACGGTAGTGCAGACGGATTTGCTTTCCCAACTTCTACTAGCCAAACAGGTTTCTACAACACTCAAGGCCAGTGGTTCCAAACCCTTGGTACTAAGATGCAGAAACTTTCTAACAAGATTCACCAGTTAACCCTTCGTGGTGGTGCAAACTTCTTAGTATGTTCTCCAACTGTAGCTACAGTAATTGAATCAATCCCAGGATTCGCTTCAAACTCTGATGGCTCTGCAGACAAAATGGAATACGCGTTTGGTGTACAGAAAGCTGGTCAATTGAATAGCCGCTACACAGTTTACAAAAATCCTTACATGACTGAAAACACAATCCTTATGGGATTCCGTGGTACTCAGTTCTTGGAAGCCGGTGCTGTGTTTGCTCCTTACATTCCGTTGATCATGACTCCTCTTATCTACGATCCAGAAACCTTCACTCCAAGAAAAGGTCTCTTGACTCGTTACGCTAAGAAGATGTTACGTCCAGAATTTTATGCGAAAATTTTTGTTTCGGGTCTTAACAGCTTGTAATAGATTTTTCATAAAATAATCATTGAGAGCCGCGTTTTGCGGCTCTCTCTTATATGTATAACGGACATGAATACCCCGGGCGATTATGAAACAATGTAAAAAATGTAATATAAAAAAACCCTTAACAGAGTTTTTTAATAGAAAAGATAGTAAAGACGGTAAACATAGATATTGTAAAATTTGCCTTAAACCCTTAAATGATCAATGGTATCAAGACAATAAAGAATCTAGAGCAGACTACTACAAAGTATACCGCGACCAAAACAAAGAATATTTTAACAAATATTGTACCACCCACTATCACACTAAAAAAGAGTTATACAGGGAATGGAACAGAACAAAATACCACACCGATTTAGGATTTAAATTAAAGCATATAACCTCAGCACGCATCTCACAAGCTTTAAAAACATACCAAATCCTAAAAAAAGATCGTACTATAGAATATTTGGGATGTACAATGGAGGAATATACTCAATACCTTGAGCAAATGTTTAACCAGGATATAAATTGGGACAATTATGGAGAGTATTGGGAGATAGACCATATCAAACCAATAGATGCTTTTGATTTAAATGATGAGATACAATTATACGAGGCCTTTAAATATACTAACACTCAACCATTAAAGAAAGAAGATAATAGAGAAAAAAGTAATAAATTTTCAATATAAAATTTTTTAATATTTATACACGATAATAATTTGTTTCACTTATTAATTAATTTATGGCTTCACACCATCACGAAGATCCAATCTTCCAGGAAAAGCGCAAACCAAAAACTCCAATTAAGTTTAAAACAGAATTAAACCCAGAACAGAAAGAAGCCAAAGCAAAAATATTACAACACACAGTTACGTTGTTAGCCGGCTCGGCCGGATCAGGTAAAACATTTTTAGCATGTCAAATAGCATTAGAGAAGCTATTTATGAAAGAAGCTGAAAAAGTCATTATTACCAGACCTACAGTATCAAAAGAAGAAATAGGGTTTCTACCCGGTGATTTACGCGAGAAAATGGACCCATGGGTGCAGCCGATATACCAAAACATGTACGCGTTATATGACAAAGTTAAAGTGGAACAACTCATACAAGCCGGGCAGATTGAGATAGTACCTTTATCGTTTATGCGAGGTCGTACATTTATGGATTCAGTAGTAATAGTGGACGAGGCTCAAAACGTAACACACGAGCAAATGGAAATGATCGTTACCCGATTAGGTTTACGAAGTAAAATGATTATTTGTGGAGACGATAATCAAGTAGATTTAAAATCCAAGCGCGAATCAGGCTTTAGGTTTTTATATACCGGCGCTAAAAAGATAAAAGATCTTTGCGCTATATCTCTTAAGACAAACCATCGCCACCCAATTGTAGAGGATCTTATCTCATATTATGAAGAGGCGGCATCCCAAGGTATATCATTGGGTACATCTAGTTCAAACGGAAGGAAGAACTAAACCTTTCTACATATTTATAACGAAAACGTATGGCAAACATTCCTATTTGGCCTGGATCATCTTCATTTGCAGCAGTATCAGCCTCCTATTATAATACTCCATCAACAGGTAGTTCACCTACTTCATTTGGATTTTATGATAATGACTCTGCTTTTAAAACAGATGCCAATAAGGTAGCTAATTTCTGTTCTAGACGTTTAGGATATCCTATTGAAAACGTAGAACTACAGGACTTAAACTTTTGGACTGCCTTTGAAGAAGCAACAACTATCTATGGTAACGAATTATATGCCTACCAAGTTAGAGAAAACATGCTTAACTTGGAGGGTTTACCTATATCTACGCCCGTATTAAACAATACCCAAATCACCCCTAGCTTAGCTAACGTAATACGCATCTCAGAACAATATGGAGAGGCAGCAGGAGTAGGAGGAAATACCAATTGGTATTCCGGTTCGGTTATATTAACAGGTTCAGTTCAGGATTATGATTTAGATGTTTGGGCTCAACAAAATGGTATTTCAGGAAGTAATTTAGAGATCCAAAATGTATTTTATCATGGTGTTCCAGCTTCAGCTACCTACTACTATGGTGGTGCTGTTGGTTTAGGATCTGGGTTTGGTGGTTTCTTTGGTGCTTTAGGTGGTGTAGCAGGAGCTGGCGGTATAGGTTATTTACAAAACCCATTAGCATATAACGTGGCGGCCATCCAGCAAGTAGAATTAGCTGATGAAATTCTTTTATCAGGTTATAGTTTTCAACTTATAAACAATAAGCTAAGAATATTTCCGTGTCCCACAGAGGGTGATACAGGAACCCATTACTGGTTCCAATATCTACTTAAGAGCGAACGTTTAGAAAATTCATTAGTTTCTGGAAGTGGAGTTAGCGGTAGTGGATTAATCACTAATGTCTCAAACGCTCCATACGGTAACCCAGTTTATTCTCAAATAAATTCAATAGGTAGAAGCTGGATCTTTGAATATACTTTAGCACTTTCAAAAGAAATGCTAGGATATGTTAGAAACAAATATTCACAAATCCCAATTCCAGGTGCAGAAGTTACCTTAAACGGAGATACTTTAACCTCATCTGCTGCTACTGATAAAGAAGCTTTAATTGTAAGGTTAAGAGAATATTTTAATGAAACATCTCGCCAATCCATGCTTGAAAGAAGAGCAGCAGAAGCAGACTTTTCCCAAACAGAATTGAATAAAACCCCAATGACAATATTTATAGGATGATAAAGTTTACAGACATACTAACAGAGATATTAAACACCTACGAGGTAGACGTTGTAATAAAATCTAATAAAAACCAAAATATTAGTGATATATTGGATCAAATCCGTGCTTTAAGAAAAATTACTACTGTACGAAATATAACCCCACCAGATTACCCACAAAAAGAAAATATTGAATATACTCTAGTTAATATTAAATTTCTAAGTAAAACAGGTAAACCAGAAGAGGATATAAAAGAATTTGAACAAGAAATCCTAACCTCAGGTCAGAACGATAATCTAAAAATACTAGGGGTTATAGGAGCTCGGTTTGATATAAACACTTTAAAACGTTTATAATGGCTCTCTTTGGACAGTCTCGCGACATTTCAATGTTTAGATACGTTAACCGTGAGTTGATGGGTAACATTATTTCTCAACAAGCTGCTTTTTATAAACTTAGACTTACTCAAACAAACTTTAACATGTATGGTGAAGCTGCTGAAGCTAAGTTTTATGATGGTCCTATCCTTTTATATACTTTAATTGATATTCCGGACCAATCTCAACCCACAGATGACATGGGTGTAACATTTGACTGGAAACCTACATTTAAATTTTTAAGAGATGATCTTTTAGATAAATTAAAAGATTTCAACGAGGATACAATCTACGGAGCTAATTTAGTTCCTCAAATAGGTGATATAATTTTATGGGAAACCGCTTACTATGAAGTAACAGCTACAAATGCAGCCCAATACTTTGTAGGTAAGGATCCAGACTATCCTAACTCACCTCAACCATCCAACCCAGCAGGAGCTACTTATCCTTTACCTTCACCTTTATGGAATCCAGGCTTAGATGAGTTTGGTTATAATATTTCCATTATATGTCAAACTGCTTATGTACCAGCAGATAAGGTAGGTATAACACTTGAAAGAATGTAATTATGGCTCAATCTCGCAAACCGGTACCTAAGACTCAACAAGAACTCAGTAATCAATTATCTGGGGCGAGTAATTCTTTGTTAGGGGATCCTAACTTAGCTAATCCTAATTTTAACGGACCTAATCGTTCTTTACAAAATAGTTGGGAAGACGATACTGTTAAGCCCTTCACCGTCTCTATTCAGGATATAGATGAGGCTGTAATGTACTATTTCCAAAATATAATTAAACCATTTGTAATGCAGAATGGTACTAGAATTGAAGTACCTGTTATATATGGTTCACCTGAAAGATGGAAATCAACTCAACGTGATGGATATTATAAAGATAAGAATGGTGCTATAATGGCTCCTCTTATTATGTTTAAAAGAAATTCTATTGAAAAAAATAGAAGTTTAGGAAATAAATTAGATGCTAATTATCCTAACTTATATGGGGTAATGAAGAAAAAGTATGATACTAGAAACTTCTATTCAAACTTTAATGTATTAACTAATCGTGTTCCCGAAGAACAATTCTACGCTGTAACTATCCCAGATTATCTTACACTAACCTATTCTTGTGTTGTTTATACTTACTACGCTGAGCAATTAAATAAAATAGTTGAAGCAATTGAATATGCTTCAGATTCATATTGGGGTAACCCCCAACGTTATCAATTTAAAGCAGCTATTGATTCATTCAATACTATAACTGAGTTACCACAAGATAACATTCGAGTAGTTAAAAGTACATTTGATATTAAAATATATGGGTATATTATACCTAACACTTTACAAAATGATGTTTCATCTTTACAAAAATATCGCAATAAAGCTAAATTAATATTTGCTTTAGAAACAACAGATGATCCACTAGTATTTGATCCAAATATACCTATTGTAGATGATGGATCAGGAAGACCTAATGCAGCTAATGCTAGATCTCTTGGTGCTATCAAATATAATACTAATAATCCATTTCAAGTTAATAAACCTACTTATATTGACAATAGTGGTCAGAATGTAGCTTTAGCTTCTATAAATACTACTTTACAAGCATTAACAGCTCAAATAACAGCTTTAAGCGCTAGAATAGATGAATTAGAAAATCCTTAATTTACTAATCTAACATATTTATGAATAATGGCCAGTAATGTTAGATTTTTAGATCAGGTTTCAGTTAGTACTTACCAAACAAGTGGTGGTGAAGTCATTAATACTGGATCTTTTCTAATAAATGCAGTTGAAGATCCAAATGGTGGTGGAATTATTTTTACTAGAGGTAACGGTAATACCTTTACAGTTGAAGTTACCTCTGACCCATTCCCATATACAGGCTCAGCTATTATTACGGGATCGTTGCAATTAGAAGGACCATTTTTAGTTAAGTTAAATAATGGTAATGGGGATATAAATAAATTTCAAGTTAATAATGGGGGAGCAGTAGTTTTAGGTAAATTAAATACCCCACCTACAGCAGTTAGTGGTGGCTTTTTTTATTCCTCATCTAATGAATTTTTTCTTGGTTTTGCTTAAAAACAACATATTTATAATAGACTAGAACTTAACAATAAAAACCAAAAAAAGATATGGCATCATGGAAAAAAGTCATAGTTAGTGGATCAGCTGGTGAATTTACATCAGTAACTTCTTCCGTACTAACTAATGATAATTTAGTAATAGCTGGAGTAGGCGGAGCTCTTGAAAATAGTGGTCTTACCTATAATGGTTCTACTTTAAGCTTAGGCTCTGCTCAAGTTCAAGCCGCTGGATTTTCTGGTTCTTTCTCTGGTTCATTCCAAGGTAACGGTTCAGGTTTAACTGGTGTTGTAGCTACTAACCCTAACTCTATTAGCCAAGGAACAGGTATTGTACCTTTTTCCTATAATGGTTTAACAGCTCAAACTGTAGCTATTTCAGGTGCTGCTACTTTATCAGATGATGTCATTACTAAATGGGATTCAAATGATGGTAAATTTATTAATTCTAGTCTTACAGATAATGGTACTACAATCACAGGTACTACATCTTTACAATTAACAGGTGCTAATTCAAGATTAACAGGTTCATTTAGTGGTTCATTTACTGGTGATGGTTCAGGATTAACAGGCATCGCTGCTAATTTAAATTTTTCAGGTTCTACAGGTAACGGTACTGTAGCACTTAAGACTCAAACATTTACAGTTACTGGTACAACCAATGAAATTGAAACATCAGCAGCAGGGCAAACCTTAACTATTGGTTTACCAAATGATGTAACAATTACTCAAGACTTAACTGTTAATAGAAATTTAACAGTACTAGGTACAGCGTCATTCCAAAATACAACTAATTTAGAAGTATCTGACCGTTTTGTATTATTTGCCTCAGGTTCCAATACAACAGGTGATGGTGGTATTGTAATCCAACAAGCAACTCAAAACGTAGGTGAATTATTCGGATACGACTCAGGAGTAACAAGATGGGGTCTTACAAGCTCATTTAGTGCAAACCAATCATCATTTACCCCAGATGCATTTATGGCGGCTGTAGTAATAGGTGCTGGGACTAATCCAACCGCTGCTCCTGCTAGATATAATGCTGCTGGTAACTTATTTATAGGTACCGATGAAAGTATTTACATCTACTCTTAATATTATTGAAAAAAAGTTTTGTGCAAATATATAAAAAAAATACTTATGGGTTTTCAAGCCGGTAACGTACAAACCCCTTCAGGAGAAATACCTGAAGGGGCTTCTGTTTCAAACAAAGGAGTAGAGCTTTCAAAGCAAGAAATAGAATTTCTTTTAACAATAGTTAAAAATTCTACATTTAAAGGAGATATGATTGAAATAGTTTATAAGACAGTTTATAAACTTCAAGATCATTATACTAAAATAAACAAATGAAAAAAATGTTTTCAATAGAAGAACTATCAGTTATAAGACAAGGACTTGACCTCCTAACAATTACAGGAGCAAGTGCAAGAAAAATGGTCGCTTTACAAGATAAAGTAGAAATAGCTTTACAAAAAGAAATACAAAAACGCGACAAAGAACTTGTTGATATAACAAATCAATAGTATCTTTACCCATATTTATTGACATATTATTGGCTCGCAAGAGAAGTGGACAGGCGCTACCTGTAACCAACCATAATAAAATTGAAATATGCCAAGTTGGAAAAAAGTCATACTATCAGGGTCAGATGCTTCCCTAAATTCTTTAAGTGTAACAACTAATGTTACCGCATCTTCCTTTACAGGATCATTTGTAGGTTCATTTTTAGGAACTGCTTCATTTGCTAATCAAGCATTATCTTCTTCATATGCTCTCAGTGCTTCATTTGCCCAATTTGCAGCTACACCTACAGTTGTAGGTCCACAAGGAGCTCAAGGCGCACAAGGAGCCACAGGAGCACAAGGAGCACAAGGCGCTACTGGTGCACAAGGTGCTACCGGAGCTCAAGGTGCCACTGGGGCACAAGGTTCACAGGGTGCCCAAGGAGCTACTGGCCCACAAGGTGCTCAAGGTGCTCAAGGTGCTGCAGGAAGTTCTAATGCATTTTTTAACTATCAAGCAAAAACTACTATAACAACTGGAGATCCACTATCAGGTCACATTATATGGAACAATGCAACACAAGCATCTGCAACATCTATTAGTGTAAGTGAATTAGATCAAAATGGAGATAACTTAGACTTATTTTTATCAAATGTTAATGTTGGAAGTGTTATAACTTTACAAGATAAAGATGTACATACAAATTATCAAGAATGGACAATTACTAGTAAGACTGATAATACAACATATTGGACTTATGGAGTTACTTTAAATACGTCAACGTATTCTTTTCCTAATAACCATCAAATGTTGTTTATTCTTACTGCAGCGCCAACTGGTCCACAAGGAGCACAAGGTGCTCAAGGAGCAACAGGTCCTCAAGGCGCTCAAGGACCTACAGGACCAACGGGTGCCCAAGGTGCTACAGGAGCACAGGGTGCAACTGGTCCACAAGGAGCTCAAGGACCTACAGGTCCAACTGGTGCACAAGGTGCAACTGGAGCTCAAGGGGCAACAGGTCCACAAGGAGCACAAGGTGCTGTAGGTCCTCAAGGTGCACAAGGTGCAACTGGTGCACAGGGTGCAACAGGCGCCCAAGGTGCTACCGGTCCAACTGGTGCCCAAGGTGCCACAGGTTCTCAAGGAGCTCAAGGTGCAACTGGTCCTCAAGGTGCACAAGGTGCAACTGGCGCACAAGGTGCAACTGGACCTACAGGTCCACAAGGAGCCCAAGGCGCTACAGGTGCTCAAGGCGCAACTGGTCCTCAAGGAGCCCAAGGCGCTACAGGTGCTCAAGGCGCAACTGGCGCACAAGGCGCTACAGGTGCTCAAGGCGCAACTGGCGCACAAGGTGCAGTAGGTCCTCAAGGCCCAACAGGTGCTCAAGGCGCTGTAGGTCCAACAGGAGCTCAAGGTGCAACTGGAGCACAAGGAGCAACAGGCCCAACTGGAGCACAAGGTGCTACCGGTCCTCAAGGTGCACAAGGAGCTACCGGCCCAGCAGGTCCAACAGGTCCTCAAGGCGCTCAAGGTGCAACAGGAGCTCAAGGTGCAGTAGGTCCAACTGGCCCACAAGGTGCTCAAGGTGCAACAGGACCACAAGGTGCGACAGGTGCCCAAGGTGCAACCGGTCCACAAGGTCCAACAGGTGCTCAAGGAGCTACAGGACCAACAGGTCCACAAGGCGCTCAAGGTGCTACAGGACCAACAGGTCCAACTGGAGCTCAAGGAGCAGTAGGTCCTCAAGGCCCACAAGGTGCTACAGGTGCTCAAGGTGCAACCGGTGCTCAAGGTGCAACAGGAGCTCAAGGCGCAACTGGTCCAACTGGAGCCCAAGGCGCAACCGGACCTACTGGTCTACAAGGCGCCCAAGGAGCTCAAGGCGCAACAGGTCCAACTGGTCCTCAAGGTGCACAAGGTGCACAAGGTGTAACAGGTGCTCAAGGTGCTACCGGCGCCCAAGGTGCTACTGGACCTACTGGACCCCAAGGAGCACAAGGTGCTACTGGAGCCCAAGGAGCTACAGGTCCACAAGGAGCACAAGGAGCACAAGGTTTACAAGGCGCCCAAGGTGCTACTGGAGCTCAAGGTGCAACTGGTCCAACTGGTGCACAGGGTGCAACAGGTGCTCAAGGCGCAATAGGTCCACAAGGACCACAAGGTGCTCAAGGAGCCGCAGGTGCACAAGGTGCAACAGGAGCTCAAGGAGCTACTGGTCCAACAGGTCCCCAAGGTGCACAAGGTGCTACCGGAGCTCAAGGTGCAACCGGCGCCCAAGGTGCTACAGGTCCAACTGGTCCTCAAGGCGCTCAAGGTGCAACAGGCGCTCAAGGAGCAGTAGGACCACAAGGTCCACAAGGTGCTCAAGGAGCTGTAGGTGCACAAGGAGCTACAGGTGCACAAGGCGCTACAGGTCCAACTGGCCCACAAGGCGCTCAAGGTGCAACAGGTGCACAAGGTGCAACAGGTGCACAAGGTGCAACCGGTCCAACAGGACCTACTGGCCCACAAGGTGCACAAGGAGCTGCAGGTGCACAAGGCGCTACTGGTGCTCAAGGAGCAACAGGTCCAACTGGTCCTCAAGGAGCTCAAGGTGCAGTAGGTCCAACAGGTCCAACAGGTGCTCAAGGCGCAACAGGACCAACTGGTCCAACTGGTGCTCAAGGTGCTGTAGGCCCTCAAGGTCTTCAAGGTGCTCAAGGTGCAGTAGGTCCAACAGGTCCAACAGGTGCTCAAGGCGCAACAGGACCAACTGGTCCAACTGGTGCTCAAGGTGCTCAAGGTTTAAGAGGTGCACAAGGTGCTCAAGGTGCACAAGGTGCTACAGGTCCAACAGGCCCACAAGGTGCTCAAGGTGCACAAGGTGTAACTGGTCCAACAGGCCCTCCAGGACCAACAGGAGCACAAGGTGCAACAGGTGCACAAGGTGCAACTGGCCCACAAGGCCCACAAGGTGCTCAAGGAGCTGCAGGTCCAACAGGCCCACAAGGTGCACAGGGCGCTGCAGGTCCAACAGGCCCTCCAGGACCAACAGGAGCACAAGGAGCAACAGGTGCTCAAGGTGCAACTGGTCCTCAAGGTCCCGCAGGTCCTACTGGTGCTCAAGGTGCACAAGGTGCAACAGGTCCTGTAGCAGGTTCAGCCAACCAGGTAGTTTACAAGGATGGTTCAAACAATCCTGCAGGTAGTGCTAACATGACATTTAATGGAACTACATTAACTGTAAACGCCTTAACTGAATCTTCAGCCTTAAAATATAAGAAAGATATTACCCCAATTACTAGTTCATTGGAAGGTTTACGTGGAATGCAAGGTGTATACTTTACCCGTAAAGAAGATAATGCTCGACAAATTGGTTTCATAGCCGATGAAATTTTCGAAACATATCCAGAATTAATTGTATTAAAAGATGGAGAAATTGACAGTTTACAATACCAACGTATAACTGCTATTCTAGTAGAAGCTGTAAAAGAATTAAATGAACGTTTGAAAAAATTAGAAGGTAATTAATTATGGCTAATTTACGAAATTCTAAAGTTAATTGTTTAAATTTATGTTCTAATGCTTTACTTAATACAGCATTCGGTTCGGGATCTTTACAAAGTAATACTACAGGGTGTGGTTGCAATACAGGTATTGGTTACTTTGCTTTATCTAATAATACAACAGGAATAAAAAACACCGCTATTGGGCTTTCTAGTTTAAGTAGTGATACTAATAGTTATAGAACAGGTTTAGGAGTTGGTACTAAAGGACTGTCGAATGGTACAACCTCCATTGGACAAGATGTTGGTGGTAATTATTCAGGATACCATGCAGGTAATGTAGCAATAGGTTTTAATTCTGGACTCTCGGCTTATGCTAATTCTGTAACGGTAGGTTATAAAGCTGGTATATATGCTGGTAACGCTAAAATAGCAATTGGTGATTATACTAGAAGTGGAGGTAATTGTAGTATTGTTATAGGAGCTAAAGCAGGATTTACTAATGGTTCAGTTGGAGATTGTTCTATAGCAATTGGTTATAAAGCAGGTTATTCAATTGGAGGTGCTGTTAATAATATTCTTGTAGGATATAATGCTACCCAACAAAATGGATTTGGATGTAATAACCAAACTGTTTTAGGAAATGGCTATAATAACGTTTATAACTGTGTCTACACAGCTTGGACTGACGTTTCAGACTGTAGAGATAAAACAAATGTACAACCTATAAATAACTTAGGTCTTAATTTTATACGTAAATTAAATCCTGTAAAATACAAATGGGATCTTAGACAAAAATATGAAGACAAATGTGGGTATGAATATGGTATTAAAGATAGTACTTTAAAACAAGACCAAATTAATTATGGTTTCTTAGCTCAAGAAATAGAATTTGCCGCTAAATCTTTAGGAGAAAATTTTGATGCTGTAACTCATGATACTTTTATAGACCAATACAGTTTAAATTATCTTAATTTACTAGCAAGTTTAATTAAAGCTTTACAAGAAATTAATAATGATTTAGATTTAATAGAAACCCAATTAAATAGTTAATTATGGCTTGTTTTGCGAATGCAATTATTATTAGACCTAATAGCTCATATTCAAATTGTGATATTTGTGTTTCAAGAGGAGGTGGGAATTGTATTAATAATACAGCCCTAGGTAATACAGCTTTAACAGGTAATACAACAGGTTACTGTAATACAGCTATAGGAAACGCAGCTTTACTATCTAATTCAACAGGCAATCGTAACACTGCTGCTGGTGTTTGCGCTTTAAGATTTAATACTTCAGGATCTTGTAATACAGCTATAGGATATAAGGCTGGATATTGTATGACTACAGGTAATAATCTTACAGCTGTAGGATATAAAGCAGCTCAATGTACTACTGGAAATTGCAACACAGCTATAGGATATAAAGCTGGATGTGGTTTAACAACGGGCACATGTAATGTTATAATGGGGTGTGCTGCAGGTTCTGGTATGTCAGGAGGATCTTGTAATGTAGCAGTTGGACATAGAGCTATGTGTTTAGCTACTAGTAATAATAATGTAGCTATAGGAACTCGAGTCGCCCAAGAACTTACCACCGGAGCTTGTAATATTTTTGTAGGATTTTATAATGGAGTAGGTATTTCAACTACAAACTTTCATATAGGTATAGGACATAATGGTGGTCCCTCAAAAACTACAGGCCATACAGCTTGGGGAAATAGCGCTATCACGTATAATGGTATAGCTTGTGAATGGACTGATATATCAGATTGTAGAGATAAAACCAATATACAAGATTTAGATGAAAAATTAGGTTTAGATTTTATTAGATCTTTAGATACTGTTTCTTTTAATTGGGATAATAGAGAAAATTACGTTCAAAAATGTGGGTTTGAATACGGTCAAAAAGACGGTACCTTAACAAGTCCTAAAAAATCATATGGATTTATAGCCCAACAAATGAAAGAAGTATTAGATAATTTAAATACTGATTTTGATGCTTTAAAATATAATGAAGATAAAGATGCTTATAGAGTAACATATGCTCATATGATAGCCCCACTTGTAAAGGCAATTCAACAGACCATTCAAAGAATAGAAACCTTAGAAACATTAGCAGGATAATATGGCAATTTTACAACAATCTGAAGTTAATGGGCTACGTTTAGGTAGAGGATCTGGGGGTTGTGTTAATTCAACAGCCTTTGGTAGATGCGCTTTAAACAGTACTAATAACTATTCTACGGGTATAGGATATAAAGTAGGTCAATGCAACTCAGCAGGTAGTACTTTTATTGGAGCTTTAGCAGGACAATATGTTACTGGAAGTAGTAATACAGCTGCAGGTTTTGGGGCATTGCAAGGTTGTAGTGGTAGTCCTAGTAGTGGAATTTATAATGTAGCTGTAGGATTTAATGCTTTTAACTGTGCTACTACTGGAAATAGAAACATAGCTATAGGTTCATCAGCATTTGCTACGGGTTCCTCACAAGTTAATAATGTAGTATTAGGTTCAAGTGCTGCTAAAGATAACCCAAGAGATAATGCAGTAATTATAGGTGTTGAAGCAAGCTGTTGTAACTCAGGTTATAGAGAGGTTGTTATAGGTCATAGAGCAAATAGAAATGGTACTACAGGTACAAATAATGTAATAATAGGACGATGTGCTGGTTACACTAACACATATGATAATGTTATAATCATTGGAACAGATGTCTCAGTTACAAATAATTATCACATAGTATGGGGTAATTCTAATAATAATGTTTATAACTGTGTTTGGGGAGGTTGGTCATATTTCTCGGATGCCCGAGATAAAACAGATATTGAACCTTTAACATGTAATACTGGAATAAAATTTATTAAAAAACTAAGACCTGTATCCTTTAATTTAGATAACCGAAAAAATTATGTTGATAAATGTAATTTTACATATGGTCAAAAAGACGGAACATTAGCGGTTGAAAAGAAAGAATATGGTTTTATAGCTCAAGAACTTAAACAAGCCCTTGAAGAATTAAACATTACTGATTTTTCTGGTTTAAAATATAATGAAGACAAAGATGCTTATCGTTTAGCTTATACTTCTCTTTTAGCTCCTTTAACAAAAGCTATTCAAGAATTAGACGAAAGAACACAAGCTTTAAAACTTAAAATTGGAATTTAATATTTTATTTCGTATATTAATCAAAAACATAATCACATGTCTGATAAAATCGCAACTTCTATAACTAACGCTCTCGCAGCTGCTAATCTAATTAATCAATTAGTAACAGGTGTGATCGATCAATCTAATAGTAAATTAGCTAGTGGAAATATCTTTGAAAGAAAAACTCAAGTTGTTAGAAACATAAGCCATCTTAAAAGACTTATGTCTCAAACATGGTTCACTAATGCTTTAAACATTGACCAATTTACAACAATTAACGACGCTATTGTAGCTGGGGAAGAATATACAGGATAAAATTATGGTAAAAAAAGTTATGTATAACAGCTCTATGCCTAGAGCAGGTTCTACACTTATTCAAAATATTTTGGGTCAAAACCCTAATCTCTTTGTTACCCCTACATCAGGGGTATTTGAGTTTCTCTATAACTCTAGAGCAACATACTCAAACAGCCCAGAAGTTAAAGCACAAGATGCTGACACTATGGAAAAAGCCTGGAAAGGCTATTGTAAAGGAGCTATTTATGGATATTTTAATGCTATCACAGATAGACCATATGTAATAGATAAATGTAGGGGATGGGTTAGTGAATATAATTTCATTAACTTTTATGAAGAAAATCCTAAAATAATCTCTATGATTAGAGATCCTAGAGCAGTTTATGCTTCTCTAGAGAAAAAATATAGAGCTAACCCACAACTCGATACAGGAGTTGCTAATTGGGGAAACCTTACAGGAACAACAACAGATAAAAGAATAATGCATTGGTCTAATACGGTACCAATTGGCCCTACTATGGATCGTCTTTATCAAGTGTTATTAGAAGGCATTCATGAAAATGTTCTTTTTATTAAATTTGAAAATTTAACAACTACCCCAGATAAAGAGTTAAGACGTATTTACGAATACCTAGAACTACCTTATTATAAACATGATTTTAATAATGTAGAACAAATCACTTATGAAGATGATAAAATTTGGGGAGTATTTGGAGATCATGTTATTAAAAATAAAGTTGCCCCTGTTAAAGAAGACTTTAGAGAAATATTAGGCCCATCTGGTTGTCAATTAATTACAGATAACTATCAATGGTTTTACGAAGCTTTTGACTATAAAATATGAAAGTAGGTTATCAAACAAAAGATAAATATCTAGTTTGGCATATTGAAGGGGGATTAGGTAAAAACATAGCTGCTACAGCTTTAATCTCTTCAATCAAAGAAAAATACCCAGACAGAAAACTAATTATGGTAGCTTCCTACCCTGAAGTTTTCTTAAATTTTGAAGAAATAGAAAGAGTATACCCAGTAGGAAATACCCCTTACTTTTATCAAAATTATATTGAAGATAAAGATACACTAGTTTTTAAACAGGAAGGATATTTTCAAAATGGTCACATTTCTAAACAACAACATATTATAGAAAGTTGGTGTCAAATACTAGATTTAGAATATAAAAATCAAAAACCAGTAATAAGGTTTAATTTAGTTCAAAGAAGAGTACCTAATATTTGGAGACAAGATAAACCTATAATGGTTATTCAAACTAATGGGGGACCTCTAGAAGATACTAAACCCTATAGTTGGACTAGAGATATGCCTCCTTACATAGCTCTACAGATAATAAATCATTATCTCCCTAATTACCATATATATCAGGTTTGTAGAAATGAATCTCAAGTAATCCCAGGTGCTGTAGGTATATTTGATAAGATTGCTAATACTGAGCTTATCTCACTTTTAGCTGTATCTGAAAAAAGAGTATTGATTGACTCATGTTTACAACACGCAGCAGCTGGGATAGGTTTAAAATCTACAGTATTATGGGTGGGTACTTCTCCTAAATTATTTGGTTACGATACTCATAGTAATATGGTAGCTTTACCACCTAAGAGAAAACCAAAACTATACAATTCATATTTATTCGATTATTCATTTGATGGTTCTATGGATCAATGTCCCTATGATGATGCAGAAGAAATATTTAACTTTAAGGAAATAATTACTACTATAGATAGAACTTAAAATGGAATTAAAACCAGTTTTCCCAGTACCTACCAATATTAATCAAACTAATTATTATTGGTATCAAGAAGGTTTAAACTTAGAAGATCTAACAAATCTATATAAATTAGCTGCTACTTATCCTTACACTAAAGGAACTATTGTAGGTAATGATGAAATTGTAGAATCTGTTAGAAAAAGTAAAATTAAATGGATCCATCCAAATGATGACAGTCAATGGCTTTATGATAAAATCATCAATATGGTTGTTGAAGCTAATAATACTATGTGGAATTTTAATCTATATTCAGTAATAGACTCAATTCAATACACTGAATATTCTGAAGGTGGTGGTCATTATGATTGGCATATGGATATTGGCCCTGGTTCAATTAGTCATAGAAAAGTTTCTATTACAATTCAACTTTCAGATCCTAGTGAATATGAAGGTGGAGATTTAGAACTATGGTATGGGGGTAGTACAATACAAATTCCAAAAAATAAAGGATTAACAGTTATATTCCCAAGTTTTTCAATGCATCGTGTAACCCCAATTACTAAGGGTGTAAGAAAAAGCTTAGTTCTATGGGTTGGAGGTGAACATTACAAATAATATAATCATGCAAATATCAGCTTTTATAATCGATGATTTCTACAGTGATGTAGATGAATTAAGAGAATTTGCTCTCCAACAAGATTTTGGGATCAAAGGCAATTATCCAGGTAATAGAACACATTCCTTTTTAAATGATTCTATAAAAGAAACTATTGAAAAAATAGTATTCCCACATTACGGAAAAGTAACATATTGGTCTGAAAACCAATATACAGGTGCTTTTCAATACACTACATCTCGTGATCGTAGTTGGATTCATGCTGATCAAACCACTAAATGGGCAGGTGTTTGTTACCTAACCCCAGATGCACCTTTAAGTGCTGGTACTGCCTTATATAAACACAAATCTACAGGTTTATCAATGGCTCCTAGAAAGGAAGATGGAAGTTATGATACAGAACTTTTAGCTCTTATCAATGAAGATTCCCAAGATATGACTAAATGGGAATTAGTTGATAGATTAGGTAACAAATATAATCGTTTAGTACTTTATAGGGGTGACCATTTTCATATGTCTATGGATTACTTTGGAAAAAACTTATACGATGCTAGATTGTTTCAAACATTTTTCTTTGACACTGAGATTTAATTTATGTTAGTTGTAAAAAAACCTACAGCTATCTTATATAACTGGTATAAACAGGGTACCTTTGAACTTACCTCAGATGTTTATTTCCAAGAAAATTTAGAAGAAAAAGTTGTAGTTTATTCTTTACCTTATACAGGTGATATAGAGAGTGACTTTGCTCTTTATAGGCCTGATCTTATAATTTATACTCAAGAAGATATAACTATAACTAATCCTTTTCTACAAGCAAGATCATTTAGATACACAACATACCCAGCTGATAATGTTTTAGCTAATGATGTTGTATGTCAATCTACTTTTAGAAACAGTGAAAATGTACAACCTGTATTTTCTGTATTTACTCCTACCTATAAAACCAATGAACGTATTTTACGAACTTATGAAAGTTTAAAAAATCAAACCTTTATTGATTGGGAATGGGTTGTACTAGATGATTCACCAGATGATACAACTTGGAACATTTTACAAGATTTAGCCAAAACCGATTTTAGAATTAAACCACACAAACTATATCCTTTAACAGGAGGTAATGTAGGGTTAGCTAAAAACAGAGCAGCATCTTTATGTAATGGTGATTGGTTAGTAGAACTAGACCACGATGATACTTTAGTAAGCACCTGTTTAGAAGAATGCTATAAAGCATCTTTACAATACCCAGACGCTGGTTTTATATACAGCGACGTTTGTGAATTATATGAGGATGGTACTATGAGACACTACGACCACGATTGGTCAGGTGATTGGTACGCTCGTTCAGATAATTTCTTTGATTTTGGTTACGCTGGGCATACTTGGGTTGAGGCCGACGGTAATATGTATTTAAACCACCATTATCCCGATATTAACCCGCTGTCTATACGGTTTAACATAAGTATGCCGAACCATGTTAGGATGTGGTGTAAAAACACGTATAATCAAATAGGAGGCCACAGTAAATATTTTCCTGTAGCTGATGATTATGAACTTATAGTTAGAACATTTTTACACACTAAAATGATTCATGTTAAAAAAATGCTTTACCTACAATGGAATAATGGTAACAGTACAGTAGACAATAACGCTAAAGATATTAACAGAAGAGCTAGACTTATACGAGATCATTATGATAAGCAAATCCATGATCGTATATTATCGTTAGGTAAGCAAGATTGGAATTGGGACAATAAATTAAAACATTCCCAAAAATTTCAAAATAATGTACCTACAAGAAAATATTTTGAAGAAGAACAAGTTTTAAACTACATATATGAATAAAAATAGACCTACTATTGTTTTTGCTACAATGTGCAAAAATGAAGAGCATTGTATTTTAGAAACCCTAAAATCAGTCGCTCCTTATATTGATTACTGGATTGTGTGCGATACAGGTTCAACTGATAAAACTGTAAAGTTAGTTAAAAACTTTTTTGCTAAAAAAGGTATACCTGGTGAATTACATGAAGATTCTTGGGTTGGTTTTGACCACAACAAAACCTTAATGATTCAAAGAGCTAAAGGTAAAGCAGATTATATAATGCATTTAGATGCTGATGACCAGCTAGTGGGAGAATTTAAATTTTTTCTTGACGAATCAGGTAAAGATGCTTACCATATTCCTGTAAGACGAGGTAGTGCTGAATGGAAGGCATTAATCCTGTTTAAAGCAGATTATACTTGGAAATTCTGCGGTGTGGCTCATACTACAATTAAAGCACTTGAAATTCCGTCATATAGCACAGGAGACTTATCACACTACGGATATTACATTTCAGGCGAAGGTATTGGTTCAAGAGCATTTGACCCTAAAAAATATCTTTATGATGCTGAACGTCTACAAAAACAATTCTGGGACACTTTAATTTCGGATCCTGATGGGTTAAATAATCGCTCTATATTCTATACAGCTCAAAGTTATATGGACTATGGAATGCATAAAGAAGGTTTACAATGGAATCGCTTATACCTTAAAGTACAAGATACCTGGATTGAAGAAAGATTTGAGGCACAAATGAGAGTATCTCAATGTCTAATGGCTCTAGGAGCAGATTTGAATGAAATTATAGCTGAAATGGACAAAGCCATAGCAATATTCCCTGACAGATCTGAACCGTGTGTTCATTTAGGAAAATATTTAAACCAAAAAGGACAACATGAATTAGCTTATAAGTATCTAAAACAAGCTACTCGTAATAATATAGCTAACATTAAAAGCAAATATGTTTTATTTGTTAACCAGTTGTGTTACGGTAAATATATTAACGATGAGTTGTCTGTAGCTTGTTACTGGACTGATAGATTTGAAGAAGGATTAAATTATCTAAAACAGATTATTAATGATCCTGAATTTGAATCCCAACAAGAAAGATTAAACTCCAACCTCCAGCATTTTAGTGATAAAATAAATGGAAACTAAAACTTTAATTATAGGAGGAGGCATAACTGGATTATCAGCTGCCTCTTTCCTACCTCATTCTGATTATTTAGTTATAGAAAAAGACTCTATACCTGGTGGTTATTGTAAAACAACTACTAGAGGAGATTATACTTGGGATTATTCAGGACATTTCTTCCACTTTAATAATCCTGAAATTAAAAACTATATCTTAGAAAATATGGAATCTGAAATGCTCCAGGTTACTAAAATAACAGATATAGATTATAAAAGAAACATTATAGATTTTCCTTTTCAATTTAACATCGATCAATTACCTAAAGCAGAATATAAAGAATGTTTAGAGGATTTAAATAATGTAGGAGAAACCGACTTATCTACTTTTAAATCATTTGTAAGATCTACTTTAGGTAAAGGTATTTGTGATAAATTTATTATCCCATATAATGAAAAGTTATATGCTTGTGACTTAGATGAGTTAGAATATGATTCGATGGGAAGATTTTTTCCTAAGAGTAAAGCTAAGTCATATAACGATACGTTTATTTACCCTAAAGGTGGTAGTTACGAATATATTAAGTCTGTTCTTAAGAGATTAGATAGTAACAAAATACTTCTTAACACTGAATTAATTAGTTTAGATTTAGAAAATAAAATAGCTAAAACTAATAAAGGAGATATTAAATTTGAACAATTAATCAGTACCCTACCGTTTAATAAGTTTAACCCCAATCCTAAACTCTCAGCAAATAAAGTAGCTGTATTTAACTTAGGATTTAGCACAGGCTCCCCAATCAAAACTCACTGGAGATACTTCCCAGGTAATGAAATTTTTTACAGAGTAGGATTTTACAATAATATTCTAGGACAGGAAAAACTAAGTTTGTACGTTGAAATAGGAGCTCAAGCAGATAGAAAGTTAGATGAAACTGAGCTTTTGATGCAAGTTTTAGCAGATCTAGAAGATTCAGGTATTATTGAAGGTGGAGTACATGAGTTAGTCGATTACCAGTTCCTAGTTATGAATCCAGCATACGTTCATATAACTAAAGATTCTAAACAAATTTATGATGAATGGTGTCAAGAGTATAATCCACAAGGAATTTATTCTATAGGTAGATATGGTTCATGGACTTATTGTTCAATTGAAGACAACATTATAGAAGCTCAACAAACAGTCAAAATTTTAAACAATTAATTAATATTTATATCATATGGAAACAAAAGTTTTAACTCAAGATGAACTTACACAATTAAGAAATCTTAAGGAACAACAACAAAATCTTTTAATGGATCTAGGTTCAATTGAATATAGAATGTCATTATTAGAACAAACTAAAAGTAATTTAAAGTCTCAAGTACTAGAACTTGAAAAATTAAACAATCAACTAGGAGCTCAATTAACTGAAAAGTATGGTAATGGGGTTCTTAATCTAGAAACTGGAGAAATTACTGTAGAGTAATACTTTATCTTCTCTTAGGGTTATATTTAATTGGTTATAATTTTTTGGGGAAACCCCTACATATTTATAATAAAACTAAAAATATAACTCCAAAATGGCTGAAACTCTTATATCTCCAGGTGTATTAGCAAGAGAGAACGATCAATCGTTTATCACTCAACAACCAGTAACTGTTGGTGCTGCAATCATTGGTCCAACTGTAAAAGGTCCTAAAGAAATCCCTACTGTAGTAACTACCTACTCAGACTATTTAAGTAAGTTTGGTGGTACTTTCTTAAGTGGTGGACAGGAATACAGTTACTTTACTTCAATTGCAGCCTACAATTATTTTCAACAAGGTGGTCAAAGTTTACTAGTAGCTAGAGTAGCTTCTGGTTCATTCACTTCTGCTACTATCACAGGCGGTGCTATTAGTGGTAGTAATACTTCTGGTTCATTTACTTTAAAGACTATTTCTCAAGGTACTATCATGAACAACTCAGGTTCACTTGGTACTAATGGAATCCTTACAAGCGGTTCAGCTGATAACGTAAGATGGCAGATTGCTAATTCAGACACAGGTTCAGGTACATTTACCTTATTAATTAGACAAGGTAATGATACAACCACAGAACCTATTGTTCTAGAAACTTGGACAAATCTATCACTTGATCCAACTCAACCAAACTACATTTCAAAAGTAATTGGTGACAGTTACCAAACATATAACTCAACTGAAAATTATGTTGAAGTAATTGGTAATTATCCTAATCAATCTAGATATGTGTATGTAAGTGCGGTTCAACAACCAACACCATACTATCTTGATAATAACGGTACAGCTAAAAATGCATTTACAGGTTCAATTCCAACAGCTGCTAGTGGTACATTCACCTCAGCAACCGGTGATTTATTCTATGGTGGTGGTGCTAAATTCTATAGTGCTAGTGCAGGTACTACAAATATACAAGGTATTGACGCTACTGATTATAGCGAAATGATTGCACTAATGGCTAACCAAGACGACTACAGATTTAATGTAATTACAATTCCTGGTTTAACTATTGCTGATAACGCCTCTCAAACTACTGGTTTAGTAAATAATGTTCAATCTAGAGGTGATGCAATCGCAGTACTAGATCCAAGACCATTTGGTGATACAGTTTCTGAAGCTACAACCTCTGCTCAAACAATTAATAGCTCATATGCCGCAACATACTGGCCCTGGTTACAAACAATTGATCCAGGTACTGGTCAATTAGTATGGGTACCAGCTTCAGTAATGATTCCTGCAGTATACGCGTTTAATGACAGTGTAAGTGAGCCTTGGTTTGCACCTGCCGGAATCAATCGCGGTGGATTAGATACTGTTGTAAGAGCCGAAAGAAAACTAAGCCAAACCAACCGCAATGATCTATATGTAGGTAATGTAAACCCAATTGCAACATTCCCAGGAACTGGAGTTGTAGTATACGGTCAGAAAACATTACAGAAAAAAGCATCTGCACTCGATCGTGTAAATGTACGTAGATTGTTAATCGCCCTTAAGTCATACATTTCTCAAGTAGCTAATAACTTAGTGTTTGAACAAAACACAATTGCTACAAGAAACCAATTCTTAAGCCAAGTTAATCCATACCTAGAATCAGTTCAACAACGTCAAGGTTTGTACGCGTTTAGAGTAATTATGGATGATTCCAACAACACTCCAGACGTAATCGATAGAAACCAATTAATCGGTCAAATCTATCTACAACCAACTAAGACTGCTGAATTCATCTATCTAGACTTCAACATCTTACCAACTGGAGCTACTTTCCCAGCATAAGAGTTGTAATTAGTAATATTTATAATAAAATAAATAATATAGCAAAATGGCAGTATTAGATCCAAACGAAATATTTTTCACAGCGTTTGAACCAAAACAAGCAAACCGCTTCATCATGTATATTGATGGTATTCCATCTTATACAATTAAGGCAATCGGTGCTGTAACTTTAACACAAGGAACTGTACCTTTAAACCACATTAACGTTCAACGTTTTGTGAAAGGCAAAACAGTTTGGAACCCAATCCAGTTCACATTATTCGATCCTATTACACCTTCGGGTGCTCAGGCGGTAATGGAGTGGGTACGTTTACACCACGAATCCGTAACAGGTAGAGATGGTTACTCTGACTTCTACAAGAAAGACTTAACTTTCGATGTACTAGGTCCAGTAGGTGATATCGTATCAGAATGGATAATTAAAGGAGCATTTATTACTTCTGCTGAATTTGGTGACTACTCATGGGACTCTCCAGACCAAGCTATTAACATTACAATGACAGTTCAACCAGATTACTGTGTATTGAACTTCTAATAGAAATTTACATAAAATTAAATTTGAGCTTGGCTTTGTCCAAGCTCTTTTTTATATTATATGTATAATAAATAAAACTAGTTACAAATAAATAATTTATGAACGAAACAAAATTCCCAACAGAAATTATAGATCTACCTTCTCAAGGTCTTATTTATCCTGTTGATCATCCCCTACGTAATGGTAAGGTTGAGATGAAGTATATGACCGCTAAGGAAGAAGATATCCTTACCAACCAAAACTATATCCAAAAAGGTATTGTTCTAGATAAGCTTTTAGAGGCTTTAACTATGAATAAGTTTTCTCTTAAGGATATGATTACTGGGGATAAAAATGCTTTAATTATATCATCACGTATTTTAGGTTATGGTAAAGATTATACATTTACTTATGATGGTAAAGAATATACTGTAGATCTTACAACACTTGATAATAAACCATTTGATACTTCTTTACTCACTTCAAGAGGCACATTTAAATTTAACCTCCCAGTTTCTAAAACCGAAGTAGAATTTAAGCTCTTAACAGCTAAAGATGAAGAATTAATTGATCAAGAAATTCAGGGTTTTAAGAAACTTAACAAAGAATCTTCTTCAGAAATTACTACTCGTTTAAAATATCAATTAACTTCAGTTGATGGTTCACAAGACAGAAATATTATTAAAGAATTTGTAGAATTTAATTTATTAGCGACTGACTCTAGAGCATTAAGACTTTATATTAAAGAAGTAGCTCCTGATATTAACTTAAGTTTTACTACAGATGGCGGTGAGGAGGTCGCTATCCCAATTAATCTTAACTTTTTTTGGCCTGACATCTGAGATAATCCCTCAAGTTCGTATGGCTTTATTTAGCCAAATTCATGAAATAGTATTTCATGGGCAAGGTGGGTATGACTATGAAACTATTTACAACATGCCTATTTGGTTAAGAAAATTTACTTATACTAAAATAACTGAATGGTATAATAAATCCAATTCTAATAAAAATGAAAATAGTTGGCTATCAGGTGAAGCTAAAGAAAACGCAGCTAAAAATAAAAAAGTAAAACCACCAACTTATGTTACGAAGGCATCCAAAAAGTGATGCCTTCTGATATTTATAACAAAATATCCTTATGGCTATAGAAGATGATTTATCTAGGGCAGAGAAAGCTTTAAAAGACAGACTTACTAACGCTGGAAAAATAGCGAGGGATATTACTAACAAAGCTTTTAAAGAATTAGTTGCTTCTATAGAAGAATATGGTAGATCTCTTGATCAAATAACTAATGACTTAAATAAACAACTAAATCTTTATTCTGAAATAAAGTCTCAAGCTAAAGGATTTGGAGAAGCTTTAAAAAATCAACTACCTTATATTAAAGAGAATAAAGATTTATCTCAAAAATTAGTTAGTATTTATAAAGAAGAAAATAAATTATTAGATAAATTAGTTAGATATCAAGAAGATCTTATAACAGGTGAATTAGATTATAATCAAGCTGCTAAAGCTGTTGCTGAATCTAAAAATTTACAATTTACCATTGATCAAAGACTTCGTGATATAAGTAGTGAAATTAAAGTAGTTACTCAAGAAATAGTAACAGCTAATGGAGAAGATAAAGATAATTTAGAATCTAAATTATTAGCTTTACAAACTATTAATGATTATTTAACTGATACAAAAACTACTACTGGTGATATAGCTAAGAATTTCCAAGAAATGGCTGATCAAGCCCAAGAAGTAGAAGCTTTAACAGGTACTATATTTTCAGGATTGCAAAAAACTAGTATAGGAAAATTAATAGATTTTGGCTCTGTAACTAAAGCTATGAAAGCTACTAAAGCAGGTGGTGCTAGTACCTTTGCTACTTTAAGTACAGGAGCTAAAGCATTTGGTGCTTCTTTAAAAGCAGCTTTAGGACCTATTGGTTTACTACTAATAGCAGTTGAAGCTGTAAAAAAAGCATTTGACTTTTTTAAAGATGCTATGTTTGCAGCTGATAAACAAGCTGTTTCTTTACAAAGAAATCTCCAATTAAGTAATGAAGAAGCTAATCAGTTAAGAAATTATTTTATTGAAAATAAAAACCTTCTTGAAACCCAGTATAAGTTAACAGGAGATTTGGTTGATGCTCAACTTCAACTCTCTGAAATGAGTGCTGTAGCTAATTTATACTCATTAGACGCTATAGATGCCCAAATCCAATTAACTAAAGAATATAAACTTTCAACTGATGAAGCTACTAAATTAAATGAAATTTTTATTAGTAATGGTGAATCATCACGTCAATCTATAGATAATGCTAAAACAGTTAGTGCTGAATTTTTTAAACAAACTGGTCTTCAAATTAGACAACGTGACCTTCTTCAACAAGCTTCTAAAGTAAGTGGTTTTATGTTATCTACTTTTAAAGGTAGTAGTAAAGCATTATTTGAGGCTGTAGCTAAAGCTAATCAATTAGGAGTTGCATTAAGTAAAACTGAAGGGATAGCTGCAAACTTGCTTAATTTTGAACAATCAATTGAAGCTGAAATAACAGCTGAATTACTTACAGGTAAACAAATTAATCTTGACAGGGCTAGATTATTAGCTCTAAATAATGATTTTGTTGGATCTACTGAAGAAGTTCTTAAAAACTTTAAAGGGATTGAAGAAATTCAAGATATGAATTTTATCACTGCTCAAGCTATAACTGAAGTAACTGGATTAACTAAAGATGAATTAGCAGATGCTTATAGAATACAAAAACTACAAGGTACTGAAGCTGGTAAACAATATGAAAGATTAAAAGAAGCTGGCCTTGAAAGTCAAGCCCAAGCCATCTTACGAGGTGAACTTAATGATGCTCAAATTGAACAATCTAATAAAGCTTTAGATGCCCAAGAAAGATTTAATATACAATTAGAGAGAGCTAAAGAGATATTTAGTGATTTAGTTGAAGGGGGAGTTTTACAAAGTTTAGCTGATGCTTTAGAAGCATTAATGGATAGTTCACTTATAGCTCCTTATAGAGAACAAGGTGAAGCTAGAAGAATACAAAGAGAATTAGAAGCCAAACAAAAAGAAGGAGTAGATGTAAATTTCAGTGCTGCCGAATCTGCCTCTGATCAAGTTACTGCTGGTGATTATGGTGTCGGTATTGGGGGTTCTATATTAGCAGGTGCAGGTGTAGGTGCTGGAATTGGAGCTTTTGGCGCTGGAATTGGGGCCATACCTGGAGCTATTATTGGAGGTCTTTATGGAGGTTTAAGTAGTGCTTTAGGAGTTAGTATGGTTGACCGATATAAAGAAGGACAACTAGAAGAGGCTCGTCTAGAAGCATCTAGAGTAGGAATTAAAGGATATGGAAATGAAGCTATGTCTAATAATAATTCTGCTAATCCTCAAAATCAACCTATTATTATACAAAGTACTATAAATGTAGATGGTGAAAATTTAGGTCGCAGTATGAATAGTTTATACATGCCTAGATAATAACATATTTATAATAAAACCTTAAATTAATTAAAATGGGACTATTAGACAAATTGCTAGATCCAAATGCTGTAGGTGGTACTTTACTTACCGCTTATCATGGAACTACACCTCAAATCAATCCATTAGCTACTAAGCAATCCAAACTACATGCTTTCGGAAACGATGCTGGATACTCAGTAAATGGTAATTTTGCAAACACTGTAAGTAATAATTTTACAGCATATAATGATGGGTACAATAATGCTTTACCACAACCATCACAGTTAGATCTTAACGGAAAAACTCCATCTAAGTATTTAGATAATCCTCCTGGGTAATGCCATTATTACAGATACTTACTGACCCGCAAAACTTTAGGTTTTATGCTGGTGGTAGAGGCCATGTCTCTAACGCCGGATCTTTTGGTCAGAAAAGTATTCCATATGGTGATGATACTAAAGGAGGTGGTTCAAGTAACCAACCCTATATTAAATCTCCAATCCCTGATGCTTTAACAGCTAATCCATCAGATTATATTTTAAGAGGTGGTTTACTTACTAATCTTGAAACCTCAGCTCAAGATGTTAGTAGACTAACTCAAATGTTTACTGACACTAAGTCTACTAATGGTTTATTTTTTACCTTAAAACAACAACAACTATCAGCAACTGCTGTTAGAACCCAAGTTAGTCCAGTATTTGGTTTAAATGGTCAACTTTATAGTCCATTAAATACATTAGCTCAAGCTGGGGTTGTATCTCAAGGTACTCATTTAAATAAACAAGGTATAAACCCATTTGCTGAAACTGGAGCTTACGCTAATGGTAATAGAAATTTATATGGAGTTGTAGTTACTAACGAACAAGAAGCTGAAGATAATCGTCTATGGCAGTTAATGAATGGTAGATTAGTAGGTAATAACGCTCAGGGTCCTAATAATAGCGCATATGTAATGCGTTACAATGGAGGCCCAGGCTCATTTAGAGGAATAGGTCAAACTACAATTAGATTTGGTAAAGATTCTCAAACTCCTTTAACTTTATTCCCTGGGTCATTCAATTTTACCTCTAATATAAGGTCAATAGGTCAAAATGATTGGACATTTAGTGCTAACTTAATTAAGTCTGTTTCAACTAATACAGCTATAGCTGACCCTAAAGTCCCTATAACTAACAAAAACCAAATCCAACAACCCAAATTACAGGATTTTAGAAAAATTTTAAGAGCTAATTTAGGTGTTAATACCTCAAATTACAAACAAGCAACTAATAGTGGAGCCACTCCAAATACCCCTGAATATTCAGGTCCGGATGCCAAAAACTATGAGAAAAACTTTAACTTTACTGATCCAGGTCAAAGATCAGGTAAATCATATGCTAATTACTCTAGAGGAGTAATTAATTTATCTAATGATAAAGAAGTAGGAGCTGTAGATAAAATAAATGCTTTGCCTATCTATAGAAGTGAAACAATGGATGATACCGAACTTACAAATGATTTTGTAAAGTTTGTAATTGCCCCTATAGATAACAATAATCCAGCATTCAGTACATTTATGCATTTTAGAGCATTATTGGATTCATTTAGTGATTCATATAATGCTAATTGGAATGCTACAAAGTATTTAGGAAGAGGTGAAAACTTTTACACTTACGATAGTTTTACTAGAACCGTTTCATTATCTTTCACTGTTGCTGCTCAATCAAAGCAGGAACTAATTCCAATGTATAAAAAGCTTAACTACCTAGCCTCTCAACTTACCCCAGATTATAGCCCTAATGGCTATATGAGAGGTCCTTTAGTTAAGTTAACAGTAGGAGGCTATTTATATGAACAACCAGGATTTATTCAGGATCTAGCTTATGATTTAATCACAGATGCTCCTTGGGAAATTGCTATAAATGAAACCGGTAAATCTGATCCTACAGTTAAGCAATTATCTCAAATGGTTAGAGTAACCGGGTTTACATTTATTCCAATTCATACATTTGTACCAAGTAAACAAGGTTTAGGCTATATTGATGCTCAAGGAGTAACAAGACTTGTAAACTCAGAGGCTACTTTAATCGATAACAATGTTTATGGTCCACAACGTTATATATCTTTAAATAACACTAGTGGTAACTCTAATTATGACCCTTCATTAGAAGATCAAAATTTAATTAATCAAGCTCTATCTATAACTCAGAACGCATTTTAATCTTTTATGAATAGATACCAAGGCATCCCAGTACTAAAAGAAACCTCAGGAAAACAAGCTTATGCTACCTCACGTTATCCTGAAGTACCTTTGTCTGAAAATGATATCTATGTTTATACAACCCAAGGAGATAGATATGATGTTTTAGCTTTAAATTATTACGGTGATTCATCTTTATGGTGGGTTATCTCTATAGCCAACCCCAACATCGGACTTAATTCATTAGTAATCCCAGAAGGTGTTCAAATTAGAATACCTAATAATTTTGCTCAAATTGTAAATGAATTTAAGTTAATTAATCAATTAACGTTATGAATATAGTAGGAGAAGGCTTACCTGAAGCAATAGGAAAACAAGTTGGAACCCGACAAAAAATATATGGTTCTATAAATAGAACTACTGAAGAAACTCTTTATTTAAATAGCCGTACATCCTTTGTAAAAGCCATTTCTTCAGTTAATATTGAGAGTTTTAACACCTCTGGTAGACCTGAATTAACTACTGTTTTATCCAATTATGGTGGTCCTGAATTAGCTAAAAATTTTATACTATTTAATGGTACTTCTAAAGAAGGTGGTTCCTTAAGAGCAGGTATACCTCAACAACTTTTAACTGGAGCCGATCAATATGTAAACAATCTGGCTTATGGTTTAGGAGGTTTAGAATATGGTATAAGACCTATGCCTGGAATTATTTCAATGCAAACCACTAGTAAAGGCATTTATGGCTCAGTTGAAGAAACTACACTTAATATTAAAGCTTGGAATCGCCTTCAATTTGAAATAATTGACTTACTTTATTTAAGATTAGGATATAGTGTTTTAGTTGAATGGGGTAACACAAGTTATTTTGACAATAAAGGTGATTACATTACCGAAAATCCTTACTCTTTAGAATCAGAATTTCTAATAGGTAATATCAACCCAGATAACATTTATACTAAAATCCAAAATTACAGATTAAAATCAAATGGTAATTATGATGCTATATATGGTATTGTAACTAATTTTAATTGGACTTTTGATCAAGATGGGGGGTATAATATTACTGTAAAACTTCTAAGTAAAGGTGATATTATTGAAAGTATCAAAAGTATGACCCTTATAAGTCAGGATAATAGCATTTCTACTTTTGAAATCCCTGAATCTACATTAATTACCTTACAAGCATTAGCTTCAGCTAAACTTAATGAAGCTAACCCTCAAGACGCAACTATAGTAGCAGGTATTACTACTACTGAACTAGAAGATGTACTAAAAGATTTAGCCACTCGAAATGTTACTAATACCACAATTCCCCCTACAGTTGAAGACAAACCATCAGTAGATGCAACTAAAGATGCTTATACTATAGCTCGATTATATTATAATGTTAGAAATTTATTCAGTAGTGGAAACTCTAATGTTTATACTGATGATAAAACTTTATCCCAAGAATACTTCCAACCAGATTCTAAAGATGCTATCCCTTATATAACTCAAGTATATATAGGCCCCAATCCTGATAATAAAAAATCCGATAATGGAACAAATTTAAATAAAAAATACTATATTAGATTAGGATCATTGCTAGCGTTTATTCAAGCTAATCTTATACCTAAAGAAAAACAAGGTGACTCTTTATATTCTAGCTTTAAAATAGATTATGCTACAAAAAGTAATTTAATGTATACTAATCCATATCAAGTTAGTGTTGATCCTGATATATGCTTAATTAATACTGAATTTACTCCTATTGAGACTACTCAAATCCCCAATTCTCCGATTACATATAAATTTGCAAACCAAGGAAGTCCATTTAAGACAACTATCTCAGGCATCCAAGTAGGTCAATTAATGAATATTTATGTAAATTTTGAGTGTTTAATTAACATTATTAATTCTAACGGAGATTCTAAAAATTCAACCAGTGTTTATACTTTAATAGAAACCTTATGTAATAAAATCTCAGTATCTTTAGGTGGTATAAACACTCTTAGACCCTTTATAGATACTACTACTAATACCCTTAAAATTATAGATGAAACAACTCTCCCTAATAGAAATAGTATTATAGAATCTTTAGGAGGTCGAAGTACAACTAAAGATCCTACATTTCAAATATATGGTTATAATAATCCTTTAACTTTAGGTGAAGCAGGTTTCGTTAGAGATTTTAGATTTGCCTCTAAATTAGATCCAAGCTTTGCTACGATTATTTCTATTGGAGCCACACCCCAAGGTGGTATAATAGGTGAAGATGCTACAGCATTTACTACTTTAAATAGAGGATTAAAAGATAGAATTAAACCTGAAATATTTGCATCTACGGGTTATAATACAAATAGTACTATAAACATTGAAAATACTAGTCCTGAAGATCAATTTAAAGAATCCTTAACTAATTTTGAAAAATATTTAGGAAGTATAGGTTACCCAAAAAACAATCCTAAACCCCCTACCATAAATGATCCAGAAACTTTAGCCTATAAAACATTATTACCTAATATAATGCTATATATTGAAACCAGAACAGCGGTTAAAGCTAAAAAAAGTTCTGGCACAATGGGCTTTATTCCAGTTAGTGTGGGGCTTACTTTAGATGGTTTATCTGGTCTTAAATTATTAAACGGTATTAAAGTAGACACCTCATATCTACCTTCCAACTACCCAGAAACTATGTTATTTGTTATTTCTAAATTAGCCCATAAAGTTGAAAATAACATATGGACTACAGAATTAGAAACAATAATGATTCCTACCGATGTATCTCAACCCGGTGATACACCCAAACCTAAATCTAGAAGATTTTCAGGAACAAGTACAGGTCCTAGTCAAGTAACAGGAAGAGAAGCTATCACAACAGCTGAACAAAATAGAAGAGGAGTTCAAATTATAAACTTCTTTATTGGTAAAGGATTAACCGCAGAACAAGCAGCTGGTATAGCAGGTAACTTCTTTGCTGAGTCTGGTCTTCAACTTAATATTGTTAATTCAATTGGTGCCTATGGTTTAGCACAATGGTTAGGTTCAAGAAAACAAAACCTATTTGCATTTGCTTCTAGTAGAGGTGAATCTGTAGGAAATATAAGTTTAGAGACTCAATTAGAATTTACTTGGAATGAACTTCAAAGTACTGAAAGAGGCGCTTATAGAAATTTAATATCTCAAAATACAGTAGCAGACGCTACTACTTCATTTGTTAATGGATTTGAAAGACCAAATGCTGCTGAAATAGCTCAAAGTCTTAATAAACGTATATCATATGCTCAAAAATTCTTAACTGAACGTGAACGTACAGCTTAATTATGTATTATCCTAAATCCCAAATAAAAACTAATTTATACACTAATGGTGATGAGTTCGTTTATATTTCAAATAAACAACCTTATCAAGGGTACTACTTTAAAACATCCACAGGTCAATACTACACAGGTAAAAATGCTGATGATAGACCTAACTTTGAACTCACCCAAAACCTAGCTACAGCTGAAACAACTATAGATACAACTAAATCAGATTACTCAGTAATAATCAATACTGATCTGAACAATAATTTAACTTATAATAATTTAATTTCTCCACCACCATCTGTTTTAATTTCTCCAGCTTACAATGCTCCAGAACCAACCTTACAAGATTATCAAATCGGAGAATTTAGAAGGTACTTTTGTAAAAAGGGAAATGAGATATTATATTTAGAGATTGATAAAGACACTTATGATAAATTAATAGCTAAGGATTCTCAATATCAATTCTCACTTTGGCAACCATTTAACCTCCCATGGTTATTAGTTGGTACCCAAGAACAGGTTTATAAAGTTAATAGAAACGTAAC